AAGAGCGAGTATAAGCAAAAGATTGCAGATATTAATTCGGAAATAGATAACATTAAAAACATTGGCAATTCAAATGACTTTGTAGAAAAAGAAAACGTCACTTCGGAAGAAAAAAAAATTTCTTTATATGATGAATTAAATAAAAAAGTTAAAGAATATGTCTCGTTATTGTCAGGGACAGACGAAGGGGCCCAAAACGAAGAGAAGTTAATGGCACTTGTCGATGAAATTAAAGAAGTTTCTCAAGCGTCTAAAGAGGCAGGGACTGCAATTGAACAGATCTTTTCAGATTTAGACTTTGGAGATATTACCGGAGACGAGGCACTTTCTAAAATCTGTGAATTGCTTAATGTTGAAATCCCTACGGCTGCACAAAAAAGTGCAAAAGAAGTTAGCGGTGTAACTAGCGAGCTACAAGAATTATTAAATGTTGCGTCTGGGCAAGAGGTTGGTTATTCAAAAGGTAGCGGCGACGCAAAAGAGTCTATGACGCTTTTTGGCGCGGACAAAGTGGTAAGTTCTTTTTCTGGGAAGGATTTTCAGGTAGATACAGATGCAATAGTATCACAACTTGTCAACAATCTAAAAGAAAATATCGTGATGTCTTTGCATAATCACCCAGATGGAATGAGTGCATTTACGCCGTCGGATATTAATTCATTTACCAAGTTGTTTTATGACCAAGGTACAAAAATCAATGGTATCATTGCAGATGGCGTTGTTAAAACAATTGATTTTACTGGCATTTCTAAAGAAATGGCCATCAAAATTGGAGAATCTTACTCTCAAAATTTAAAAGCAGCTACAAAAGAATTTCCTCTCATGGAATATAATGACGGGGAAGTTGGATTAATAAAAGGAGCAGAAGAAAAAGCGGCACAAGCTGGTATTTCGTATGAACAATTAATTGCTGCGTTTAACGAAAAAGTTAATCAAGCATTAGATAAGGCGTTTACAGACAATGGGTTGGCTTCGACTGTTAAGACATATACAATGGAACAGCTACCAGAGCTGTCATCTTATTTGGCCGACATACAAAAGAATGGAGAAAATTCTGTTGCACCAATTGAAAAATTAAAAAGTTTATTGGCAACATTGAATCCATCGCACACCGCCGATTGGGACAAGTTTAAAGATATTTTTAGCTCGTTCGAGAGTGGAGAAATTGATTCTACTAATGCTTGGAATCAAAGCGTAGCTAGAATTAAGGAAATCGAGGCGCAAGCAGCAGAAGCCCATAAAAAGACTACTGAGGCTATAAACGAAGAGACTAATGCACAAGAAAAGCTTAATCAGATTCAGTCTGGGCAACCTTCAACTCAGTCTAATCAAACAGACAATCAAACCGCGCAGCTTGAAAAAGAAAAAGAGCTTATGCAAGAAATTGCCGCTCTTAAAGAAAAACTAAATGCTATTCCGACAAATCCTGTTGACGCTTCCGAGCTTGACGCGGCACAAAAACAAGTACAAGAATTGGAAGAAGAAATCCTTCGTATGGAAGGTGCTTTAGATTCGTGGAAGAATGGTTATTACGACATCCAAAATGCTCTAGATAATTCTGTCCCGATGAGCGAAGTCGATAATATGACTTCAAATGATGTCGTAGATGAATATAGAGCAAAAATTGAAAATTTGTCTTCTGTAATTGATGAATTAAAAACCAAGCTTGCTGAAGCAAAAGCAGAATTAGGCAGTGCGACAGAAACGAAGCAAAAAGGCACAGAGGCCGCAGAGCAAGAGTTAGCAGTAGAGAAACAGCAAAATGAAGAAGCTAAACAGCAATTGGCAATGCAACAACAAATTACAAAAGAGAAAGAAAAACAAACTCAGAGTGATGCTGCAAAAGTTTCAAATGTAGAGACTGGCAAGGTTGTTAATGGTCAAGACACAGGAGAGCCTGCAGCAACCGCACCAGAAGTAACTAGTGCTAGTGGTGTACAGGAGTCATTTGCGGCTGCAACGGAGCAAAAAAATCAGTTTGTTGAAGCTAATGCAAGAGTTAAGGAAAGTGCGGAGGCTTCTGCGGTTGCTATAGAAAAAGAAATAGAAAAGGCTAGAGAGGCTAGTGAAGCTTTTGCATCCTCCACTAAAGCAAAAAATGATTTTGCTAATGCAAACCAAAATGTAAAAGATAGCGCGGATAAAACTGCTGAATCACTTGGAAATGGAACAGTTGCAAAGAAAGAGTCGAAGAAGAAAACGTCTTCAACTGGCAGTTCTGAAAACTCTGGCGGCGGTTACAAAGAATTAGATAATTATAAGACATTAATAGATGCAAATCAAAAGCTATCTTCTGCTTTTAGGAAAATTGATACGGAAGTCTTCGTAGATAAAAATAGTGATCTTGGACAGTTAAAGAGTAGATATGAAGCTCTGTCAAAGGAGATTCAAGAGTTAACAAAGTCTGAAGAAGCCTTTGGTAAAGTGTCAGAAGATGATATGCAAAGGTTGAGTGCTGCGACAAAGCAGCTCATGAGCGATTTTGAACAGTACGCAAAGGTAAAGAAGGACTCAGCAAAGCAAAGCAATACCTCATATGGGGCAGATGTTGTCGGACAAGTCGAAACAAAGCATACTGGGTTAATTAATAGCGTTAATAGCAAAGGCTATGCCAATGCCTCCGGGCTTACTACTCAATTACAGCAATACGAGCAAGCATATCAAAGAATAATTACACTGCAAAAAGAGCTTGCAAACATAGACATCACTTCGGATTTGGGTAAGCAAAAGGCCGCAGAGTTTGATAGTGCAGTTGAGTCATTTAATAAATATGGCAAAGCAATTGAAAATATCATTAAGAAGTCCGAAGAGATGAAAAACAAAGTTGGTAATATCACTCGTGCGGTCTCTGATGGCTTTGATATTGGCGACGAAGCAAGCAGAAGAAGTGAATTAGAAGCATTTGCTAATTCTTTTGATGGGTTAGATAAAAAATCTATTCAATTCGCTGACAACTATTCCAAGGTTACTTTTACAATAAAGAATGGCAATGGCGAAGTAGAAAAACTAACTGCATCGTTTAATCAAGCGGGAAATGCTATTAATGCTTCCGCTAAGAATATGGGCAAAGCAAGTAGTACGCTTGGCTCTTTCTTTAGCAATGTTAAGAAAAAGTCTGGTGAAATTCTTACATACTTTACTGGCGCAAATATGGTGTATAAAACTGTTGCTCAAATTAAGCAAGGTATTACATATGTAAGAGAAATTGACGCAGCGTTAACAGAATTAAAGAAAGTTACCGATGAAACTGATGAAACTTATAAGAGATTCTTACAAGATGCGTCTAAAACTGCTGGGCAGATCGGCTCTACCGTTAAAGATTTTACTAATGCTACAGCAGATTTCGCAAGGCTTAATTAATAGGCCCCCTGTATGGCGACATATAGGTAAACATCCATCTTAAAACGGGGAAACTCCAGAGATGGACAATCCCGTGGGTAATGTAAAACATTTAATATAAATTATATGAATAGGAGGTGATAAAATGCCAAGACGAATAAATATTGTTGGAGAACAATATGGAGAACTAGTGGTAACAAAAATGTTGTATGGATATAATGGAGGAAAACACACATATTGCGAATGTATAAATGAAAATGGTGTTGTAGTAGTAGTTCGATTAGATGCATTAAGAAACGGTAGCACAAAAACGGCGAGTGGTTCATTAAATAAAGGAAAAGAAAAAGATTTGGCTGGGAAACAATTTGGCAAACTTATTGTTAAATACAAATTGGACAAAAGAGCATCTAATGGTTGTATTATGTGGTATTGCGAATGTGAGTGTGGAGGAAATATAAAATGTTCTTCTGGAGATCTTATTAGAGGAAGAGTTTCTAGTTGTGGATGTTTAGTTAAGCAATATTATGATTCTATAGCTTATAATTTAACAAATCAAAGATTTGGCATGTTGGTGGCAAAAGAATATGTAAAACGGAAAGGTAGTCCAGGTAATTATAAACGACTATGGAGATGTGAATGTGATTGTGGAAATGAAGTATTGGCGTCTGTTTCAGATTTAGTTGGGGGATGCGCTATTAGTTGTGGGTGTCAGTCATCTAGCTCGGGGGAAATTTTAGTAGAAACCATTCTAAAAAAATATAATATCAAATTTGAGCGAGAATTTACATGGGATGACTGCAGAAATATTTTGCCACTTCCATTTGATTTTTATTTGCCAGATTATCATATGGTAATAGAATATCAAGGAAAACAGCATTTTGAGCCAATTGATTTCTTTGGTGGCGAAGAGGCTTATGAGAATAGAGTATACAGAGACAAAATTAAAAAAGAATATTGCCATAGCAAGAATATTGGCATTTTATATATCCCATATACATCTAGGCCAAATGAAGTTGAGAATATTATATTAAATGTTTTAAGTCCTGTAACGATCACAGCGTAATCGGTAACGGTTATGCGTATGGTGGACATCTTATTAAGATGAAGAGATGATCTGACCTGCAACTATAATCTAATAATGAAATTGCAGAGGTAGGCAGAAATGACCTACCCATTTCCTTTAGTGGAAATAGTAACAAAGTGAGGATATAACATTGAGCAAGCATCTGACTTGGCGAAGGCCGCTTCCGTTTATTATAACGTTGGTGATGACCTAGCCGATATTGGCGAGGCTTCTGATAGTATCATTTCTACTATGCACGGATTTGGTATTGAAGCGTCTAATGCAATGGGAATTGTAGATAAATTCAACGAGGTGGGAAACCACTTTGCAATCAGTTCATCAGGTATTGGACAAGCACTATTGCGTTCTGCTAGTGCTATGGCAGAGGCTGGCAATACACTCGATGAGTCTATTGGGTTAATTACAGCCGCCAATAGCGTTGTGCAAAATCCAGAATCTGTAGGTTAACATAATAGCCTAACAATATAGTAATATATTGAAAGAAAACAGCTATATCGGTTAAAAGCCAGAGATGGTCAAGACCGAGGAAAGACTTTGCAGTGTGCAAAGTATCCGTAACGACTGTAAGACCTTTTATGGTAACATAACAGGTTCCGCTGTTCCCCTACTCCGTATAATGACGGGAATGAGGGTGAAGATCCAGTCTAGACTACGACAATAATCTAAAAATAAAATCGTAGAGCAAGGCCGAAAGACCTTGCCGCCGATTACATAATCGGTCAGTACCATTTGGTTTTCGTGGGAAAGTAATAGATCGACAGCAATGAAAACCTTATCGCTTCGTATTCGCGGAGCCAAGGTAGAATTAGAAGATGCAGGTGAGGACGTTGATGGCATGGCCAATAGCGTCTCAGAACTGCAGAAAAAATTGTTAGCTTTAACAGGCGGTAAAGTTGACATTATGCTCGATGAGAATACATTCAAGAACACTACAGAAATTTTACGTGAAATGTCTCAAGTATGGGACGACATGACGGACGTAAATCGAGCAGCCGCACTAGAATTGCTAGGCGGGAAAAGACAAGCAAATGTTTTATCCGCCGTCATTAAGAATTTTGACACTGCAGAAGAAGCGATACAAACATCTGCAGATTCTGCTGGCAGTGCAATGGCTGAAAATGAAAAATACTTGGATAGTATTCAAGGAAAGATTGATCAGTTTACAAATGCAGTCCAAACAATGTGGATGGATTTTATAAGGTCTGATGTTGTTAAATTCCTTGTGGATGTTGGCACTGGATTAGTAAATATCATAGACAAAGTTGGCGTGTTGCAAAGCGCACTTATTACAATTGCTGGTATCCAACTCGGCAAGTTTTTCTTGCCAGACCTATGGTCAAAGTTAACTAATGCAATCAAGAGCAACATAGCCACATACGCAGGAGAAACTGCAGCGATAGAAGCGCTAAATGGAGCAAAAGTAAAAGAAGCGATTTTAAATTCGACTAAAATTGGTGATGCAACAAAAGAAGCCGCTATAAGGACAATCCTAACTGGTAAAGCAGGAGAAGAAACTGTTGCAACGAACTTAAATACTGCAGCGAAGATTAGAGAAGCACTTGCAACGCAAGGAATTGTTGGTGCGGACGCTGAAGCAATTATTGCTGCCATGGGGCTAACTACTGCGAATACTGGACTGATAGTGTCTTTTAAAGCATTGGCCGCAAGCATCTGGGAGGCAGTGGCGGCTGCGGCTGCTTGGCTCGTAACAAATCCTGTTGGCTGGGCGATTTTGGCCGTTGCTGCAATTGCTGCGTTGACTGTGACTATTTGTGCATTAACTAAGTCTCATAAAGATTACGTAGAAGAACTTAAAGACACTAGTGAGGAACTAGACAATATTCGCTCGAATATAGAGTCTCTCAACTCAGAACTAGAAACTACGAAGAGCCGTATAGAAGAACTCGAATCTAAAGGCCCATTAACTCTTACAGAGCAAGAAGAGCTTGATAAGCTAAAAGAACAAAATGCCGAACTTGAACGTCAAATTCGCTTGGAAGAAGCAAGAGAAGAACGTGCTAAAAACAAGCAAGCAGAAGCTGTAAAGGGCGCATTGGATACCGATCAAGATTTCAAGACGCGACCTACTGGCACGCTTAATCTTAAAGATACAAACAATTTTGAAGACGAATTAGGTAAAGTAAAGAACGCCAAAGATAAACTAGACAAAGCGGAAGCAGAAGTACAGGATGCCTTAGACTCTGGTATGGACACCAATAGCAAAAAGTTCCAAAAACTAGAAAAGAATTTAGAGTCTGCGCAAGAAGATTATGCCGACGCACAGTCCAATTTGGACGAGTTTATGAAAGGCAAAGAAGAAGAATATGGCGTCAGCGACTTGGAATGGTTTGATGGTGACAATTTAACAGAGGCACAAAAGGCAGTAAATGGTCTTCTTAGCTCGATGCAAAATTACAATGATCGAGCAGAAATCATGTTTGGTTCTGCTGGAGCAAAAGAGTCTGCTCTTGACCGCTTATTCGGCGAGCGTGGTTCTGAGGCAGGACAAGCATTCCAAGAAGCATTTAACGCGAAAATTGAATCTGGAGAGATCAATGTTGACGTTGATAAATTCGGAGATTACGAATCTGCTATTGAAGGAGTCACTGGAGAGGTTGAGAGCTTAATTGCTGAAAATCCACAGCTTAAAGTACAATTAGACTCTCTTGGAATTAGTGCAGAAGATGTTGCAAGATATTTCTTGAACATTAGCGGTGCTATGCAACAGACTAGTGAAGCCACTTCTGTGGCTGTTAGCGACATAGCAAGCCTTACTTCTGCTTATGATTCGTATGCGTCAGTGTTACAGACAGTTAATGACATAACATTTAACGGGCAAGCGATTTCTGACGATTATTATACTGCACTCCAAGAGTATCTTGGAGATGTAACTGTTGGCGAAGAGAGCTTCGGTGACGCAATTGATACTACGAATGGCAAGGTCGTTAAGAATACACGTCTATTAAGAGCATTAATTGCACAGAAGAAAAAAGAACAAAAGGCAACAGTAAGTGCGGCGAAAGCACAAAGTCAGTCGCAGTATACAAAAGTTGTAAAACAACTACAACAGGCTGTTAAGGCAATGTATGCGGATTACAAAGCGTATGGATATGTTACAAAAGCAACTTATGATAATATTAGCGCGTTGCGTAGTCAGATACAAGCACTCAAGAATGCAGTTAAAGAATATTCAATTTTAGAGTTGAAATTATCAGATGTTACCAATGCGTATGATGAATTCGAGGATGCTAAAAACAGAGATTCGGAAGTGGCGTATGGCGACTCAATGGTCGAAATGCTTGAGACCATTAGCGATGGATTGTTGAGTGGCAAAGTTGGGACGGAAGCATTTAAGGCGGCATGTGAGGCATTAGTTCCTCCGAGCGTTATTGCAAACTGTAAAACTTTTGAAGAACGTCTTGACGCCATTGATGATTATTTTGAAAACTCAAAGTTTGCAGACTATTTCACTATTGATGATGATGGAAATTTTTCAATAGGCTTAAAGAACATAGAAGCATTTATTGCCGACGCGAAAGAAGCTAGTGCTTTTATTGAAAATGCGGACGGCACATTTACTCTTGATAGTAGTATAAAGAGCGTTGACGACCTTGCAAATGCAATGGGATTAACAAAGGCCGCAACTATTGCAATGTTGACAGAGCTGTCAAAATATGATGCAAGTTGGGGAGATATCGTTTCTGACCTAACTATGACAGAACTTGACAAAAAACTTAGAGATACTACCGACTCTTTGGACAAGGCACTTGCAAAGCAAGAAGAGTTTTTCAAGGCTGGCAAAGATCCACTTGGTGAAAACGCAGAAGAATATAATGCGATTCAGCAAGAAATTGATGGCGCTACAGATTCATTGAATAATGCGCAACAAGCTATTGTTGACAATACAAAAGCTTGGATCGATGCAAACAATACCGTTGATACTGCAAAAGAAAATGTATCAACACTTACAAGAGAATTACAAGAGTTAAAAGATGCTGGAGCTTCGGATGAAGAGATCCAAATAAAGACGGATGAGCTCGAAAAAGCAAAAGAGCAGTTAGCAGAAGCTTTAAAAATTAAATATGGTCTAGAACAGCCAACCGTAATGGATTTTCAGGTTGTATTAACTGATGTCCAATCTAAAATTGATCAGTGGAAAGAAGAAAATGCAACTCTAGTTACTGAGGTAGTTCCAAAGCTAGAGCAAGATAAAGATGGCGTTTGGAAGATCCCAGCAACGCTCGAATTAGACGAAGATCAGCAGCAGAAGATTCAAGAATATGTTGATTTGAAGAATGACGAGCAGCAACTTGAGGTGTTAACTAACCAAGAAGTTGACCCAATAACTGACGGAATCACTCAAGTCAAAGAAGTTCTTGACAACATCTTAGACGCTATTCAATCTCCAGACAAAAATAAAAAGCAGGATACTAAAACAACTGATACAACAAAAACAAGCTCTGGTACAACTTCGACGAGTACTGAACAAAGTGCAAGCGCAACTTCTACTTCCAACGTTACGGGATTTGAAGCACAAAGCCCAGATCAAGTAATTGCAGGGTGGAACGCATTAGTGGATGAAATATCTGAAGAAGTGTCGCAATTCGCCAACAATATTTGGAGTGGCGTGTCCACTTTCTTTACAGAAACACTACCAACTGTATGGGACAATTTGTGGAACAGTATTGGAGACAAATTGTCTGGTGCAGAAGAATGGGCGCAAGGACTATGGGAAGACATAAATACATTTTTCACAGACACATTGCCTCAAAAATGGGATGAGTTCTGGAGCGGTGTTGGCGAATGCCTTGATGGAGTAAAAGGTTGGGCGGCTAATGTAGAAGAGGGCGTTAATACATTCTTTACCGAAACAATCCCGGAAAAATGGAACGAGTTTTGGGGAAGTGTTGGCGAGTTCCTTAGTGACATCCCTTATGCAGTTGGATATATCTCCGCGAAAGTTGAAGAATTCTTTACAGAGACTGTCCCTGAGAAATGGGGAGAGTTTTGGGATAATGTTAGTGAAGATTTCGACAAAGTAAAACAATGGGCAAGCGATCTTAAAGATGCGGTAGTTACATTCTTTACAGAAACTATTCCAGAAAAATGGGATGAATTTTGGGATGGCGTTGGCGAAGAATTAAACAATTTAAAAGAAGACGCTATTGCTTTGAAAGATAAAGTTGTTGAGTTCTTCACGACAACAATTCCTACAAAATGGAGTGAATTTTGGACTAGCGTTGGTGAATATATTGATGGCACAATCGCGCCAGCCTTAAGCGCGGCGTGGGATAGCGTGTATGGATTCTTTACCGAGACAGTTCCTGAAAAATGGCATTCTTTCTGGGAGAGTGTCGGCACTTATGTTGATGAAGTGATTGGCCCAGCATTGGTAACAGCGGGAGAAAAGATTTTAGAATTCTTTACAGCAACGCTTCCGACAAAATGGAATGAATTTTGGGAAGGAGTCGGGACATTTCTTACAGAAACAGTACCTACTACTTTAGAAAATATTAAAACTGGCATTTCTACATTCTTCACAGAAACTGTTCCTAGTGCCATTAATGGTCTTTGGGAATCGGCTTCTTCTTGGATTAGTACACAAGCGAGCAATTTTTGGAACAACCTGAAGAGTAAATTTACACAAGGTCGTGAAGATGCAAAAAGCGGAAGTGGCTATAATCCTGACGGTGCGTCTAGTGCGCTTGGAAATGCTTTGGCAAAAGGCAATGCGCATTCAGGCAAGAAGCCCGGATTAAAAGCAAATGAGCACAATGCCATTGTAGGCGAGCTTGGTCGTGAACTAGTAGTAGACGCAAACAAGGGCGTTTATTATACTGTTGGAGAACATGGCACGGAAATGCTTGATTTGCCGAAGGGTGCAATAATCTATAACCACAAGCAGACAGAAGAGTTATTAAAGAATGGGTACACGTCTCGTGGGACATACACTGGCGGCTTGTCGTTTGCTAAAGGCAATGCTCACTGGAATTATGGTACTTATACAAAGAAAACTGGCACTGGAGCGAATGCTGCGTGGGGAGATGGCAGTGACAAAGACTGGTCTCAAATGGGTTGGGACTTAAGTGATGCTGCTAGTGACCTATCTGATGCGGCAAGTGATGTATCTGACGCAGCCGATGATGCAGAGCAAACCATTGACTTTATTGAATATAAGCTTGAAGAAATCGAGAAGGCAATTACTCATATGACCAATAGAATTGAGAATTTCCTTGACGATACTTCTCAAATTGGAGATAAGAACAGCTTATATGATGACTTAGTCGGAGCAGAAAAACAGAAAGCATCTACATATTTTGCTGCAGCAGAGCTTTACAACCAGAAGGCAACGGAGCTGCTGTCTAAAGTTCCCGCCGAGTATCAAGAAATGGCAAAGAACGGCGCTATCGCAATTAAAGACTTTATCGGGGAAAGCGAAGGCGAAATTGCTGACGTCATCGAAGAATATCGTACATGGTCTACAAAAGCAGAAGACGCAGAGAATAGCTATCTAGAATCTATTGCTGAAATTTCTGCAAAACGTCTTGAACAGTTAAATGACATTGCCGATGATTTTGAGAATATTGTTGGTTTAGTCGCACAACATTCAAGCCTCATTCAGGCTGAAATGGATCTTCTTGACGAAGCGGGCGAAAGACTTTCTGAGAATTTCTATAAGGAATTAATGAAAGACTCTCAGAAGCAAATTGAAGACCTAAATAACAAACGTGCTTCGCTACAAAGTATCCTAGATCAAGCTGTTGCTTCTGGAGATGTTAGAGTTGGAACTGACGATTGGTATGAAATGGTTAACGCCATTTATGATGTTGATGATTCAATCCTTTCGTGCAAGAAAGACATCGAAGGATTCCAGAATAGCATTAACGACCTTTACTGGGATAATCTTGATAAGTTAATTGATAAGATTGACAATGTTGATTCTGAACTTTCTCATTTGTACAATCTTGTGTCTGACGAAGAAAAAATAGTAGACGAATTCGGCAATTGGACTAAAGATGGCGTGACTGCTCTTGGTCTACTTGCACAGCAGCTAGAAGTTGCAAACTTTAAAGTTGAGCAATACGGAGAAGCAATTGCACGTCTTGAGAAAGATTATGCCGCTGGGCTTTATAGCACAGATGAGTATAACGAAAAACTTGCAGAGCTTAAAGAGAATCAATGGGATGCTATTGAGGCGCAAGAAGCGGCGAAGAAGTCTATTATTGATTTGAATAAAACTCGTGTTCAAGCTGTTAAGGACGGACTGCAAAAAGAAATAGACAGTTTTTCAGAATTAATAGACAAAAAGAAAGAGGAACTTAGCCTCCAAAAAGAAGCAAATGATTTTTCCAAGCAAGTCGCGGAGCAGCAGAAGAATATCGCGGACATTCAAAAGAGGCTTGCAGTAATTTCTGGCGACAATTCAGCGTCAGCGATTGCACAGAAGAAAAAGCTTCAAGCCGAACTGCAGCAAGCACAAGATGAGTTGAACGACCTGTATTATGACCATAGTATTGAAAAGCAGCAAGAAGCGCTTGACAAGTCTCTTGAAAATTATCAAGACAACAAGCAAGACGAAATGGATGCTCTTGATGAATCGCTTAAGAACGAGAATCAAGTCATTCAAGATAGTTATGCGGTTATTGCTGCCAATACAGATTCGTTAGCACAAAACTTGTCTGAGATAGCCGACAAGTATGGAATTACTCTTTCTGATTCTGTAGCTAAACCTTGGCTAGAAGGCGTAGATGCCATTGGCACTTATCAGGAGCAATTAGACACTTCTGCGAGCGCATTTACTGAGCAATTACGCGCATTAAAACAAGAGCTTGTAGATTTACAAGTTGAGGCTGATAAGACCGCAGATAGCATAATTAAGGCCACAAATAGCAAGAAGAATTCGACTGAGAGCGCGAAGTATACTCCGCCAACTCCTTCGACGCCGCAGCAATCACCAGCTACTGAGCCATCCACTCCAGCAGCCCCAACTAAGGGGTCATCTGTAACTGTTAAGAGTTCAGCGACTCACTTCTCTAGAGATGGTGGAAACGGAACAAGAATGCAGTCTTGGGTGCCGGGATCTACATTTACAGTTTATCAGGCAACCGACTCGGAAGTTCTCATTGGCAGAAATGGTGGCTACACTGGCTGGGTGCGTCTGAGCGACATAGAGGGTTACAGTAGTGGAGCTAAATCAATTAATAAAGACCAGTTTGCATTCCTTGACGAGCTTGGCGAAGAGTTGCAACTTGTTCCAGACGGAGCAGGGAGACTTTCTTACATCAAGAAAGGAACAGGAATTATTCCGGCAGACCTGACAGAAAGGCTAATGGAATGGGGCAAGCTTGATCCATCTAGTGTTCTAGAGCAATCTAGACCAACTGTTAGTGCTCCCCATATTATTAATAATAATATTGAGTTGAATATGGAGATTTCAGAAGTCGTTCATATCGACAAGGCCGACAATAGTTCTATCCCGAACATTACCAAGGCTGTGCAAGATCAGATGGATAATTATATGAAAAATATCAATAAAAAGCTTTATAATCGTGTTAGGTAATACAAAATTATAGGAGAGGGCGTCACAACTCTCTCCTATTTATATAATTTCAAGTAGTTAGTAGGAGGTGTGATATCTTGGCGATATATCATCCTAAAATTCGTTTCCGCAATCAAACAAATTATGATTTAGAACTTGTTGTAAGCACATTCAATCCAGATAACGGTACAGTAGATTCATACTTAGATATGGAGCCAGTTTTTACTGATAGCTATGATGGCACAATGCGCACAGACTATGGCGCAAAATATAATTCTGTCGCAACTCCGTCTGTGACATTTGTCGAAGTAGGTGGGTCTGATATTGGCCCATACAAAGTTAGAAATACATTGCGCTGGCTTACTGGTTCTAGAAGTAACGCATGGATGGATGTCTGCGACAAAGATGGTGATGTTGTGTGCTCATATCTTGGTAGATTCACGAATGTGCAGCTTCAGAAGATGGATGCAAGAGTTATTGGCATCGTAGCAACATTTACTGCAGTAAGTCCGTGGGCGTATTCAAAAGTATATCCTGTAGAAATCAAAATTGCAGGAGAGACTGAGTTCGCAATAGACAACCAAAGTGATGATATTTATTCTTATATTTATCCGAAGGTAACATTTCAGAATAGTTCGAACAATGGGAGTTTGCTTATTAAAAATAAATCATTAAATAACGAAACGAAATTTGAAAAATTACAACCGGACGAAACAGTTACAATAGATAGCAACTTTGTTGTATATTCTACGAACGACAAGAGAATCTTTGACGATGATTTCAATTTTATATTCCCGACATTGCTGCCCGGAACTAATTACTTTTCAGCAAATGGGTCTGGGACATTAAAAATTGAGTTCAGATACCCAATGAAGGTAGCAGATGGGCTATTAAATGATTATGACCTAAAAGATGGATTGACCGTTTGGGTAGAAGGCAAGGTATTAAAAATCAAAGGCGACACAACTAAGAACCCTCCAATTTGGACTAATATCAAAGTTGAGGGACACAAAATGATTGTAAGAGGAGAACTCAAGGACGTGAAGCTAGAAATTGGTACGGACGTCTCCAATGGTGTACTTACGCTTGAAGACGATGGTAGCGTGTGCCCATTCAACGAATTTGACGCAGAGGTTGTAAACGGAGAGTTAATTATTAATAAACCTATACGACAAGTAAGTATTTCATAACAAAGGCAGGTGAAAGAAATGCAACTACCAAAAGATTTATTGTCTGACACTTATCGTGCCCCTAATGTAGTTTTGTGCCAGACAAATAAAGAAAAGATTTGTAAATTAAATGTGACTAATCTAGAAGGCACTTTCAAATTTAACGCATATAGTGAAATTTCATTTGATGTTCCTTCTATTTATTGCGATATTATTACTGGAGAGACAAAGCCAACGCCGTACTATGATTATGTTGAAGGACTTAGGCTTGTATATCTAGAGGGATTTGGTTATTTCCAATTGCAAGACCCAGAAATTGATGGAAATGGTATTCAAGAGTATAAACATATCAATGCCTATTCTCTAGAGTATTCTCTGTCTCAAAGATATATTGAGAACTTTACTATCAACGCAAGTGACCTTGAAGGCGCAGTCAGTAGTATTGATGAAGTTGAGCTATACAATCCAGATGATATTGCGCATAGCTTAATTCATCTTGTACTTCAAAAGGCATATGGTTGGACTGTTGGACATGTAGACGATGAGCTAAAAAATCAAAGGCGTAGTTTTGAAATTGATCGTCAATCTATTTATGACTTTATTATGAACGACATGTGCGAAACATTTAAATGTTATGTTGAGTTCGACACAATTAATAATACAATTAGCATTTATGCAGAAAATGAAGTTGAACGCTTTATTGGAGATGGAGAAACGAACATTTTCAATTTACAAAATGATATTTCTACAGATACTGATATCGCAATTAATGGCCATGTTGTCACAGAGTATAAATACAATTTGACTACAAAAGAATTGTCTTTTGATAATGTACCTGCGCAAGGAGACATTATTGAAGTTTCTAACCAATTTAAGCATAAATATGATACTGATGTTATTATTGCGTTTGAAAATTTATCAAATGATATGAAAGTTAATTATTCGGCAGATGATATAAAGACCGTTCTTACAGTTAAAGGGTCGGACGATTTAGATATTCGAAATGTTAACTTTGGACTACCTTCTATTATGAATTTAGATTATTATTGCACTCCAGAGTGGATGGGAGATAGCTTGTACCAAGAATATAAATACTATATGGACAAGCAGTCTAAGTACATGAGTGGGTTTTATAGCAAGGATATCAGCGGATCAACAGAAGAGTATTTTGATGTAAAGACGACGAGCGAGGATTTTGTCGCTGGCGTTGTACAACAGCTCCCCGTACAAAGCGCACAAGAACAATTCAATGTAAATGGAGATACAGTTTCATATAATATAGATAAAGTTATTAAGGAATATAAAATTAACAGCGAGATTGAAGAGATTGCCGTTAATAGCAAAAATGAAACTTTTAATGAGCCAAATATGCAGGTCGAAACGATAACTGCACAAGAAGATGTTGCAACTTTCACTTTCGATGGCTCATATATATTTACTCTTCCCTCAGATTTTAACTTTAATGAGAATAGCATTGTAAAAATTGAAGGCGAAGAAGTAGATAACACCAACTATGAATATGCAAACAACAAATTAGAAATCACTAATAAATCTTTGTTAACAACTGGTAATACAGTTGAAGTAGTCACATGTGAGAATAAGTTCGTAATAGAGAGCGTGATTACAAAAGACAGCAAGATTATTATTAATGGCGCTCGTGAGTTAACGTCATCTGAATATTCTTATGTGACAAGTGGCAATGAAAAATATTTAATCGTCAATGTCGCGTTAGCTGTTGGTGATGAAATAAAAATCAACACACCGAGTGGCACACTGTTTACAAGTGTTCAGGCGTCTATTCCAAGCGGATATGCTATAGCTGCTGTTAAAGTTGATGGAAATGATGTTAAATATACTGTGAACACTACTGTGTCAACTATTACTATTAATGACACTGACGCAATAAAATATGGAAGCATTATTGAAGTAGAATATATTCAAAATCGTTTTACTTTAGAAAAACTTCGAGACAAAGTCGTTTCCGTGGAGATAAATGGCACGGACTTTTCTAAGTATGAACTGGACGGGGCACAACTAACTATCAATGGCTTGTCCGTAGGAGATACTATTAGAGTTGAATCAATTGATACGCAGTTTGATTTATCCGATGATGACGACAAGGAAATTGTGTCCGTAATGGTAAATGGCGAGAAGCAGCAGGGATATAATTTGGATGGAAACATTTTAACAATAAATGAATTAAATCCAAGCGATAGAGTTGTTATAAATTTAGTTAATAATAAGTTTGAAAGCCAACAGTACGATAAACAAATATTATCTGTCAAAATTAATTCTCAGAAAGTTAACTACACTTTTTCGGATAATGTTGTCACAGTTGCTAATTTAGACTTATTGTTTAGTGGAGAACAAATTGTAATAGAATTTGTTCCAAAATCTTTTTCTCTATCTCTGCCAAAAGACAAAATAGTATCTGTGCTCGTTGATGGCAAAGAAATTGGTGTTAAACAATATGAGTACGATTATAGTATTAAAAAATTAACTATTTCTCTGGACAATCTTTTGATAAATAGCTCTGTGGTTGTAGCGTCTATTGACACTCATTTCGATGTTAAACAATTGTCTGCAAATGAAAATATTGCGGCAGTGTGTATTTTGCGCCATTCAAATGACGGGAAGACACAAGAGCTAACTGTTGACGTTAATGATTATACTTATGACAAAAATGAAAATAGTTTAGTTGTTAATGATAGTAGGCTCAGTCAGGACGATATAGTTTTGTTTAAAACTATTAACAAATCATTTGTTGTTTCAAATAGTAATAAAGCATTAACTTCTGTTAGAATTAATGACAATATTACTGAAGATTACACATTTAATTCTAGCATATTAACTATTACCACTAGTTTAGGAATTGGAGATACAGTTTCCGCTGAATTTTTAGATAATCATTTCGTGCTACAAAACGACATTGGTTCAAAGCATATCGTTGAAAAGAAATCCCCTGATTCGATGTTAACTGAAACAATTTCAGAAGGCGAAAATGGATATCTGTACAACAAAACTACAAAAACATTGACGGTGTATGCCACACTTGAAAATGGAGATAAACTTATTGTAAAAACTATTGAGGTAGAAAACGCATTGCGGGTAGTTGAATCTGGTGCTGGAGATGGCAAAATATTAATTACAGATGTCTACCCAAAGCTTGACTCCTATGAACCAAAAGCCAGAGATTATGTTGTGTGGGTAGAAGGCTATACTGAAACATTAAAAAGGCTATACGGACTTATAGACAGTCGGTTAACTGAAGAAAATTCTGTCCCTGACGAATATAAAATTACAGAAAAGATTGTTACTCCAGAGAACTTTGAACAAGCAGGACTTTATTTGCCAGAAGCAAGTATAGATACCCTTGGTGAAGTTTATAAAATAGTCAACCAAGACAACAATGGAAATGAAGTTGCTTCTAAGTATTATGTATGCGAGATTAAAGTGTCTATTGTGGAGAACGAGCAGACGGACAAAGATGAACAAAAGTATACTTATGTTTGGAATGAAAGAAACTTAGTTGTTGGGGCAGAAGGTATTAATTCTCTCAAAGAAAAAAAGGATATATACTTGTCAATCCAAGATGTACAAATTGCTGCTGAATGGGACAAAAAGGACGCAGATAGTGATGAATACAAGGCTTATATAAATAATCTTAATAAGCTTAATGCCATTAATAAAGAACTAGAGAATAAACAAAAAAAGGTTGAAGATATTCAAGCGGAGATCCAAAAAGTAAATGATGAAATCACGTTAATATCAGAGGACATAAGTGTTAACAAAAATTTTACTCCAGAGAATTTGGATAGGTTGTCCTTGTTCCTAAGAGAAGATGAATATTCGGATGATTGCTTCTATGTTTCAGAAATTGATACTGACTTGGACAAGATTAATACGCAGAAAGAATTATTAGTCGCTGGACAAAAAGAACTCAAAAAGATTTCTCAACCGAAGTTGTCTTTCTCTGCTTCTATGAGAAATATCTATGCTATGCCTGAGTTCGCCCCTATTCTAAATCAGTTTAGCCTTGGCAATTTTGTCAAAGTTAAACTGAGAGATAACTTTATAAAGAAAGCAAGGTTGCTCGAAGTTCAGCTTAATTTTTCTGATTTAAGTAATTTCTCATGTACTTTTGGAGACTTACTATCAGCGAAGGATCAGGGCGATATTCATGCTGACTTGTTGTCTCAAGCAGTTAGCGCTGGTAAAGCAGTTGCTAGTGGTTCTTCTTATTGGCAAAAGGGTTATGACGTAGCCACTGCTATTGATGAGAGAATTAGAAACGGATTAATTGACGCAACGACTTCAATTAAATCAAATTCTGCTGGACAAAGTGTGTCGTGGGATAATTATGGTATTCACCTTCGTAAAGTTGTAGATGGCGTATTAGATAATCATGAGGGCTGGATTACCAATAATAAATTCCTATACTCAGACGACAATTTCCAGACGACTAAGTCTGTATTTGGTAATTATACTATTAATGGAGAAGAATATTGGGGCATTCTAGCAGGCTGTGTTCGTGCTGGACTGGTCGAAGGTAGTAGTATAGTTGGTGGCCAAATTTGTATTGGCGAGCAGGAAGATGGTTCCTATGCTTTTATGGTTGATAAAGACGGAACAGTAACTATGAATAAAGGCGACGCAGCCGAGAAGCTTTCTTTCTTTAGTTTTGATGGCGATAATGGTTTAGTTGTTGGCGAAAACAACGGTTCTGGAGAATATTTCTCAAGAGTTTCTGCACAAAGAATTGAATTCTGTCGTAAGGCGAGAATTATAACAGTAGAGTCTGAACCAACACAAAGCAATAGATATAATAATTATGATTATATTTTATATATCCACCAAGAAAACAATGATACTTATTACGACTATTATAAAAATCCAGATTTTTTGTCTGCCCAATATAAGCCGATAAGTTCAATTGGTGAAAATTTTGCAGATCCAGAAATTAAATTTGGTATTCCAATTACTTATTTTGCGAATGATACTGCATACATGAAACAAGCAGAAATTGAGGGTAGTTTAAAAGTTGGCACAGAAGAGAAACTATCATCTATTTCTTTAGGCAATTTTAAGCTTCAAATAGAAAGCAATGGAAGCTTGTCTATTGTTGCAATACAATAACGTGGAGGTGATATTTTATGGCAACTGCATCAAGTGGTGCGTTTGAAACAAGTGTATATAATGCTGCTGGAAGCTTATATCCAGATAGAATTAGAGTAGAATGGTCTTCATCGCAAAGTGTCGCAAACAATACATCTACAATATATTGGACTGTTATGTCTGCTGGGGGAACCGGGAGCTCATCTCGCTATGTTATGACAGGCCCTGTAACTGTTAGTATCGCAGGTGTTACAGTTTATAGCCGTGCGGACAGGTTTGCAATGCATGTTGGTGAAGTTCTTGATTCTGGCAGCTTTACTTTAACGCACAATTCGGATGGCACGCAATCATTCTCCGCGTGGGCAGAGGCAGCTATTTATACTTATGCCATTAGTAGCACAAGGTATGATTATTATGTTGACTTACCACAGATTCCAAGAGCTTCAAGTATTAGTGTGTCTGGCACGACTATAGGTTCACCAATAACAATTAGCATTTCAAAAGCGGTATCTTCTTTTACACATACATTAGAGTATAAATTTGGTAATAAGTCTGGTACTATTGCTATAAATACTTCAAGCTCATCTGTTAGTTGGACACCATCACGTGAATTGGCACGACAAATTCCAAACTCGTGGTATGGAACTGGTACGTTAAAATGTCTTACTTACAATGGCGGAACACTAATTGGAGAAAAAACAATTAATTTTATATTATATGTTCCGAATAGTATGAAACCTTCTATCAATAGTTTTACTTCATCTATTGCTAGGACAAATCCTTCTGGATGTGGAATGTATGTTAAAAACAATTCTGCTGTTACGTGGACAGTGTATGCAGCCGGATCATATGGTTCTACTATCACAAAATGTGTTATTAGTGGGCAAAATTTATCTGAGACTAAAACTGGTTCAGCAACTTCATACAGTATGACGAGTAATACTCTAACTGTAGCTGGCAAACAAACTTATACAGTAACTGTTACAGATAGTCGTGGGAGAACAGCAAGCACAACAGGCGAAATTACCATAATAGATTATAATTCACCAACTATTACTTCAATAACTTCGTTTAGAAGCAACGCAGATGGTAGCATGAATGGATCTGGGCAATATGTTACACATCAGTTAAATGCGTCATTTTATACGTTAGGTGGCAATAACAATATCAAAATTAAAGCATATAGTAAAAAACGTTCAGATGCTACGTATTCCGAATCAAATAGTGTTGTTGTGAAAGATGACGCGAGTGATAGAACTAGCTACACATATACGTATAAAAATGCTTCTTTCGCTGTAGACACCGCATATGATTTCAAAATTGTTATCTCTGACAGTGTTGGTCAATACGCTATGTTTTACACAAATGTTGGGACAAAGAATGTACCATTAAATATTTCTGGTGACAATAGCTCAATTGCAATTGGTAGTTTTGCACAAAAACAAGCTGACAACAAAGGGTTATTCCGCTGTGAATGGGCAGCAAGTTTTGCTTCGTCTCCACAAGTGGATTCTGATAGAAATTTAAAGCGAAACATTGATGATATTGGTATTGATATCATTGACAAGCTAAAACCAGTCCAGTATGTGTTAAAGAATGACGATTCTGATACAATACATTATGGATTTATCGCACAAGATGTAGAGCAAGTACTATTAAGTTCAAATGAATCAAAACAGAAAACGGGAATTGTTCATTATGACGAAGATGAAAGTACAAAAGAACATAAAAACTATTCATTAGCCTATGATGAGATTATTCCGTTACTAGTTAAAAAATGCCAAGAACTTCAGCGCGAGATTGATATATTAAAAGGAGAATAAATTATATTGTTTGGAGTGACATAAACAATGATAGATTTAATTACAAACATATCCAGCCTAATAAGCGGGATTATGGTAATCGTTGCGTTCTTGGGCGTTCTGATTAAACCAATAAGAAAAAAAATAGAAACATGGCTCAGAAACACAACAAATGCCGAGGAACTAACTAATACAATGAAAGCTCATACGAAGCAACTTAATAATTTAGAATACAAGATTGACCAGCAAGAAACAAAAAGCAAGAAAGCCGACGATCAGATTATTAATCATCTAAAAGATGTTGACACAAGGCTGAATAACGTTGATTCTAAGTTGTGTACGCTTGACAATAGAGTCTTTGAAAATGAGCGGGATCGGATCAAGGCGGAGTTGTCTGAATGCGCGTCTAGATGTGCTCGTGGAATAAAATTGTATCCAGAAGAAAAGAATCATATTGATGAAATTTATTCAAAGTACATTAATGAGCTTCATTGTAATTCTATGGGGTCAGAACTATATCATACAATTACGAAATATTATGAGAGCCAAGATTGGTTGAAAGCATAATAAACGTTTAGGGACTAGAGAGTAAAATCTCTAGTCCCTATTTTTTTGCGCCCTGCTGCGCTTTTAAATGGATTCTAATCACATTTAGTATCCAATTATTCACTGACCTATTCTCTGCGTGAGCTGCAAGCTCTATTTGGAATTTTTCTTCTTCTGGAAGCCTAAATGTAATGGATTTTGTTCCCGGTTTGCATGTCATATTCACACCACCTTTATATGAATATCATAACATTTTTCGCCAAAAAGTGCAATCACCTTTATAGCAAAAACTATGGGTAAAATTAACAAGGTGATAGCACCTTTTTGAAATCAGTAGTGGGGGAGTGTAGTTAATGTCAATTATAAAGAACATTCTGCTATTTAATGTCTTTTATAATTGACATAGACTCAATTTTTGTTTCGTCTAATAGATGAGAATATACTTGCAGCGTCATGTTTATATTTAGATGCCCCACCATTTGAGACACCATTGCAAGTGGGACATTATTGTGTAACATTAGGCTTACAAAAGAATGCCTGAGCGCATGGACTCCACAATGCTCTATCCCTGCTCTTTTAACAATGCGATTGAATGTGTTTTGTGCAGCGACTTTACAAATTGGTTTTGTATGATTCACATGGACAATGTATCCGTTTGGCTCCCATCCAATCTGCTCTTGCAGGTCTCTTAACGCAGCAATTGCCATGTCTGACAAATAAATAGTTCTTGCGGCGCCTGTTTTTGTAGAATTGGATACAATTTCAATGGTCTTATTTTTACTCTTGCTTCTGTCATTGATACGAGCGACAGTTTTATAAATTTTCGCAGTGCGCGTTTCAAAATCAATGTCGCTCCACCTTAAAGCTAAAGCTTCTCCAACTCTGCATCCAGTATATAGTAAAAATACATACAAAGCGCCATTCTTATAAATACGCACTCCATTTTTATGCCTAGAATAGCATGTTTGTATTAATTTTTCTCTTTCTTGTTGAGACAAATATCTTCTTTCTTTTTGTACAAATAGCGACTTTTTTGGTAGTCTAACTTCCCCCATCGGGTTTCTGTCAATCTTTTCTCGTAGTAATGCATAATTGAATATCTCTCCTAATGCAGAACATGTTTTCTTAATTGTTTCATATGCGAGCCCATCGTCTTTCATTTTATTAATAATAAAAGTTTGAATTAAATGTCCATCTATTTGTTTCATTTCTAAATTATATAATCTTGTCACATGTTTTTCTTTTAATACACGTTCCATTCTATCAAATGATGAAGGTTTCAATGTTGGCTGTTTGACTGTGAAAAGCCAAGAATGAATAAAATCTTCAAATAATATATCCTTATCCCCAACGATATTTTTATTAAGTAATACTTCAAATTCACGTTTTTTCTTTAAACAAGTTTGCTTGTCCCCGTAAAAATATTTTCTTCCTATTCCTTTATAAGCTACAGACAATTTCCAAGTGCCATTGTCTCTTTGCGTCCACGATCCTTCCCCATTACTTCTTTTCTTTGCCATAAATATATTCCTCCATTTTCTAACAATACAAAATTATAGTTCATATCATTATTATATTTGATGAAAACAATATGGTCAATGGCAATTTTTAGTCACAATCGTACCACAATAATACCACAATTTTTTGATTATTTATCATAATAGTACAAGATTATTGGTGATATCGAGTGAATACAATTTTCTTCCAAAGCAAGCTTAAACCAGCATATATTCTAGCTCCAATGCTTTAGACTTGTGTTTGTGAATAGCTGTTCTATTATGTTTTTATGGCTGTTTCTCAGGCTATATGAACCATAAGTGTCCATAAATAAAAACAACTCAAGTCATTGATTCTCCTAGATTTAAGTGATATGTTTTTGCTGAATGACCACATCATTTACCACAATTTTATTGTACCACATCTTTTGACCACAATTCAATATAGTTTATCTATCTTTTATAAGCCAAACTTTTCTTTTCAAACCATTCATCAACTTTGTCCTCAATGATAAGGAATTTACGCCCATTTCTAATTGACGGGAAGTCTTTACGTTTGACAAGCTCATAGACACTATTAATTCCAATTAGTCCCGGATGCTCTGCATTTAATTTTTCATATAATTGTTTTACTGTTATGTATTTCATATTATCACTCTCCTATTATATTTGCTATATTTTATATTATATCATTGCATTTTGATAAATAAATATGCCGGTAATGTGAGAAATTACACTACCGACATATTGCTATTCAGTTTTGCGCATTTATACGCATTTTTTGAGTCAAGAATGGCTACTACACGTGCAATTGTGCGCTGTTGTATCTCCTACGTATGTAGTAGAAGCCCAATTGACTGGAGGATATCTTGTCTCATCGTCTACTTCATGAGTCTCTGTGACAGTCTTCTGAACAAGATTGCCGGTCTTATCATATTCGTAAATAGTTTCTGTAATGTCACGCTTAATCATCTTTTAGTTCCTCCTCAATAATTGTTTCAAAAATTTTATACGCTTTGTTAAAATCAATATTTGAAATTGCATAGTCAAAATCGTCTCGCATAATCATCTCCGAAAACTGCTCGTTCTCATTGAAACAGCGTTTGTAAAACGTAAGTGCATCGTCTTTTCTGCCATTGATAGCTCGCTCTTCACGAATATCATCTGGCACATGAATGTAAATTGTTACGAAGCGAACATCAGAAAGATCAAGCGAAAGTGAATGCATATACTCAATACCACGATAGTCAATGCAATACAGATCCGATTCCATAAGCTGGTCTTTTGTCGCAAAATAAATTGCGTCTCCAATTTGCGTATAAGCAATCATTTGACCTTGATATTGAGCAACTTCGTCCTTTGTAATAAAAGTATGAGTGTCTCCTTCGTCTTTTCTGCGAGGACGAGTCGCATATGATTTTAACTGTCGATATCCGTGCTCGTTGCATAGCTTGTTTACAAGTGAGTCCTTTCCAGAAGAACTTTTCCCAACAATTAGGAATACCGTGTGCATAGTTATCACTCCTTAACACGAAGAATTAGATTGAGAATGATCCCAACAATAAGAGCGAGTGCTGTTGTTGATAGAGAAATTGTAGCACTGCCAATCGCAATACCGCTAATTCCAATTGATAGAACCGCAGATACAATAATGAGATTTTTCTGCACATTTAGGTCTACTTTTTGTAGCATTTTTACGCCAGAACAAGCAATGAAACCGTAAAGGATAATAGCAGCTCCGGCAAAGACACAACTAGGAATTGATACAATAAATGCCTGAACTGGAGCGATAAATCCTAAAAGGCCAAGAATAATTGCGGCTGTTGCTGTAACAGATACCGATGCAACCCGACTAAATCCAATTTCTGCCACCGACTCTCCATAACTACAGGAGCCAAGGCCACCAAAACATACGCTAATCAAATTGCCAAAACCTTCACCGAAAAATATCTTATTAAGTCCGGGCTTTGCGTAAAGATCTACTCCGATAATTCCACCTAATGCTGCGTGATCACTCAATGCTTCCATGCTGGCTGAGATAGTGTATGCTACAAACATGATCACAATTGGAACAATGTTGCCCCATTCAGTTGTCTCCCAGTGCGTGAACGCGAAGTCAGGCATTTGAATAATTTTAAGATTTTCAAACACAGAAAAGTCTACTAGATTACATGTCCCAGTAATAGTAAGAATAACGGCAGCCGCATAACCAATCAAAATTCCAAGCAAAAATGGCAGAATACGAGCGATACCTTTTGCATAATGAGAAATTAGCGCAATAGAAAGCATTGTAATCATTGCAATGGCGACTCCCCACTGACCAGTTTCTCCAATATATCCGGGGATGAAACTAAATAAATTTACTCCAATAACACACGTAACCGATCCAATTAGAGATGCAGGGAACACCTTATAAATTGACTGGTAAGGAATCTTTGTAAAAATTAGTCCCAAGATGCAATAAACGATACAAGCCGTAAGGCCACCAACAGCTACCCCAGAGTATCCAGCAATGCCTAGTGCAAACATTACTGGTGCAACGAATGCTCCGCTATTACTTAGAAACATTGGCGACTGCCTTTTAGTGATTAGAATATAACTCAATGTTGAAAGCGCTGCACCAACAAGAGCTCCTGATGTCGCTACCCCACAAATATTTGCAATCAAGACGGTTGCGACAAAGACAGAAAGTACCATCTGTACACCAAAAAGAAGCATTTTGCCAGACGGCGGCTTGTCTCCAATTCCATAAATCATATTACTCTCCATACTCTTCCTCCAAATGCTTCATAATCTCGTCAAATGTTTCAATATCTCCATACTTGGCAGTATATAGAATCATTCCATATAGTAGTTGATTGATGGAGAAACTTCTACGCCAATCTTTTTCATTTAAATGATTTGTTCGGATATCAAAGTAGTGGAAGTAGTTCTGTTTATTAGCCATGCGATTAATTTCTCTCTTCAAACAAGCCAGTGTCCCCTCCGCAGGAGCGTGATTGTCTTCACACGCCTCAATGATGTCCATAAGTTTTTCGGCCATGTACTTCCATCCGAAGAGGCATCCTGTTTCACACATTGAACCGATTGCACTTTGCTCAGGGCACATTACAACAAAGTCGCTATTCCAAAGACGCTCAATATCTGCAGCGGTAATCTTCTCTGCAAGACAATTATTCTCTTCCTCTGTCATATTAGATTTATCATTGATAGACTTGTTCTGAATCGGCGAGTATACATCTACTGGAAGATTCATCTCCTTGAACTTATCATATTCATACTGTCTAGCGAGATTCGAGCCGAAACTCATAATGTCGCCCCCAAGGTATCCAAGTGGTTTTTTCTTCATATTCCGCCTCCGTATTATCTTTTCAGTCATTATTTGTCCAATGTTCACTTATTGCTACTCCCAAGCATGCCCGCGCCGCGCTCGGTTTTAAGATTCATAATATAATCAGCATCAACTTCTTCAATAGTTACTTGAGGAACTTCCTCTACAGCAAACTGTGCAACGGCCTTGCAGTACGGAACACGAATAAAATCTTCTTCCTTCATAACTTCCGATACATTCTTTGTGATCTCAATTGGGATGTCGTTACCATTGTACAAGGCCACGAACCACTCCCCAGTAAAATTGGAATCAATTTGCCCAGCCATTACGAGCAAGGCGGACTTTGTGTTGCTACCCCGCTCTCTAAAGCCAATGCGATAATTGCTATCAAAAGTGCTACATAGCCCTGTCGGCACTAGCTTAACAGAATGAGGTGGAATTGTTACAAACTCTTCGTCGAAGCAAACGTAAAGGTCGTAACATCCATCTCCCTGTCGCTTTGTCGGAATCTTGGCATCTGGTCGTGTCTTAGCAAACTTAATATTCATGTTAACAACCTCCAAGATTAAAAATCAATCCAGAACGGGCTGGTGCCATTGAATACATAATTTAGGTAATAATAGCGCTTGTTTAGTCGTAGAACACCATAATCGTTTAGGTACTGCTTGATCTCGTCATTAACAGCACTAAGGCTTTCATCAATGTGTTTCATGCGCTCCTTCTTTTCGGCCTCAATCTTCTGATTGCGCTTCTTCTCTTCTGCGTCCTTCTTCTGCTTAACAAGATCATTAAGTCGCTTATAATTTTCGGAAGCCGCCTTTAGCTCTTCCTCTAGTTCTTCAATTGTCTTCTCTCTCGTACCGTAGTCTTCCATAATTCATTACTCCTTTGTTGAAATTTATAATTTTGTGTTGTATAGAACAATTTGTCCTTGTTTAATTGTCTCGTTAACGTCAATAAGTCGTTGATTTGAGCTTCCCCTGAATGGCAATGTTAAGTCTCTCAAAGAGTCTACATAGTTTCCATCCACCACGACATCACACATTGCTAGGATGTAATTTCTTAGTAGGCCATTGTCCCAACCGACATCAACTGCTGTATCAAAATCATTAATTTTTAAAGTATATCCAGTATAGAGCCAGACATCTTTGTCTGGAAATTTTTCTTTAAACTCTTTAATAATATCATATACAGTTTGAAGGTTCTCATATTCTAGAGGATGCCCACCACTAAGAGTTAGCCCTTGAATGTATGGATGATTCAACGCCTCAAATAGACGTTCTTTCGCTGCACTGTCAAATACAGCTCCTGCATTAAAATCCCATGTCTGTGGATTTTGGCAGTTATAACAATGCATTGTACACCCAGAGCACCAGAGTATACAACGTACTCCGGTGCCATCTGCAATCGAGCATTTACTAATTCCTAAATAGTTCATACGTTAATCACCTGCTAACAATTTTATCGTGTTTAACGCGCATTTCGACTTCCTGTTGCTTCCCTTTATTGAATGCTGTTTTATAATCATTAGTAAGATATCCAGTTACACGGCGTAATCTCTTAATATCATCACTTCCGCATTCTGGGCATGTGTCTGTCATTTCATCGCAATGCCCGCAGTTCATACATTGGTCGTTGGGAACATTAATTGCAAAATAAGGGATGTCTTTGTCCATTGCATAGTTAACAATAGCCTCAAGTGCCTTAAGATTGTTTTTGCAACTGCTTTCCAACTCAATATATGTAATACATCCAGCATTTGAATATCCAGTCAATTGAGACTCAATATCAATCTTTTCAAAAGGATTAAGTTCCTTCCAAACAGGGACATGGATTGAATTAGTAAAGAAGTCTTTGTCGGATACGTTTGGAATTTCGCCATACTTCTGTTTAAACTTACGCATAGCAGTGTAACAAAGATTTTCCGCAGGAGTATAGTAAACTCCAAAATTTAGCTTGTATTCTTGTTTGAATTCTGCACATCTGTCTTTAAACAACTGTTCAATGCGTTTTGCGAGCTCCATCCCACAAGGATCTGTATGATCACACCCGATAAGAATTTGAAGAGTTTCTGCAAGGCCAAGTTGACCGATCACGATTGTCCCATGTTTTAGAGCGGAGCGAATGCCTTCTTCTGGAACATACCCAGCCATAACATTGTTTTCATACATAAACTTTGCTGCTTCCGGCGACTGAGAACAAATCCAATCAAAACGTTCAAGAAGCATATCTTTTGCTTCATGGATTTTTTGGTCAAGAATTTCTAAGAATTTGTCTACTGTGTCTCCTTCAAGATTTTCGCTAAATGGCTCCGAATTATTCATTACATATTCTTTTGCTTCCATCGCCAATGTTGGCATAATAATTGTTGTAGGGCAGATGTTTCCTCTGCCGTCCTTAAGCTGGCCTAAACCGTTGATATCATACCCATTCGCTGTTCTACATCCCATTGTGCTAAAGAATGTTCTAGGATCGTTGATGTCATATCCGGCATTATTGCTCCAATCTACATTTGCATAGTTCGGATAAAGTCGAAGGCTTGTGGATTTAAGTGCTAATTTAAACAAGTCATAGTTTGGATCTTCGGGCTTTCTATTTACACCTTTCATGCATTGAAAAATTCCACATGGGAAAATGCTAGTGCGATGAAGTCTTCCAATTCCTTTAATTGAAACATCAAGTAGCGCCTTTGTTACCATGCGACCTTCTGGAAGTGTGCAAGTGCCATAATTGATTGACGTAAATGGCAATTGATTCCCTGACCTGCTTTGGAGTGTATTTAAATTATGATACATCCCCTCAACTGCCTGATAACATTCTTTTGTTGTCATGTCCATAGCATATTTATAAACATTAGGATAGATTTTATATTCTGCGTCTTCTATCCCCGCGTCAATAGGAATGTGCTCTGCTGGATAATTTTTGATATCTCCAACATATTTAAGCCCATCGAGATAATGTTTTCTGAAACTTTTTCTGACATATGGCACCATTGTCCAATCAAGATGTGTCGCGCTTACCCCACCAAATTGCTGTAGACTCTGCAACTGAAAAATAACTGCTACAAGCTGAAACGCTGTATTGATACTTTGTGCTGGACGTACATCCGTCTGCCTAGTATTAAATCCATTTGCAAGCAAATCATCAAACGGAATACTTAAACAGTTGTGAGACCCGACTGCATAAGCATTAAGATCATGGATATAAATTTCATTATTTTCATGGTTGGCCTTTGCCATTGGAGAAACGAGATATTCCAGCGCGTAACGTCTTGTAACAACATCACTCGCCTCTCCGATACGCCCACCGAATGAAGCCTCATCAACGTTCGCATTTTGGTTTTGGATATTATTCGCTGTTAGTTTTTCCGAAACTGCTTGCATGAGTTCTTGATACTGATTTCTTGCCATTTCATGCAAAAAACGATAGTTCACATATGCTCGTGCAGTTGTTTTGAACCGAGATGCCATCAGCTTTCGTTCAACCATATCCTGAATGTCTTCAACGGAAAGTTCGGAAGCAGAATTGCTTGACTCGATGTCGGAAGCAACCTTTACAGCGAAATCTTGAATATCTTCAAAATTATCTCCATGATAAATACTTTTATGTGCTTTTAAAATCGCGTTCTCGATCTTTGTTTTATCAAATTCTACCTTTCGTCCGTCACGCTTCGTTACAATCAATTAGCATCCCTCCATCAAATAAAGCCCTTTGGCATCTTTATATAGTTCATTCACATACGCTACAATTTCTTCCCAGTTATTAGCTCTATAAATTCCATACACATCGTCATGTACGTTTCGATTCCATGGCTTATCAAGAAGCACTCTATCAACTGCATAATTTGTAGCCATTAAATTCTCTGCACAATCATCAACAAGTACATCTACATGCAATAGCGACTTGTTTTGAATACAGATAATATGTTTCTGGTCAATAAATGGGAAGTTCTTGGCGAACCAATCAACTTTCCACGCAAAATTTGAATAATGCGTTGCTGTTGCAACGTAGACATCATACCCATTATCAATTAGCTTCTTAACTCCCCACTGAGAGTCAGGAGCTGGGGATAGTGAATCCCACAGCTCTTTCTCCATGAAGATAGAAGTTAGCTCTTCTGCAATTTCAAATGGAAGGCATTTGTAAAAGTCATATTGCGTGAAAATCTCTGTCGTTAGTTCTGTGCCATGTCTCGTGTTATATAGCTCTAGCGTTTTCTCAATGAGATTATTAAGCACCTCATCACAATCTAGAGCAACAGTAAACTTCTGCATAGTTGCCTCCAATAATTTTGTATTGTTAATCCTGCTCTGGTTCGGAAGTATTCTCTTCTTCCTTCTTGACATCAACAATATCGCCATTCTCGTTAATGTCCTTGCTCAGACTAATTGAGCAAAAATGTTCAATCTTCTTAATTAGTCGCTTGTAATCATTTGCCGACTTCTTGCCCGGTTGGCGCTTGAACTCCGCAATGTACTGAAGCACAACGCCACAAATTGCTTTCGATCCACTGAGCAAAGCCGCCATCTGTACCTTCTTCATCTGTGTAGTAATTGCCTCCTTGAGCTCATCGTTTGCTAGTTCAGATGCTGGCGTGGCTTGCTCGTCTGCTTCTTCTACGCTTTCAACGCTCTCTGGCTGTTCATAGTTTTCATTTTCATCCATGTTGAATCACTCCTTTTTCTAGTTTGTAATGCGATTATAGCACAATAATTTTGTGTTGTCAAGAGGTCTTTTTGGCACGTAGTCGTTTAATTGATGAGAGCCAAACGGTGTAGAGTTTCATTCGATCTACGATAACTTTATCGTCTGCTTCCTTTTTCCCAAGCACTGCTACCTGCTGTCCTTTTACAATTAAATCTTGAAATTTTTGTAAAGCGTCAGGCCAAATTGTCAGTTCGATTAAGCCATTCCCTGAATATAAATTAGCAAAAGCAAATTGCTGACCCTTCTTAGTTTTTTTCTTTTGGATCTTGGAAATAACGCCAACTGTTACACATTTGTCGCCAATGTCTATGTTTTCAAAATCGTCTATTAATTTGTACGCTTCTGTAAATGGATTCTCGTCTGTCAGGAAAATTTGTAGAGTTTCAAACTCCCAAAAATCTTCATCCTTAAGGTATTTTTCGGTACACTCGTCAATGTAAGATTGATATTTATTTTTTTGTTCTTCATCAAACTGAACTTTTCGTTTATCGTTGTAGACAGCAAGCACTCGTTCTTTGTTCATTTTTTTACCAATCATATATTCTGACGTATCAATATTCCACTCAACAAGAAGTTTCATTTTAGATGGTAGTGAAGAGACAGGCTTGTATTCCTTTTGCTCGTATTGAGATTTGAAGTAGTTTATAAGAAATTTCTTTTTGTTTTTAGTAGGAATCGCTCCTGATTTAACAAGAGAAATGATTTGTGATTTGGTTGGCTGTACTCGTTCTACAAAATCGTTAAAGTTTGTGAATTTACCATTAGTGTTACGCTCGTTAATAATACTAGCTGCTAAGGTTTCACCTATACCAGAGATCGCAGAATAACCAAACAGTATTTTACCATCAACAACTGAGAAGTTCATTTCTGATTTATTGATATCTGGTGGCAAAATGTCTACATTAAATTGTCTTGCATCAAGAATGTGTTTATTAATCATTCCCGGTTTGTTTTTATTCATATTGAACAATGCGCAAAAAAAATATTTGCTGTAGTGACATTTTAAATATGCGGTTTGTAAACATAGTACAGCATAGCTATAAGAATGCGATTTGTTAAAAAGATAACCACCTTTTGTTGACAAATCATCACTAATTTGTTTAGCCAACTCTTTACTATATCCATTATCAATAATTTCTTGATATAATTTTGCAGACTCTTGTTTAACAAGTTCAACATTCTTTTTGCCAATAGCCTTTCTAAAAAGGTCAGCACCTCCATAGCTTCTTCCGCCAAATTTTCTAACAATATCCAAAAGTTGTTCCTGATAAATCATGCAACCGAAGGTCTCTTTTAAAATGGGCTCCATATCTGGATGAATATATGTGACTTTTTCTGGGTGCTTACTACATTCAATATACTCTTCAAGTGCTCCCATTGAGTCTGGTCTGTACAATGCGAGCACAGCGGAAATTTGAGAAAGCTCAGTAGGATGCAATCTAACAAGTAAATCTTTCATACCCTGCGATTCTACCTGAAACACTCCATTTGTCATAGCACTACTAAGCAACTCATAAGAAGCAGTATCAAATTCGAATTCTGGATTATTAATATTAATTTCCCAATCTGAAACTCCCGCCATAAGCTGTGCCTGTTGTACTAATCCAAGAGATGACACACCCAAAATATCATATTTTATGATCGAAATTTCTTCTACAATTCTTTTGTCAACTTGAATAACATGCTCTCCATCTGGGCCAAGTTTCATCGGCATAAAATCAGACACTTTTCCATCTACAATACCAACGCCTCCAGCATGTATGGATGTTGTTTTCACCCTTCCAGATAGATGCGAAGCAATGTCAAACAATTCAGTATATTTCGGATTATTTGCAGCTTCTTTATTGTTTGCTAAACACTCTTCAAATGTTGGATAAACAAACCCCTTGCTTAGTTTATCCATTTCTTTATATGAAAACCCTAAAATCTTTCCTGTATCCTTCAATGATACAACAGGAGTAATAAATGAGAAATTAATAATTTGACAAACTCTATCTTCTCCATATTTTTCTACCAAATAATTAATAACAGAAGTTCTGTCAAATACATCTGTATCAGTATCAGGCATAGAAACACGTTCTGGGTTCAAAAATCTTTCAAAGATTAGCCCGTATTTCATAGGATCAATATCTGTAATCTCAATTGTATAACATGTAAGACTGCCAGCACAGCTACCTCTGCCAACACCAACTTTGTTATTATTCTCTTTGCACCATTTGATAAAGTCTGCCACAATTAGAAAGTAACCGTCAAACCCCATTTGATGAATTATACCGAGCTCATATTCAAGACGCTCTTTATATTGTTGTTTTTTTTCAGCACTAAATTCATCAAAATGATGTCGATACCATCCTTCTTTAATAGAATGTTTTAGATACTCGTAATTGTCTGAAAATCCTTCCGGGAGTGGAAATGTAGGTAACTTCGGTGCCTGAAATGGCATATTGACTATGTCACACATGTCGGCAATTTCATTTGTATTTTCCAGACCAACGTTAACTGCTTCAATGCCAATTTGTTCGTCAAGAACATTATGAATCTCTGATTCTGACATAAGATAACAATCATTATAACTTTCTGACATTGTTTCTGTGTCATGTGCTATCTGTACTAAACGTCCCTGATAATACAAATCATCTTTAGTTGCCGCGTGAGAGTCTGTTGTGATAATCCACTTTGTATCAGTATCTTTAGCAAGTTGTAGAATCTTTTTGTTGTAAGCTTCTTGATCTGGATTGTTTCCATGCGCCTGTATCTCTAGATAAAAATGAGGAAAAATAGACTTATACTCGTTAACATATCCTACACACTTGTTATAATCTTGCTCTTTTGAGAGTTTGGAAGCCAAACAAGCAGAACTAACGATTAAATCATTAGCATAAGGTTCCATATCATAAATAGTCACACGAGGACGATAATACTTTCCGTGAAGCTCTGATAAAGTTATTAGCTCATTTAAAGCTATACGTCCGCGTTCATTCATGCAAATTGCAATTAAATGAAAGTATTTACTGTCTTTATTCTTTTCATTACGGTCAAAACATTCATAAAATTCTACACCATATAGCATTTTAATCTCTGGATAATCTTTTTTAAGTTTATCAAAATAACACCATGAATATGCGTTCCCATGTTCAGTTATGCAAAATGCTTTCAGACCAATTTCTTTCGCACGGTTAAGATATTCTTCGCATGTTGCATAGCCATCAAGTAAACTGTACATGCTATGGTTATGAAGACTGCTGTAACTCATATACAAACGCCTCCTTCTTTAAATAATTTTGTATTGTTATTCCACTAATACCAATTGTTTCGCCGCTCTTGTGCAAGCTGTGTATCGCCATTTTCTTTGTTCGTCCGCGTTGCCAAACGCCTCGTCAAAAACTACAACTCTGTCAGCCTCTGAGCCTTGGTATTTATGTACGGTGCACACATAGCCGAAAGCAAACTGTAGTGGCTTCTCAATCCCCGCGAATTGCTTCCAATTATCAGCATTCACAGTCGGCTTGCCAGTAGTAAGCAACTGATAGTCAATCATAAGGTCTTTGTAGATTCCACCATCATTAGAAGCGAATGTAGCATAAATCACTTTCCAATAAAAGTTTGATTCCATAATGCGAATATTTTGCAACGTACCGATAGTACCATTAACAAGCTCGTTACCGACGTTATTAATTTTATTCCAGCTATTTTTAAGGCAAATTACTTTATCTCCTTCTACTGGCTCGTCGCTATAGTTGTCTCCGAGAATTAGTTTTCTCATGTAGTAGTTAAGCTCATTCCGAGTTTTATTTTTCCCACAAAGAATCTGATCTGCACCAAGCAGCATTTTATCTGACACTTTACTTCTAGGAAGAACACGGCATCGTTTATCCTCTGCAGTATAATGCAGCTTCATTCCATGCCGAATATCCATAGAAAGTTTAATAATCGGATTATCAAGAGCCTGTCGCACAATTTCATCAAGAAAAACGTGTGGATTGCTCAAAATAGTTTGCTCTCCAGAGATTGGTGGAAGCTGCGCTGGATCACCAAGGAAAATGGTGTATACATGATGAGACAGCAACAAATCAATCATTTCCTGCGGCAACATACTCGCCTCGTCAACGACAATAAGCTTGTATTTATGGTCAAGTTTGGTCTTCGGAGTATGAATATATGTGCCATCTTCTTGCTCTTCTGAGTGATATAACAGCTTGTGAGCCGTCATTGTATTTTTATTGCCCTTTTCTTTGAGAACCAACGACGCTTTTCCTGTAAACGCAACAAAGATGACTTCATTATCTTTTAACTTTAGTTCTTTAATAATATATTGTACTAAGAAACTTTTTCCAGAGCCAGCATACCCTGCAATAACAGTATATGGCTTATGTTCTTTATACCGCTGGCAAGCTACCTCTAGTCCTTTCTTCTGTCCATCTGTTAGCTCCAATTAAACCTCACCACTTTTCATAGCCTGTCTTTTCTTAAATTCCTCTCTTTTCTTCTTGCGATCTACTGCATATTTATAGTGCTCTTCCGAGCAATAATATGTATTATGTTTACCAGCATGCTTTACGAACGCATCTTCTTTATTCAGCTTGCACTTACAATAAGCGCACGTACACTTTTTACTCATTCAACCAACCTCCTATATAATTTTGTATTGTATATTACTCGGCAATACTCACTGCAGGAGAAATGTGAAAGAATTCGGTATGGCTTCCTACGTCAATAATAGTATCTCCTGCGGCATTCCACATTCTCGTATAATAAATTGCGAAGTAACGTTCATTGCAAAACTTTGTAATTTCTTTATACGCAGCCTTACGCACTTCTTCGTCAGTTAGGCCATCCTCAAATGTAGCAAGCTCTCGTGCCTCGTGATAACTATTATAAAAATAAAGCTTATGCGTCATTCTCTGGCTCCTCCTTGAAACTCTCCCACATATCCTTCCAATAAGTCTTTTCGTCACAATCTAGCACGTACTGCACGACTTCGCTATTAGTGCTCTTGCCCTCAGCTAGAATATGCTGAAGCAGATCCATGTCAATAGACAGCGGAATATACGAGAGGATATAGTCGCCATTATCCTCTAGACTAGTAACCATTAGCGTCGCGTTCTGATTGTTCATGTTGTTCTTCTCCATAATGTAAAATCCTTTCTTAAATAAAATATTTTTTAATGTAATTTACAAATGTGTTTTGTTTTTTCTGAATATTATCAGTCGTATTATCTTTAAGTTCATATTTCCTCTCGCACAATGGGCAAACCTGTCTTCCTTCAGGAATAATTTCACCACATGCGACACAACAGTTATCCGCTTCAATCATACACATCACCCCAAAACTATAATCTTGTACTGTTTGCATTGTTATAATAGCACGATAATTTCGTATTGTCAAGAGGGAGAATTAAAAAATGGGGAGAAAAAATTCTCTCCCCATAATCAATTAGCCTATCATATTTAAAAATTCTTCTTCACTAATAACAGGAACCCCAAGCTCAACAGCCTTCTTGTACTTAGAGCTTCCTGATGCTTCATTCGTAATCAAGAAATCAGTTTTCTTGGAAACAGATCCCGCCGCTTTTGCGCCAAGTGAAGCAATTTTCTCATTAATAAAATCTCTTGTGAAGTGATTAAGCTTCCCAGTTACAACAAGCGTTTTGCCGACAAAAGGATTATCAGATACTGTTGTTTCTTCTTCGACAATAAAATTCATCTCCATAGGAAGCAACTCTACCATTTCGTCTTTGCTATCCCACCAATCATGTAAAGACTTATTTGTAATCTCTCCAAAGTCTGAAATCTGTGTAAAATCATAACCATTAGACAATGCCATCACGAATTTATAATGATCTCCGTCAAATTGCTTACTAATCGCTTTTGCTGCAGACGAGCCCACATTAGGAATGCCAAGAGCAGTGATAAATCTGTCGAGCGTTACATCTCTTGATTTTTCAATAGAATCTAGCAATTTATCCACAGATTTTACACCTAAGCCATCTAGGAGTATAAGTCTATCTCTATATTTTTTCAAGTGATAAATGTCTTTATAGTTATGCAAAAAACCATGTGAAATTAGAAGCTCAAGCGTCTTTTCCGACAATCCGTCGATGTTCATACATTTACGACTTACAAAATGCGTAAACTGTGCCAACTTCTTTGCTGCACAATTTAGATTAGTACACATGAGAACTTTACTATTATCCGTATATTTAATTTCAGTAGGATCTCCGCAACAAGGACACGTAGTTGGAATTGTTAGTGTATTGCTACGAGTTAGATTGTCATAAACTTTAGGAACCACCATATTGCTTCGGTATACCGTAATAACATCACCAATTCCAAGCTCAAGCTGCTCAATGATAGAAAGATTATGGAGTGTTGCTCTTGTAGTTAATGCCCCATCTAAATCTATTTCATCAAAGATTGCGACAGGTGCGATTAATCCGCTTCTTGTTGGATTCCACTCTACATCTCGAAGAATTGTCTCATACATTTCATCAGCCCACTTAAGAGCCATACGACATCCCTCATGATGTGCGGTAACTGGTAGTGTCTTGGAATATGATTTCATACACATTTCAAAGATTAAGCCATCACAAGGATATTGATACCACTCTGGTTGCATACCTTCGATACAGTCATCAATATTCCCAGTACATCGACCAACAGTTTCAAATCCAAGGCAATCTAGATATCCGAGTTCGTCCAATTTAGAATCAAATAGTGCATTGTTATCATATAGATTTGATACACACTCAAAAACCACATAAGAAAGATTACGCTGCTTTGTAATATTTGTATCAAGCTGACGGAGACTCCCCGCGGCTAAGTTGCGAGGATGACTATAAGGCTCATCAAGAGACTCATTAATCTTGTGAAAATTCTTCCAAGAAATCACACATTCACCGCGAAGTTCAAGTTTATCGTTGTAATCAATATGCATTGGAAGATTGGTAATCATCCTTGCCTGAGCGGTTACATCTTCACCAATTTCACCATTGCCACGAGTCACAGCCTGAACAAATTCTCCATTTTCGTAGCGAACCACAAGTGTAAGCCCATCTAACTTGTAGCTACAATAAAATGGCTGATTGCCAATAAATCTTTTAATTTCATTAGCATCTTTAGTCTTTGCTGCAGAAAGCATTGGTTTACTATGCTTAACTTTCGTAAAACAATCAAGCACTTGCCCCTGCACCTTACGAGTAGGAGAATTGGCAAGCCAAAATCCTGTTTGATCCTCAAGTGATTTAAGTTCGTCAAACTTCTTATCATATTCTGTGTCAGAGATAGTCGGACGGTCTAAATTATAATATTCATCGCAATACTGCAAAAGTTTTGCCGTTAAATTTTTAATAGTTTCAATTTTATTCACTCAATCATCCCTCTACTCAGAAATTCGATCATTCTAGCTTTATTGTTTCGTAAATCATTTTTGTTCTTAGAAACTGTTTCAAGAACTTCATCTAAAAGATACATCAAACCTAATAAAGTAGTTTGATTAATTTCTTTAATCATCCATTTGCGACATTCACATTCAGTATGTTCTTTGTCAGTACATTCTGAGCGCTTTAATTCTAAATCACAATTTCTGCATACTGATTCCATATTTTATCTCCTAGCTTATTTTTTTGTTTATTTTAGTAGTCTGTTAAAACTATGGCTCTATTCCAGAAACTAATCTTCTTAACTTCATTATCCTGCACATCTTTATATAATACAGAGAACTTCTTGATTGCAGATCCCTTGCTTATTGCATATACAACGGCGACATCATCAGTAAACCTATGCCCAACCATCTGATTAGGTCTTGCGAAATAATAAATACCCATTATTTATTCCTCCATTTATTTACAGTATTTACAAGATCTATTATGACAAGGAGCCTCTGTATGCAATTTGTGCGACAGTTTATGAAGCTGATCATATTCACTTCTTGTCATGTTGTGTCCTTCTCCAAGCATATATAGTACAATATTTAATCTGTCCATGGCTCCAATTTGGATGCTTGGAGCGTATTAGACAGTATATAAGTGCATATCTATTAAACTTATTTTTCTTGCTTGCCATTTTTCTCCCTCAATTCATTTACAGCATCTACAAGCTCGTTGATTTTTGAAATAAGATCGTCGCCAGATACGCCCATATTCCAACTATAACTTGTCAACTTTTTAAGCTTTTTATATTGGTATGTAAAAGTATACTGGCCAATACGGTTATAGAAATAATGAAAATCAACATTATGCATAATTCCATATTCTTGACCTGCATGATAACCATGGCCATCGCTAGTACACATCCACAATACATCACCAGTGGCACGTACAGAGCTGATATAACCAATGGTGCCATCCTTTGTTTCAACATAATCTCCTACATGAAATTCATAATCCATACAATTTTTTCTCCATAAATTCTATTTTTTACTTGCCGTTATTATGGCAATCTTCACAAACCGCGTATCCTTTATATACATATTCGCTATCTACAATTTCATATCTGTCAAAAAATCATGCCTCAAAATACATATCACCTTTTTTAACAGTTTTTTCACAACAGCTACATGTTGCAAATTCTTTATTGTCTGTCATAACTTTACTCCTTGTCGTCGCAAAATACGTCCTTATATTCCATAAACAAATTATTGATGGCCTCTGCCATGATTCTGTGCTCGGTATGCGCTTCTTCTTTATAATAAAGATTACGATACCAATTAAGAATTTCTAAAGGCTTGGTCATATTGTACTCTTCAACTGCTTGCACAAAATAATTTTTAAGATCCATAAGTTACTCCTTATTCGTCTAATTTATCCTTACACTCTGGGCAATAATCTTTATTGCCATCTGCATAATGAATCCATCCTGCTTTCTTCGCCTTGTCTAATGCTTCATTGTAGCTATCTGCATATTCACTATGCTTGCCGCATTTATCGCAAATTCTATAATGTTTTTTTACAGTTTCAGTTTGAAGGAAACAAAGAAATAGCATGGAGAAAAGACATATCCACCACTTGTTGAAAACAATCGCAAGAGTAGTCCAGCAAATTACACATACACTATTTCCGATTGCCCATGCCCACCATGCACTCTTATTCATATACCTTCACTCCTTATATTAAAATGTAATTTTTATCATTCATCTATGTAAATATGACTCTCTTTAAGTTCCCATTCAAACTCTGAGAAATCACCGTCATCTGTCACAAATCTACCACGCAACAGATCCAATTCAACAATTTCATGATATCCGCCATCACCATCTTTATAATAATATGTATAACCGCCTGACGGATAACCATGTAACAAGTCTTGCACTTCCATATTTAACATTTCTTCAAAAGTTATATTTTTCATATACTCACCCACATATATTTAGCATATTGATTCTACATCTTTTGTTGTTACAAAAATTTGATATGCTCCAAATTTATCCTCTACTTTTTTTTCGTCTACCAGTTGCCAATCAATCGACACAATATTTGCCAGCGGGTACATTACCCCATAATTATCTTCTAAGTAACCATCCCTTTTAATATCAATCATCATATATTCTGGAACACTACACCGCAATTTTTCTACAATTCCATAATTATATTCACAACCAGTATGCTTATGACCGTCTACAGTAGTAAAAACAGGTTTAAACTTTTGAAGAGTCACCACATTCTTTCTAAATTCTTTTTTTAACAATCCCATACATTCACCTTAAAAATATATTTTTATTTGTTACTTAACACCAATTTCCTACTCCATAATTGGTATCTTTATTAAATTTCTGCTGGTCTTCAACCCATTTAATTAATTCTTCTTTATTGTAATATGTAATATTGCCTATAGTATGAGGAAAAATTAACATGTTTTCATACTTTCGCACAATTGGCTGCTCATAACAAGCAGTTAGACTACAATATCCAGAAGACGAATTTCTATATGGACAAGCATATTCACAACATTGGATCATAATATTCCTCCTAAAATTTTGTTTTATTTCTACGGCAGAATACAACAATGGTCAATACAGAAGCAATAATATGCTTTCATACTCCTAGTCCATGATTGGTGTAAAACGATTACGTTCATATGTTCGATTTTTATAGTCTTCAAAGCTAATAAAGAATGGACAGCTATTTGTGTTTTGACATCCACAACCTCCATAATTACAATGCCACCATTTATATTCTATATTCCCACTCAGTTCTGCATGGGGGCAATCCATTTGGTGCGATGGCATCTCATCTACTAAAATTTTCATAATTTATACCTCGTTACTTAGAAATAACCTGCTCATAATGGCGTAGTTCAACAATTGCTTCCTTGATTGCACAAGCAGGAGTTCCATAATAAGTGCATCTAGAGCACGAATATTCAGGACACTTCTGTAGTCTATTAATTAGATCGTTAATCATTTTTTTAACCTCCTACATTAATAAGTCGTTCAATATAATTTCTATCCTGTGAGAAGATAGGAATTTCATTATCAATTATCCACTGGCTTCTCTGTGTATAACCACAAATATTTCCTGCTTCATCGTACTGGGCAAGACCATCATCAACCTTAATGCAGCAACTACCACGCTTTAAAGTTGTAGCATAATCGTTCCAATTAATGCCCTTCTGGGTCATAAGCATGTCCTGAATGTTGTTGCAAGACTTGCCATGAAGATCCTTATGACTAAAGTTGGCCTGACCTACAGACAGGATGGAATTGCGAGTAGCGTCTTGTTGCCGCCATAGCATATAATTGCAAACCTCTTCCTTTGGAATTGTAAAGACTCGAGAATCAAACATTGCACCTTTGTTCATTGCAATTTCAAGAGTTTCAATATAAGAAGCATCTTTTTCCTCAAGGTGTTCTGTATAAAGTCGTTTAGATTGTTTTGAAATATTACGAGTAAAAGCTTTATTAAACGCGAGAGTAGCCATGCTTGCAGAAACGCTACACATCTTCTGTAGATTGTTTCCAAACCAAGCATCTGTAGTAAGCTCTGCATAGTCAACAAGGACTAGAGAAATCTCATCACTCTGAGTATAGCCAAGGACACAGCCCTGAATGTTCTCACAGAGATACTTCATAGTTTCCTGCATAGTCTTTATAAGGATGTCATCAAAGGGCTTTTTAAAACCCTTTGTAAAAGTGTGGAAGCTCTTCCCGTCAATGCGGGTAATTATTGGCATTCTACGAGTTAGATAATATCTGCTAATATTCTCGTAGTTGTTTTTCATTCTATCACCAAGTGTAGTCTTGTCCATAAGTTAATTCCTTTCAATTTCTTTCAAAGTATTAGTTGACGCATCATAAGTATAAGGCATTCCATTCGGCGCATAATAAGGAGACATATAGCCGCGTCTAGAATATCCAGTGCATTCATTAAAAAGTATATACACGATTTTGGTATTCGTATCATAATATAGGTCTTGCATAGCTGTTGGTCTCAAGCGACCATTAGTATCCTTTATATAATCCTTAGACCCGGTTGAGGCACATCCTGCTAGACATAGAAAAGAGATCGTCAAAGCAACAAGGCAAATAATTGTTTTAAGTTGTTTTTTCATTTTCTTTCTCCATATTAACAATCAAGAAATCATAAACGTCTCCCCAATCATCAATAATAACCGGTACATCGTTAACAATGACATCTCCAATTTTAAATCCATGCAACCAATCCTCTTCAAATACAAAGTAACCAATCCATTCTTCTTGGTCATGGAACACTTCTTCGAGCAAATTAATAACAATATCAAAAATATCTGTAATATAAAATCCACAAAAGTCTTCGCAAAGATCTTTTAGAGCACTATCAACTCTTGCCATTTTCGTATCCAGATTTTCAAGATGCTTCATAGTATTAATAAAAGCTTCCTTAGAGATCATTGTTTGCCTCCTCAATTTTTCTTGGATCTATTAGTTCAATCTTTACATGGCTATATTGGCCACCAGTGCAGTATATAATTCCATTTGTTATGGCCATTTCCAGTGATACAAATTGCAGTTTATCATACTTAGATATTCCATCTCCAATTTTATATCTTGCCCCATTTTTATCAACAGAAACTACAAACTCTCTGTATTTTAATATAGGATTATATTTAATCCATTCATTTTCTGTGTCGCATCTCGGACGTATTGTAAGAGGATAAATTGCCATAAATTACTCCTTAATATTCAACTTATAACCAAGCTCCTTTTCGAGCTGTTTCTTTGACACTTCTCGTTCAACAACTTCAAATGTAGCCCATTTGTCATTTGACGCGCAAACATTAAATTTTGTAAGTATTTTTCTTGAGCCCCACTGATACTTCCACTCTTCATCTTTTTCTTGTGTTATATTAGTAAGTGTAAGATCAATTTTTGGAAAATGAACTTTAATTTTGTCGCCGTTACTCGCATAGCATATCCCTGTATAATCAAGATAAGGAGTGCCATTTTCAACATAAATCTTTACGTCAGTTGGGGTAATATGGCTATCAATAATTACATTACTATTCATTACTTGTTCTCCTTTTATTCAACCAATCACAATACTTTTGACATTCTTCTTTTGATGTAAACCCAATATTTTTACCATATGTGAGTTGATCTCGCTTTTCAATAACATCATCACAGAACTTATCATATACAAACTGGATCCCAAAATCTTTATAAGAATAATCATTCCATCTGCTGTCACCAGTGCATTGATAACTTTTATCGAGACGATAATATCTTTCCGATGGATAATTTGCGTCATTAACTCTATATCTCAATGACTCAATCCATGTCTCTTCCGGTTCATACCAATAATCTGGCTGTGAACATGTGCAACTCTTGCTCGTGGTTGTCCCATCAGGCCAAGTCAAAACCCACTTCCTATTTTCGTCGCATTTGTCGCACTTAGGCTTTTCATGTGGTTTATTATATGCAATCCAAAGCTGAGATTTTTCAAGCGCATCCTTAAAGATATCGTCAATAGCAGTCTTATAAAATTCTTTTTCTACTTCTCTACGAAGATTTCGTGATTTATATTCCAGATCACTTTCTTTTCTTGATACTTCTAGTGATTTGTCTTCAAGCTCTTTATTGCGCTTCTCAAGATACTCATTGCGTCTTTTAAGCGATTCCATGTCACTCTTCAAAGAGTCTTTAGCTGCATCAATAAGCTTTGATTTTATTTCATCAAATAATTCATCTGCTTCAGACGGTTCCCACATAGGTTCTTCATAATCCCAATAACTCATTGCATTATCCTTTCTTAATAACCTTGAATACTTTTGTCATGGAATGGTTTCACTGGCGCAAATAATTCATAATTGTTTTTGTAATTGCAGTTTTTCTTAAACTGGCAATCAATCTCGCACCCATATACAAAGTAACTATGCTCACAATAGTCACAAATATTTTTTCTTAGATTATATTTGATTAAATATTTTGCTCTAGACACATCGTCATTCTGATGCTCATATTCATGTGCAAGGCACTTGTCATAATCATTGAAAACTTCTCCACAATAATCACATTTATATTGATCAACTTTTGTCATATTTTATCTGTCGCCTTCTTTCTACCACGTCTTTTTGGTGGCTCTTCTGACTTAATATCTGGTTTATCAGGAAGCCACATCCAATAAAGTACATTCATATATGTGTTCCAAACTCCATTCTTAATGGATACGACTTTGAATTTATCTGCATCTGTATAGCCAAGAACATCTACCATGTCTGGAGGGAGTTTATCTTTTGTACTATTCCATCCCATTGCGATTAATCCTTTCTAATCTCACATTCTTTAATTAATACTTGTGGAGAAACTTGTCCATTATATACGTTAATACCCAATGTACCAATTACATTAATATATGTCTCTTCTCCTGCAAAATTATTATTCATCCAATCAGACACTTCATTTGATTCATCGCATTTGAACATAACATATTTGATATTCGTGTCCTCGTCATAAATTTGAATTGTATCATCGTTCTTGCCGACAATTTTAGCATTATCATTAGATATATATAAATCTTTAATCAACCACAATGGTTCGTCTACTCCATGTGCAAAAGTTGATTTATATTTATCAAGTTCTTGACACCACGAAATTGATACATCTTCTGCATCAACAATGAAATCTACTACATATATTTTTTCAAAAGATACGTCTTTAAGATTTTCATTAAACCATTCTCGTGCCTTATTAATATCCTTTAATTCAACGCCATAGGCACTAGGATGTCCTTGTGCAAATACTGTTTCAGGGCATGATTCTGTCATCGCTCTAAAGTCTTCAATTGGGCAATAATCAAATGATCTACCACTACCAGCGAATCCATCATCCACTTTTCTCACAAGAAGTACAGGCTTATTAAGCGCTTCTGAGAGCTTGATCGCCACAAGCCCCGTATATGCAGAATCTAGCACTCCAGTCGCATCAATAATTGCTATTTTATCATCTGAATCACTATTTTGACTTATAAATGTTTTATATGCTTTGTCTCTAGCGCGGTCTTGTTTGCCCTTATAGGATTTCATAAGTCTAACACAATGCTGATAGATATTTTCTGCTGTCGGAAAATCATCACCACGTTTTGTATATTCAAAAAATTCAGATTCGTCCTCATAAAAAGCTCTTGCAAGAATTTGACGCTCTTCATAAGTTGCACTTCTTAAAAATGCATTAATCAAAGGAGTAACGTAGAATGCAATTGTAAATGGAGACACGATACATTTTGTAGAAAATTCCTGAGCATTAAGAATCTCTTTAAACATTTTATTGTTGATATTATCTATCCCATAATTAACCATCGCACGAGTATTAAATGATTTCATTGACATTACATCTGAAATGTCTGCTAATGCTACTAGATCAGTAAAATACTCTTCACAAAAATCATTCCAATAATAATCATCTAATGCTTGCAGAAAATTATATGTAACATGAGCGCCACATGCTTCCTTATTTGGATACCCATTAGATGTTTGGTTATTTACTACAACAGCAGGATTTAATTTGTCTGTTGACACCTGATGGTGATCAAGAACAATTACTCCAATACCATCGTTGATTAACTTTTTACATTCATCCACATCATTACTTCCTGCATCGGGAATAATCAATAATTTTGTGTTGTCTGGAATATCAAAGTCCCAAAATGCTAGGCCGTGTGACTTGTTCTGCTTATGCACAACAATTGATACTGGATAGTCTGCATCCATTAGTTTAATATATTGATACATAATTGTCGAACTACATACTCCATCTGGATCTGTATCCTGTAAGATTGCAATAGAATGATGATTAGAGAGGTGGTAATTGAAATATGTCACTGCATCATCTACATTATCTAAATTATTCCAATCGTCGGAGCAATTGTCACACAATGCTAGGTATTTATTATAATTTTCAATTCCTCTATTATTTAATACTGTTTTTAAAATATTTGTAGTATCATTATTGCCTATTAATTTATATTTCAAATGCATGCACCCTTTCTTTGTGATACCACTATATCACAATAATTTGGTATTGTCAAGTAACAAAATGGCTCCCAGTTGCCTAGGAGCCATATTTTTTTGATATACTATTGTGTTTTTATATGAAATGTATTATCTTTGATAGATTTTAAACAGTTCTGACATAGACATGCCATTTGCACGAGCAAGATCAACTGCCAGAGCACATACATTTCTTGGCTGTGACGCACCAATTGCTTTACTCATATAGTCTAGAAGAGTATTATATTCATCGTTGCAATGATCATCGCCCTCCCAACAAATAATATCACGACCATTAATCTTAATAAAATTATAAGGAGTTCCCATGTTGGATCCTTTAGTAAAGCTCCACCAGCCCCAATCGTCAGGCCATTCTCCTTCATAATCTTCCATGCGTTTCATGTCTTTCTTATCAATTTCACATACTTTATATTGATCACCAGAATATTTTGTAGCAAATTCTACATTAAGTTCTTTAAATGCTTTTTCAATATTACCACCAGCAAGGATCTCAATCTTCATTTTTCTTTAGGTTCTCCTTCATTACTTTAATTTGATTTAGCACATCTTTTCGATAAATATTTTCTTCCATCCAATCCACATAATCTGGATGCTTTTTATATACGTCTACAAGTTTTCTTCCAGAATACTTTCCAAAAGATAGGACATAATCTGGATCAAACTTTACTGGTTCATCAACAAAAATATCATTCAAATATTTAGGAATAGCCATATCAATATCCACACGACTACTTAGATAATCACATTCATGAATTACAACCTCCATGGCATTGCTTGGCTCTGGAAGAACTGTTTTACTCTTATTTGATGTTGTCCATTGCCCACTGTGTGCAGCACACATATCTGCAATAGCTTCTTTAATTTTCTTACTAATATCATGTTCTACTTTTGCCGTTTTGACCCATTCTGCCGCGAGAATAGGATGCTCATGAACTGTATAAGCGCCACCATCCCAACCGCACTTTAACGCATCATGGAAAATTGGAACGCATCTCATAGCGTCTCTTTGTTCTGGAAACTTAAATTTTTCTTGATTGCACTTTAAACTAAGTCTATAATTAAGAATTGCTCCAAACATAATAATGTGATAAATTTGCCCATGAGGGAGACATTGCGTTTTATTATGATATTTCCCTGTCGTACTACTAGGCATTTCAAAGATGTAATCAGGAATTTGCTTAATCATATCTTCACAATATAAACGCATTTCATCTGTTTCAAATTCGTCTAGTAGCTTTTTAAATACTGCAATCTTAATTTTGTCTGTCATCATTACCCTCCATCTTATTTTTATAAGAGTATTCGTCTACTATTTTTATCCTCATTTTAAATACGAAAATGATCAATAATCTTCATCATTAATATAATCAACAATTGGCCCCTTTCGCCCGCAATTGTCACATGTCGCATTATAGTCTGTTAGTACAATATGCTTAATCTCTTTCTTGCTCGGCTTAGCGATCTTAATAAAACATTTTTTACAGAGATCCTCACTAACTTCAACACAATTTCTTTTATACACTTTTAACTCTCCTTAATCACAATTTCTTCGTCGGCGTATCCGCCATCAGTTGTATAATGTATTTTTTTAATACCAAGGTCTTTGAGATAATTCATGCATGCAGCGCATGGACGAGATGGGGAAAGCTCATGATTTAGATTCTCTCTATATGTCCATACTTCACATTTGCTAACATCAATATCCATATATTTCAACTGCCCAAGTGCAGCAACTTCCGCATGTGTCAAATGAAGAGGCTCTGTATTTGTTGCAGAACAATCAAAATTTCTATATTTATTATATTTCTTTTGAATCGGTGAACTCTTTCTGCTATTAAAGCCTACACCTACAACTTTATTGCCACATGTGACAATTGCACCAATATGTACTCTTGGAAAACTGCTCATTTCAGAAGCGGCTTTTGCATGTTTAAAAAATTTTCTCTGTTTATTCGTCATTATCCTCACGCAAACTATATATATTATTTTTAATTAGATATTTAAATTTTTCGGGATTGTCACTAGGAGATTCTTTATTGTCAAGAATATGATCTTTATCAATAATTGCATATACTGGGATCCCATTTAAAAACATATTTGAAATGTTTTTTAATTGTTCTTCATCAACATCTTCATCGTAACAAAAAACAATCTTGACATTTAATCTTGTTAGCATCTCAACCTGAATTTTTGAGATCTTTGTGCCACCAGTACTTACACCATAATACCCCATGTCGTACAATTGCTGCACAAATTTTTCACTTTCACCGACCCATACTGTCCCTGTATGTTGAATTAATTTTATATTTTGAAATAGACCATACAAGATTCTTGACTTTGCACATGGTTCGAGAAAAAAATATTTAGACATTCCACTATCCGGGTCATATTCCATTCTTCTTGCTTTAATCCCAACCAATGTCCCAATTTCATCTCTAATTGGAATCGCAATTGAGTTTGTCATTGGGTCAAAAGATACTTCAAATAATCTTTGAGTTCTTAGACTAATTCCATCTTGTTCAAACTGCTTATTGCCGTAAGGGAGATAATAAGATAGAATTTTTTCTGAAATAGGCTTTAACGGAGTGTCATCAAAGTCGTCTTCTTCTGTCGCCATTTGCTGTAACATTTTAAGGATTTGAAGGGATTCTGGAACTTCTTCTGGCTCTTGATAATAATCTAGCCCAAATAAATTGCAACAGAACTTAAGAGCTTCAGGAAAAGAATAGTCTTCGTTATAACAAATCAAATCAAAGATATCTGTTGTTCTTTTACTGCTCGTCATTGTACGAGTGTAATTTACAACAGTTAAATTTTCATTTAAATAAATAACAATTGCTGATTTATTATCTCCAGTTTTATTTCCGCATGTAATATATCCACCATGGTCATGAATACTGTGGCATCCAATCTCCTGAAGAATCTCTGGCAATTTTTCATTGTCTAATATATATTCTTTTAAAGATTGTACATCCACAAATATTCACTCTCCTTCCTATGTGGACATTATATGTCAATAATTTTGTATTGTCAAGAGGTTAATTTAATATTTTATCAATGCGCTGACACATCGGCAGCATGCAATAGACAAATATCGTTAAATAAAGGTTCACCAAGAAGTTTCCTATCTTTCTGCATAGCTTTGTCAGATTGCTCCCATGCGAGATAAGGTCGCATATGCCACTGAATAAGCTGTGCTACATAAAGATGTTCGCAGGGCATTTCGTAGAATAAGCTATTGTATGCCCCACAACGCTCATGGGAATAATAATGCGCATCTTCTGAAGGATTCCCTCTTGCATCATAAAAGCTTTTCGTAAAGATTTTTCCCTCGTCATGTAGCATTGCTGCATGTCTAAGTTCAGTGGACGTTGAATGCAAAGATGGTGTGTTACTATCAATATATTTTACAGCATTCCAACAATGGTCTCCAAGAGATAAGGCATGATGAGAATTGTCTTGGTTAAAATCTTTCACTGATTCGATCCAATCTCTATCCCATCCTTTATAGTCCATCGCATCTTCAGAATAAACAACATCAATATCATCCCAACCTTCGTACCAAAAAGGTACGTTAAAGTTCATATACATACGTTTAATTACATGCTCTGGCACTTCCCGCTCACGCTGTGAATTGCGTTCAAGACAAACTTCATAAGGCGTTGCCATAAGAACTGCAATCTTCTCACAAGGGATTTTATTGAGAGACTTAAGAAACTCCATGCGACGCTTATAGCTAATATTACAAGCATCATAAATGGCGCTCTTTCCATAAGTCAGGCATCCTCTAATACGCTTGTGGAGCTCTTTAAACAAAACATCATTATCCGTCTGATGGTTCACATCTCCGAACATTTCCTCTCGAAGTGAGTCACTAGAAAAAATTTCTGCATCATATTTTGCTGCAAGTTTCTTGGCCTGTTCACTCTTGCCGCTGCCAGCCAAACCAATCATCATAAAGAATTTAGTCATTTCATCACCGATCTCTTTCTTTCCTCTTAAAAATCCACAAATAATCTACTAGCGCAAAATCTCTTCCATAGTAGTAAATGAAAATTGAATCTTCTTTTTCTGCAATATAAAGTCTACCATTATAACTAACGCCACATCTTTTGATATTCTTAAGATGTTCCCTACTAATTTTATCAACATCTTTCTGCGACATGCCAAAAACACCATTAGAATAAACTTCTATCCAGTTATTAAACTCAATCCCGTGCGACACAGAATCATAAAAGTGTTCCGTGTGCTCAACAACATAGTAATGATTGAAAAGTTTATTAATAAAGCTGTTGCTAGGCTTTAATTTCCGATATGTAAGCTCATCTTGGCACGTCCCATAAAGTTCTTTTTGAATTAAATCTTGACGAAGGTTGATCATTTAATCACTAATCTCTTTCTTAATTGCAATCTTCATAATCTCGTATAGTTTCAGTGGTACGCCATAAAAATCCATGAGATACATGTTCAGTATCTTTTTGTTTAACAATATGGTTTGCTATTGCTCTAGGATTTTTACTATCTTTACATAAAGCTCTACCAGCGGCAGAAATAGATTCATATTCTGCAACAACTTGTAATGTAATTGGGTCTACTGCATATATTTTCTTGCTTAATTTTTCTGGCCCAGCCGTTGTATTAATAATGAGACCTTTTGCTTCAAGTTTAGGTCTAATACATGCGTAATCATAATGATATTCTTTACATAAACGATCTAACCTTTCTCCTTGTTGATAGCGTTCAATAATAATATCAATATTTTCTTCATATGTTTTTATTCCACCTTCTCCACCAGCCGTGCAATTATATCCTTCTCTGTAGGCATTAAAATAATCAATCCAATAAATTTCTCGTTCATCTAAAATAGCATTATCACATTCTTCTATTTCTTCAATTGAAAAATTATCTATGCCATATTTTAAGAACGCTCGATATAATGGTAAATCTGGCTTACATTTACTTGAACGGATATGTTCTGACCATCTGACTTGAATAGTTCTTTCTGTTTTCCCAATATAACATTTGTTATTGATATTATTAGTAATTTTATAAATATAACCCATATTTTTTTGTAAATAATTGAATTTTATTGTATCTTTTACATTATTTATTAGCCCTCCTTATTATAAATTTACATTGTTTTGTATCCTATAATCGTTAATTTCTCTCTTAATAGCGATTAGCATAATTTCTCGTTGAACATCGTCTAAAAGATTATCAACATTTGGATTAGATTCTTCTATATGCTCTGCGCGGAACTTGTCAGCCATTATACATATTCTGTTTAAAGACTCTTTTGCTAAAACTCTTGCTTCTTCGAGAGAAAGATAACCACAAGTCTTAACATTTTTAAGATATTCTGCTTGCTTTGAAATTAAACAGTCTGCATAAGATTCGCCATTAATATATCTTTGTAAATATTCTTCTACCCTAAATAAGTGATGAACTTGCTTCCCATCAAATCCATATTTATCAATAATCTCAATTTTAGAAGGATATTTATGTTCCATTGCATGATATTTTTCCATAGCAATGCCCTTCATTGTCCTTACTGCTGCAACTTCATTATATCTCGCAATAAGTTCGTTGTTATCAACGACTCTATCCCACTGTTTCATATATAGAGAATTAACAATTTTGTATTTAGTAAAAAGAATTTCTGTAAAATTCAAATTACATTTTCTGAATGTTTGAAGCATAAGTCTGATGTCTTTCCAATCAGTATGCTCATCGTTATTTCTAATATGAGTGGTGCTTACAGGTTTGTGAGTGAAAATTATATCATCAAGAGTTGGAGTTACAATCAACTTTGTATCAACGTCAGAACCCTCATAATCAAGTCCATAATTGCCACTACCTTGATAGAAGATGCCCACAATTCTATCCTCTGGAAAGTATTCGAGAGCTTCGTTATAATGCTCTCGAACACCGTCCATTATGTATTTATCTGAATGATAGTTCATTCTTTCATCTCATTCTCCTTTAATTATTATGTTTTAGCAAATACTCGCGGCTGACATTTTTGAAACTATCACTACCATCCAAAGAACGGTACACAATACCTTCACGCATTACATCTGGATTCACCTTGGACTTGCCAGTTGCAAGCGCCTTAAGTTCCTCCATAGTGTCTGGCATTTGAACTTTTCCAAGAATGGGAACCCATTTCATGCCCATCTTTTCAATAATCGCTCTACCAATGATAGAATTATATCTTCCCCTTTCAGAATCTTTAAAATTAAAAACATATAAATCATCTTCCTTGAGCTTCAGAGGATTGCCCTGAACAGAACCTACGCCCTCGCCTTGAATGCATACCCATTTAAGCTTAGGAAATTGATTTAGGATATCCTTCAAATGCTGTTCGATATTGTACTTAAACGCCAAATCCCAATAGATGTTATGGTCATGATAACACTCTTGTTTCTCGTCCTGCTGTCTTACATTACGAGAACAAACATAAAACTCAAACTTATTACGACCTGTTCGTTCAAGTGCATAAGTACAAGAAGTGCCATCTAGCTTTTCTGTAGCGATATAAGTCTTGCCATCACTAATACGCCAAGGCTGATTTTCTACACGCTCTTCGTCTGTCTTTGAAACAAATGAAGGAAAACCACGAGGGTTATCTTTCTTCTTGCCGAAGAAGAAAAACATAACCTTACGCCCCCAAGAACGACGCATCATCCAACGTGCCCACTTCTTTTTAAAGATTTTCTGGTGACGAGCGGCCATAGATTTATATTTTGCATTAGGATCGCCATTGCTCTTACGAGCATTATCCTCTTGTACGGAATACTTAATTCCAAGAATATCGGTTACATCAGTCCCCTCTGAAAGCCCTACCAACTCTTTAAATGCAGACTGTGGCATGGCAAGGCCCTGACTGATACAATTAAACTTACCAAGCTTCATTGTCTTGACCTTAAAGCCTTTTGCACGAAGGAATTCAAATTCCTCTCTCTCAGGGACTTTTGAGTCAATCTCAATATAAACACAAGGATCGCCTTCATGGAATTCACCCTTCTTACAAATGAGATTCCATCCAAGTACATTACACTGTTCAATATTATCTGCACCATCAATAGGACGAATGTTGGTTACATGCTGGATGTATGCAAGCGCTCTTTTATTATTGATAATCATTTATTAAATCCTTTCTATAATTTTGTACTATCAATTAAGTGATCTCAATCTTTCAACGACCTTTGGAAGAATCACACAAGCATAATCAATTTCTTCTTCTGTATTATATCTTCCAAGAGATACACGAATGCTACTTAGTGCCTCTTCGTCAGACAAACCAATTGCTTTTAGCACATGAGATGGAATGGCATCACCTTCATTGCAAGCTGAACCAGCACTAATAGCAATCCCAAATTCGTCAGCCATCGCAACAACATCTGAACCATGTACACCATCAATTCTAAAGTTCAAAATACTGTCTAAATGCTGCTTTTTATCTGTTGCCCCATTAATTGTGACACCTTTTACATTCAATAAATTATCTTTAATCTTATTGGATAAACGTGCAATTTTTGCATTATTTCCATTCATATGGGTTGTCGTATCTTCTAGCGCAGCAGCCATAGCCAAGACACCAAGGACATTAGTTGTGCCACCTCTGATTCCTCTTTCTTGGCTTCCACCATTAATTAAAGGATGAATATGAATTCCATCTTTGATATAAAGGAATCCGCATCCTTTAATCCCACCAAACTTATGAGCAGAGCATGACAACATATCTACGCCAAGCTCTTCTACATTAATTTTCATATGAGGGAATGCCTGAACTGCATCTGTATGGAACAACATATGATTATCATGAGCAATCTTTGCTAGTTCTTCAATTGGCTCAATAACTCCAAGTTCATTATTTACCATCATACATGAAGCAATACCCGGACTAATACCGAAATAATTATTCTGCAATTCATTTACTCTTTTTTCAAATTTCTCTATATCAACCATTCCTCTATAATCGACCTTGAATTTATAGTCTGGATCAATAGAATGATGCTCAATGTTAGATGCTAGTGTAAAATCATGATTTGAAACCCATGAATTTGCTTCAGATCCACCAGAAGTAAAGTAAATCTCGTCAGGTTGTGCTCCAATTAGTGCCGCAATCTTTTCACGTGCTTCCTCGACCTTAATCTTTACTCCACGAGCATCCTCATATGAACTGTTTGGATTGTAATATTCGTCAAGATTGTCAAGGATAATATTCTTTGCGGCTTCACAAATTGGAGATGTAGCAGCGTTATCTAGGTAAATCATAATTAATGCACCTCGTCTTCTTCTACATCATATTCTTTTGCAATGCCGTCAAGAAACACCATCAAATAATCAGGATAATCTTCTACATTTTCATATCCAAGTGAGCCAATAATATTATAATTAAGATATCTCATCTTAGTGATAATCTCATATGCTGCATCTTGCTTACCATCGTTATAGCCCTTTTCATAGGACTGTCTATCTAGATTATTGTAATCCATTTTTAATCCATTGCCTCCTTAAAATTTGATGTGTCAATAATTTTGTATTCTTTAATCCAACTACATTTACTAAAAATGCTTTGTAGTATCTCTAAGCTGTCTGATTCAGCCCATTTGTGTTTTCCTCTATCCTTGTATATAATTATGTATTTTTTCATTTTCATAGTGTTACAACTCCTTACTTGTTTTATCATAAGCAATTGTAACACTATAATTTCGTATTGTCAACACTCAATTCTCATATTCCATTTAAGTGTTGCGAGTTCAACATTCTGATAATAAGGTGTTTCAACTCCGCAGTTAGGACATCTCACATATACTGCTCCATATCCAGTAATTCGCATATTGGGCGCATTCCCACAAAAAGGACAGGGTTTTAGCTCATCCATCTCAATTGTCCACCACATCAGTAACAAACTTCTTATATTCCCAATCAACGCACTGCTTATTTGCCATCCATCCAGTAGACCCCTTGAGACACTTGCCCTTTCGACTACAGGTTTCACAAACATGTCCAAGCTGTAGGTCGTGTGCAAGGTCTGCAATATCTTCTCTAAGTGCATCTGCAATTTTACGTTCTTCGTCTATTCTCTTATTGAACTCGTTATAAACGTAGGCATATGTTTTGTCTGCTACAGTAAGCTGCTCTGCCGCTGCCCTCAGTGTGTGACACAGTTTGCACCAAGACTTTTTGCCCTTTGTACAATCCTTATCAGAGCACCACTTTCTACGCTTAATGTCTTCTGCCTGTTCAATAAGATCCGTTACAATGTTAGCCATTTTCATTTTCTCCTTCATTATTATTTTTGTTTTTGGCATTTTTATCTTCATTTGTTGGCTCATGGTTAATATCATATCCATATATATCAAACCAGAAATCAACTAGATTTTTACTAATTTGATCACCATTTCGTGCATTTAGCTTTTCTGCAAAAGTACTTATTTTCATATATTTCAATTAAATGCACCTCCGTAAAGACTCATGTTTGTGGAATAACAGAAATATGTCCACCCAAGACGGCTATCATATAGCGCCTTATAAACTCCACTGCCCTGTTTAAAATTCGCTTGAAAAACAACCGAAGGCTCCATAATTCGTTCTCCATTCAATAGCCTTTTTGCAGCATCAATGCATCGCTCACTCGGAATTAGACTTGCAATATATCCACTTCGTGCCCCATGATATTGTCCGGGCTGATAAACAACATCAGTAATCGTATTAGGAAACTCAGGAGATGCAACACGATTTAACACAACCTCGCCAACACACATCTTCCACTCATCTGACAAAAAATCACTTCCTGCCTCTGCATATATTACTTTTGCTAAAAGCATCAAATCACTTTCAGAATATTGTGGCTGTGGTGCGGCAAACATATCTGGTTGATCTTCAGCAACCACTTCTGCAACTTCTTCATATGTAATAAGTTCATCCTCTGGATCCATAGCTGGCATTTCTTCTAGTGCCGGTGTCTCCGTACACTCTATGGGGATTTCTTTCAAAGGTTGTTTGCCGTTCATATTCTTACCATCATTAATCGAAATTGAAAATAAAATTAAAATAATAAGGCCAACAATGATAAGTAATTTTTTAATATTATTCATTTTTTTACCTCGCAATAATTTTGTATTGTTCAATCTATCGTTATCATATCATATATTTTCATTTTGTCAATTGTACAAATTGCACAAAAAAATGGGAGCCTAGAAAGCTCTAGACCCCCCTGTGGTCGCTGCCAATAATGGTCAACGCCAATGGAGCGGTAGACGAGGCACGATCTCGCAACAATCAGATTGGAAATCTGATGCTCTACCATTGAGCTACTACCGCATATTCTTACTTCTGTGTCAGCTTATTAAGCTCCCTCTGTGCTTTGTTGATCAGGTTTGCATTTACAACTTCACTCTTGGCCTTTAGCTTCGCAATACGATTCTCATAATGTAGTGCAGTCCTTGTGTTCATAATATATTCCTCCTAAAAATTAATATTTACATGGCAGCGGATAGAGGCTATGCTCCCCTACCTACAGATTCAAAGTCTGTCGTGCTACTATTACACTAATCCGCTATTTGGTTGCTGAGCTTCAGAATCGAACTGAATTGAGCTTGATTATGAGCCAAGTTGAGATGCCAACCTCCCGCCAGCCATAAATAACTCTGTCTTTATTCATCTAACCTGCACAAACAGGTAACAGAGCAGAAGATTATACCGGAGTCAAGTGGACTAAATTACAGAGAATAAATGGTGGGTCTGGGCGGTTACGCTCCGTCCGTAGTACGCTTAAAAGGCGTATATTCTACTATTGAATTACAGACCCATACTAGTTAAAAACGAATCATCGTGTTAAGTAATCCTTCCAGTTTAAAAAGTGCCAACCCCAAGCTCTTAGGCACTCTAATACCGAAAACTCTGGGAGTAAAGAAACTACATTCTTCACACATTGGATTCATGCAATGAGGATGCATACAGATATTTTCCATAAATGGTCGCATATTAATATCACGTTCCTTGCGAGTCTGATTTTCGCTTTTTATTTTTTACTTTCCTCGTAAAAAACAAATACATTACTTCGACCCCATAGAGATTCTTTGCCATCTGGGTAGAAACCAATTTATAACCTTCGTTAGAAAATGCATCAAGTGCCTCTTCTAGCACTGGGGTTGCATAATTAGAACATAGAAAAACCTTGTTTTCAATTTTCATCTTATTCCTCCATTATATCATTGCACAAAGAGAACCACACTCTTAACAATTTTTAATCTGGCGCGACAAGAAGGATTCGAGTTATATATATTCGTCTTTTACATGAATTTTTTTGTGGCACCAAGGACATTCAATAGATACTGTAATTTCTTGTTTGTAATCGTCCATAAAACAAATGTCAAAGTCTCTATAATATCTACCAGTAGGCTTTCTATAAGCATCTTCATTCTGATAGGTAAAAACGCAATCGCAATTAGGGCATCGCTGTGTAAATATAGGATTATCAAGATCTTTTCCTTTATTAATTATTTTAATTGCCATAACTATTTCTCCTAATACATATTTTAATGAGAGCGGCCAGATTCGAACTGGCGACTAAGGGCATTCAATAGCATATCCCTTCACGCTATAAAACTCTACCAACTGAGTTACGCTCTCATAAAGCGAGGATTCCAATCCTTCTTTATCATAACCAAATAGTTCAAACAAGAGCCTAGGTGCACATATCTCTTTTACTATTTGCTATCCGCTGTGCTACGTGATGGAAGTGACGTTACCTCGCTGGAGCAAGTAGTGTGATTCGAACACACATTTCCCCAAAGCGAACGTTTCCAAAGTAGCGATCTTTTTGTATCTCAGCTTTGTTAAATGAGAGAAGACCAATTCTTCCTTACTTGCATATAATGTGGAGCAGGAGGTCGGATTCGAACCGACGTGAGCAAAGCTGGCGGCTTACAAAACCGCTCCAATCGACCACTATGGGACTCCTGCAGATCTCTGTGTCTTTCCACAGCGCCAACTATGCTTTGTTTGGTGGCGACGCGCGACGTGCATAGCAACCACATTTTTCTAACGCAACTTGAATCGAACAAGTATCTCCCTCTGATAGTGAGGGCGCTTTCCCATTAAGCTATACGATAATATTTGGTGCTCCGCCCAAGCATCGAACTTGGAACCTCCCGATTATTGGCCGCTGCAGTAAGTCCTGCCCTTACATCTCTTAATCCGCGGTTAAGCAGTGTTGCTATTACACCATGCAGCGAAGTCGGGTGCTCTGACCAATTGAGCTAGCGGAGCATATTAATTTGCCGTCTTTCCGAGCTGTCACCGTTTCTGCCGATTTGTAGGGTTCGTTCGAACAGTTTAAGCAACTTATCCCTTGGTAATGATAGCAAGCGGAGCCGTGCATGACTCCATTTTATACCCATTCACCAGCTACTTTCAGCGAGTTCAAATTTAATCTTTCTCGATACAGGGAGCAAATCCTGCAACGGCTTTTATCCTTACTGGTTATCTGATATAAAATTTGCACTACTTACTACCATTTGGTGGGTCAGGGTGGTGTCGATCCACCTATTCCCGAAGGAGGCAGATTTACAGTCTGCTGCGTTTGCCGATTCGCTACTGACCCATATTAAGTTGGGAACTACGAGATTCGAACTCGTGTCTCCGGCAGTGTGCTCTTAATGTTTGCACTATTCTGTCCCCGCCAGTGTCTTAGCTACTTGACCAAGTTCCCATTTATGAGGAGAAAGGCATCTAGAACACCTAGCAAGCATAAGGCTCTCCTCTGTTGCCGACAGGCTTACTTGCAGACCCAAGATTTAATTGTTCTGCCTCGCTCATATTTGTCGCCATCCATATCGGCCATGAGCTTTGTCATTTTACTGTATGACCACAGCGCACTTCGTCCGTGCCAGACGACCTCCTTGCGGAATTGAACCGCTCTAACACATTACGGAGTTGAACCGCTCTAGCGCCTTGCGTGCGCCGTGCTACCATTACACTAAAGGAGGATGTGGTAGGGGTACCGGGATGTGCGCCCGGACGGATTTCTCCACAAGTTTTTGAGACTTGCGCGGTTGCTAGTTACGCCATACCCCCATATAGATGGTAGTTTAATGACTTGCCAAGGTCAATGGTGTTAGCATATATCTGTATATGTTTTATAATTTACAATATCTGATACTGTGCTATTATCTATGTGAAATCTTCTAGCAACTCCTCGTGTTCCAAACTCATTATCGTATGGAATATAATGTGTGCGAATCCATTTAACATCATCGTCTGAAAGTTTTCTGAACCCACGATCTGGGATATAGTTATCTGACAAATTAACTACATCATTTATTTCATAAGGGCATTCGTCTTCATAAAACCATAAACAACTTCTATATGAACGTGACGCTTCATAATGATTTAAGACTCTCCATAACGTTGCTTGTATATGTCTTTCTTTATTTTTATCATCAGCAAAAAACCTAGCTGCGCCAATCAAACTTGTGAATCTATATTTAACCTCATGGGTTTTTATATCAACTCCGTAAATAGTACGAGCATTGGCATTTTTGTCTTCTAAATAATTGCCGAGGATATCAACAGAATGGCGCATATTCTCTTTTGCTGTTGCCCATTCTAAATTTTCAACATGATTGTTCTGTTTATTGCCATCTTTATGATTAACTTGCGTTTTATTCAAAGGATCATCATTCTCAATAAATTGTCTTGCTACAAGCTGATGTATTCCAAATCCTTTTATTTCTCCATTCGTGCACAGACATACCATACAATATCCATTATGGTTGACGTGAAATTTTAAAGGATTTCCTTTTTGACTATATACAACGCCATTAGTATCAACTTCATAGCGCTCATACCCTTTAATCTTTTCTCTTCTATACATATTTGGCATCATCTCAATTGATAAATAGTGTTATTCATTAATGTGTTGGCATCCAAGGGGAGATCCCAACTCCCGACTTTGTGGTTCGTAGCCGCATACTCTATGCGCTGAGTTACTTGGACATATTATAAAACCATTTTATCTATATTTCTTGTCTTCGTTGTACTCTGAATGAAAGAAATACAAAAGAAACGTTAGCGAGTTGGTAGCGGAGACGAGATTTGAACTCGCAAGCAAACTTAATTGCCGATTGATTTTAAGTCAATTTCCTGTGCCATTCGGATACTCCGCCATATTTACAGGCAGTTTTCAGAGATACCCAGCTCTGCTAGTACTCAAAAGTCTGTCTATTTCACATTAGCCTATTTTCGTACAAGTATTGCTACCATTCAGCCTTGTGGATAACCTATGGCCATTGAACTTGAAACCAAACCATTGCTCAAGGATTTTGTAAAACTTTGTGGGCACACAATTTTAATTAATAATTATCTAAAAGCCCTCTTTACAACTTTAAGACTTAAACTTTGACGAAAAAATAATCTTTGAGCATTGATCTCTGAACATTGATATTTAAACTTTAATCTTTACAGTTGAAAAATATATGTACATCTTAATTTTAAGTCAATCCATATATTAGATCTTTTTTACTGTACTATTAGAATTAGTAAAAATATTGTTGAAGACCAATTTTTTTATTATTTCACATCAATGTATCGGTCAAAACCATCGAAGCAAGTCCGTTCTAGGTTTTCGAATGGCAGCAAGTTAGCTGCTTAATACTCGATATCAAGCACAGTTAGTGCGTTACTAACCGAAAGTGCCGCATCAACTTCTGTAATAAAACTAGAAATCTCGTTGTCAAGCTGCTCAATTGCATCCTTGACGCCAATAGGATCAATGATGTCATAAGTGTTATCCTTGATGTACTGAACGCGAAGATTCTTCATCGCTTCCGAATCAACAGCCATCTTAGAATCCTTCGGCTGTGCCTGAATGACACTAAGAACATAATTCTCTGCTCTCTTCTCAAGAGGATCACCACTGTTCTTATCAAGCTCATTCTTTGCTACAGCATACTGAGATTCAAGACGCTTCTTGAATGTGTTCTTGAACTCCATTCCATGGTTCTTCATCTCAATTGCGGTAGCAACTGTGTATTCAGTGTCACCAACCTTAACCTTCGTTACTGCATTAGATGCAACAACTGCCTTCTTGATTGCATTACGTCTTGCAATCAGATCAGACACCTTCTGGAAATCTGACTTCATGCTGTTCTTGAACTCATTAATAGTCACTCCATGAATCTTCTCATTGGAATGCTTATTCGCAATCACAAACGTACCAGAACAAATCGCATTATTGATACGTGAATCAATAACCTTAAGCTCTGCAAGCGCCTTGTGGACTGTCATCTGTTCCTTCGTTGCCATAATTCATAATCTCCTTTTAGTGATTTTTAATTATTAACTATAATTTTGTACTGTCTAGCGTGCTTACATATTACCACATTACTTGTCATATGTCAAGTGCATCTTGTGGTTTTTTCTTTTTATGTATTCAATCGGCTCAATCAATCAAGTTGGCTCTCTCTTGACTACATTCTGGATTATACCACAATAATTTCATATTGTCAAGGGGTATTTTCAAGAATTTCTACTGGAGTTTCAAATACACGACTGTTTAGTGCAATCAGATCTGCTCTAAACATATCAATTCGCTTATCAAAAGCACTATAATACTTCTTCATAAGCTTTTCCTTTGCAAGCATCTTGCCCTTCTCCTCGTCGTACACATCACCTTTCGCAAGCTTGACCTTAACCTTAAACTGCTTAGGCATCATGTACTTCTCACGAATCATATAACAGTCAAACTCATTGAGAAACTTATCAATCTTATTAATTGCATCAAGCTCAGTTCCTCTTAGAACGGCGAACGTTTCCTTCGTGTTTGGGTTGCTATAATACTGAATAGCCATTTTTTCTTTTGTCCTTTCTTTTTTAAATAATTTTGTATTGTCTTTTGACTTATGCTTGAATTATACCATATGTTTTTCTGTTTGTCAATAGCTTTTTTCGTTTTTTGAATCACATATTGACTTCTTTCAACTATGCTTGGATTATATCACAAGAATTGCTGTTTGTCAAGTATCAAATTCATCCATCTTGGCTCCACAATTTGGACAATAATTATCATTCGAGATAAAAACAGTTTCCTCTTCATGACAATGTGAACATTCCATTGTACTTTCTGTCGGAAATAGATTGTCCGGGTGATGAATCCAATGTGCATGCACTCCATCTACAGTTGGCGCTTGCATCAACACTCGCCTGACACTGCCTTTGTATGGCAGATCATTCGATAAACTACTTAGAGTCTCGTCAGCATCAATCAGCCGCATCTATAATCTCCTCCAAACCTGCAAATAGTAATGATCCATCTGAATGATCCTTTGGTTCAAACTTACAAGGCTCCATATTATTTAGCAAGTTACATTCTGAACCATCCCAAAAAGCATCATGATATGTACATTTGGCGCATTTTTCTTTATTAATATGTTCAGTCATCATTTCTTTCGCAAACAATTCTCCTTTATGCAAGCACTCTCTCGCTTGAATAGATGCATTGACCAACTCATCAATAAGCTGTTTTAGGTTATTCGCATCACTATACCCATCATAATCGCAACCGATGTCCCATATAAATTGTAACCATTCATCTACGCAATTTGGCTCACACATTTTACATCCTGTTTGTTCATCAATCCAATATTTCATTTTATTCACTCAAAATCCTTTCGGCAAGCAAATCACAATCATAACGCGACACAGCCCAATTAACATATTTTCTATGGCAATCGTCGCAATGATAATAAAAATTATCCATATCATCATATCTACAATTATCACAATAAATATTATCGAATGCCTTATAAATAAGATCGCTTATTGCTTCTTTGGTTTTTTTAAGTTCTTTTACTGGAACTACTTCAATATATGAAGGACAACTATCATCACAAAGAGCGCAATGTCTACCTTCTTCACATATCATCATTTTCATTATACCCCTTTATCTCATATTTTTCTATTAGTTCGTTTAATTTACTTAATCCCTTCTTAAAAATTAAATCGTTTTCATAAAGGAAATCACGTAGTGCTTCAAGTTCAGAGACAGGGATGGCCTCTATTGTAGGAAACTTATCAAGAAACGCTTTCTGCTTGAGGCAGTATTCTCTGACAGCAGCAACGTTGATATTTTCATTATCTTTATCAAATATAATTACTTCATTGACCATATCAGCATCAATTGGCCTCATTTGTTTAATCCTCCTCAAATCTTTCTTCCTAAACAATCAACTTCAACAATATCGTTGTCGAGCACACCTGTTTCATAAAGCATCTCTTCTAGCGCATGAAGCTCGTCAAAATAATATGCGAGTTTTTTCTTTAAGTTTTCTATAGCTTCTTCTTTTGTTTCGCCATATCCATAAATATTTGTTAAGTCAAAATTATGATATCTATCAACATCATTAAATAAATAACAAGTATGTGATTGAAACTTTTCCTTTCCATCATTATGATGTGCAATTTTCATTAACATAGTTTGCTCCTTTCGGCTCGTACATGTCACAAGCACTTGTGTCCTCATAACACAAATGCCCAAATATAAAAGTCATCCCCATTTCTTTTTCTTTATGGGTCGGATGTGGAATATCACAGCATAAATTCCAATCTCCACAACCAATATAATGCTTGCATGTCCCGCATTTGTCCATTTATCTTATGCCTCTTTTGTAAAAAATAGATACATAACTGTAACGCCATATATATTCTCTGCCATTTCAGTAGAAACTAACCTGAATCCACGATCACCCCAATAGTCCAGTTCATTATTAAGTGCTTCAGTTGCATAATTACTTACAATCACAACCCGATTATCAAAACTCATTTTAATAACATCCTCCATCTGGCGCATCTCTCTTATAAGATGTGCATCTTACTGGATCGCCATTGCATCCGACTTCATAGACACATTTGTGGCAATCTCTAATATTCATCGAATCTTTTTCCATCCACTTATTAATAGTTGCGTCATCAACACCAAGATAAAATCCATTATTAACATGACTTTGCTGAATAATCAACCCATTAATACCAAAATCGTTAATACAATGGATAAAAAATTCTAGTTCTTCCAAACTAACAAATGGATGTTTTCCACTTCGAAGCTGATTAAAAATTACTTTATTTTGCCCTTTTTGATCGTTGAGCCAATCCTTATATTCATTTGACATTTGTTGATTGCTCCTTTATAAATTTGTTGCCTTAATGTACTATAATTTTGTACTATAGCCAGTATATCGCATTTCTACGGTTTGTCAATATAGCAAGTTGTACAAACTACAGTTAATAATTTGGCGACTTTTATATAAAAAAATAACTCCCACTATATAGGTGGGAGTTTATGTATAATTAAATCAATGCATTGCTAAATATTATTTAATTAATACTATCAATCTTAAGACTACGTCCAAGAATCTCACCTTTGTTGGCTTTACATTTTCTTCTTAAGCACACCAATTTCTTTCCAAACATTTCCGTCCATATCTACTTCAAAGCAGATCAAATCATTCTTAGAACCAACTCTGTTCTTTACAATTCTTAATCCAACATAATTTTTATCATATCTTAAATCATGTTCTATTGGTTCTCCCCAAGTATCATCTTCACAGACATATATATAGTTTTGCTTATCATCTGCTGATAAATGCTTCCACATTTGCATTTGGTCAGTAACATGCATCATTCTCTTTGAACTTGCAATCTCCTGAGAATTTAGGTTTTCAATAGGGATATCATGCGCCGAATCTGTAAGCTGGAAGGTGCAAATACAATACATCTTTGTTTCATGGATCCACTCTGTAATTTTTGTAGCAGTTGCGGCTAACTTGGCAAAATCCTCAAGTCCAGAACATTTGAGTGTATCGTATGCTACACCATCACATTTGTAAATTGTATTGGCTTTTTTAATTTCCATTTCAAGTACTTCATCTTCATAGCAAGAGCCGATGTTCTTAAACAAGAATTTGCCACTACTTTCAGATTCAACCCATTGCATAATTCGTTGCACCTTACGATATTCAGAAGAGGTTTCATAAATTCTCTTTTTATAAGACTCTTCATCTTCTGTATACACACCATTATCATCCATTTGTCTATAGATGTACTTTCCGTTATCATCTTTATATGATCCGAGTGCAATTTCTCTTTCTGGTTTATAAATATCTTTAATTCCATGTAGCTCTTGAATCTCTGGAGAATTAATGCATGTAACTAAGAAATTCAATTTAATGCTCTCTGCCGACATTTCGTTTGCAAGCAATAGAATTTTTTGCTTTTGAACAAGGACTAGATATGCGATAAGATAAACGAGATTTCTACCCTTACCGCTATTGCTCAAAGCTCCTGTCATCAAAACGTTTCCGGGAAGCAATCCTCTATAATACTTCTGAAGATATGGCCATGGCCCAGCAACGCCCATAGATGGCATGCATAGGAATTGATCAATACATGAAACTGCGTTTTCTGTAAGAACAACAGGTTCATCAATTGCTTGTACTTTATTAGCTACCTTATCAATTCGGCCACGAACAATTCTACAAATATCATCTGGCGTTAATGCATTGAAATTCTTAATTGCCAAAATTTTTGATACATCATATCCAGTCTCATTAAAAGCCCTTAGCAATGAAAACTTTTTAAATATTGAAAGATAATTCTTAATATCATGAGGGTCGCTCATTGCCATTAATTCTTTAATTGTCTTATATCCACCATACTGTCTATATTGTTTAAAACGCTCTTTAGACATGCTACAGAACGTATTAATTTTCAATTCGGTAAAATCTTCAGAATATGAAACATAATAATCAGAAAATAACTGATAAAAAAACTCACATGCCTTGTCCGAAAAATCATATTTTGGGACAATTGAGGTTCCATATGTTAGATATAATGTTGGCTCTTTATAAAATGATCCAACTACCAGCATTTCGGACTGGCTATTAGTTAATTCAAGTTCCATATTTTCACTTCCTATCAAATTAAGTCTTCCAAAAGATCGCTAATATCCCCTAATCCATCATTCTGTTCAACTGCTTTAATTTTACTATAATCAATGTTTACACTCTTTTTAACGCGATTTTGTTTCTCTTTCTCTTCTGCTTCTTTCTTTGCTTTTTCCTTGGCTTTTGAATATTTTACATAATTGCTCATTAAAATAGCAAGATCATAGTTAACTCTTACCTCTCCGTCAATCACCTTGCCATGATGCTTGTTCCATGCATTCGTTTTGTCTAGTTCTTTCTGATAGTCCTTCCACATATCAAACAATGTTTCTAATTCAATTGGCTTGCACCGTCTTCCATTATATTTTCCAGATTGAATATCTGCAATAATTGACCAAAAACGACGACTTAATGCCCCAACATCATAATGTACAATCAAATACTCATTAAATTCGTCTTGCACAAAACGATGCATTAATTTCTTTTTTGCTTCTGATTCTAGTTGATCTAAATTCTGTAAGGCATCTGAATAAATGGACGAGTACCTGTTGTTTTTTAGTACTCGCCCATTACACATTGTTTTAAAACATTCAGTATGATAGCTTTTCTTTTTGTAAGAAACCATATGCATATCATTCTTTGTCAAAACAATATCTTCCCCACAGAACGCGCATTTTCTAATTAAAGTGGCGTTCATTTGTTATGTCTCCTTACTGTGAAACTACTTCAAGAATCTGGTTTAGAATAGCAATGTCTGTAACCTTGGCGAACTGGTCTGGAAGACCTGCTTCCTTTAGGGCAGCACGTTTGGCTTTCTTGTCTTCAGGAGAAAGAGATGACAGAACTCCCTTAATTTCTGCCTTAAGGTTCTTGCATTCTTCGTCTTTTCTAATTTCCACATCCAACTCGTCTGTTTCCATTAGATCCTCTTTATGTGAATTATAATAGTCTTCCTTTTCTTTTTTCTCCTGCTTTGATTTGCTCTCAATATATTCGTCTGTTGCGTCATGAGACTTAATAGAATTCTTAATTGCATCCTTGACAGTATCAATATAATTCTTTGCAGAAACTTCTACTCTGTCAGCAATATCTTCAAATCTACCACCTGCATCAATATATCCATTTCCACGAAAGTACATCCATCTGCTAACACCATCTACATGTCCATCAGTAATTTCTCTTTCAATAACACCCATCATACAAATATCTGCCTTGTTAGCAAAAATTGAATCATAATCTGTTGAAAGATTAGATGTAAGCATCTGATATTCATCGCCATTTTTCTCTTTAATGTCCTTAATCTTAGTGTGGCCAATAAATACTAAGCAGTACCCACTGGATTCTAGTCTGGTAATAACAGAATTAATTAGCTCATCCACTTTTCTACGCCCAGCTCCATAACCTCCAAAACACGCATTAAATTCATGCTTGGTGCCAGACTTCTTATAGTCAAGACGCACAATTTCCTTTTGAGCCATAGAAATCCATTCGTCAACAGTATCAAATGCAATAATAGAAAACGAATTTTCGTCCTTATTTTCTACTAGTTCGTCAACGACTTCCATTAATGTAGACCAATCTGGGCAATCAGCAACCATTAGATTGTCGAGAGCAAGATAACCTCTCTCATTTCCACAGCTAATCAATAGACCATGACTCATGTCGCCATATAATTCTTTAATTAAATTTGCAAACAATGTAGTTTTGCCCCATTTCTTTGGCGCTCTCCAATAGTGGCGATAGTTAGTAATATCTACTGTTACCTCATTTTTCTTCCATAAAGCCATAATAATATCAGTCTCCTTTACCTTTTAAACTATTTATATATCCATCTAACTCTTCTTGTGTGATATATCCTTTTTTGATTGCATCTTCCGCATACAACCAATGCAATACCTCGCCTGTTTGTGGATGTTTATGTGTATAATTTTGTTTGCCTCTACAGCACTTTGTAATAGAGCTTGGATCAAATCCATATAAATTTTGTACTTCTTTTGCTCCCCAAAAAATTTGATTTAATTCTATACAATATATTCTTCTACACTTCCACCAATTACTCCCTTTACGAGAATCACTCATCTTTTGCTTTGCTTCTTCTGTGTGATGTTTTCCGTACATTGGATGATTGCTTGAATTTATAAATCTTTCTTTTGCTTTTTCTGATAGATTCAATTTTTGTTCATCTGACAATTTTTTACCTAAACTGGGATGTTGTTTTCCTATCCATATATGTTTGCCTTTAGTTGTTGGATTTGCCCAATATAATTTATGTTTTTCATACCATTGTTTATATGTTTCTTCATCCATGCGTTCTTTTGGAGAAACTTTAAACTGGGGATTATTCTCGCCTACTAATCCTACTCTTCTATACATTGGATGATTATTTGGATCTGAAAGTCTTTCTTTTGCAGCTTTTGATATCTTTTTTCTTGTTTCTTTACTTGGAGTCCATCCTTGCGTTGTTCCTCCACCATAAACAAGATTATACCAATTGTTAGATTCAACCGCATTAAAGAAAACACTATAATTATATTCCTTTTCATTTAATTCTTCTGCAGAATAAGCAATATCAATTACATTTCTTACAAAATTTTCTTTTCCATATTTGTCAATTGCTTGTTTAAATGCTGCACCACTACCAAGATATTCTTGCCAATTTCCATAGAATTTTCTTTGGCCTAAATATCTTTTGCCATCAATCAAATTCGTTGTGATATAAATGAATCCATATGGATCTTTTACTTCCGTATATATTGTATCTTGTAGCCCATCAACGGAAGAATTCATTTCTTTTAATTCTTCCATCTGTCATCACTTCGCTGTCTATAATTTAGTATTGTCTAGGGAAGATTTAATTCTTCCCTAGACTTATGAATTCTTACCATGGCTCATCTTCATCGTCCGATGCATCGTCTCCCCAATCATCATCCACATTGGATGCTGGCTCTGTCTTACCAGTGAAATCCTGTTCTGCTTTCTTTGATGCATTTACCTTCTTAATTGCCTCATCAATTGCCTTTTCAGTATATGTGTCTTTGTCAATAGTTGATGGCTTTGCACCTGTAATAATAAGCTCTCGATGAGTCTGTGCAAAAACTCTCTTATTGTCCATATCATTAGATTCGCCCCAGCAATCATCATCTTCCTCATCATTCACGTCTTCAACATTATTAACAACATTGATATGCCCATGAACCTGAATGGAATTATAAGGCTTTAGCCCACTGCGCATCTGCTTTGCGAGCTTTGCATCTTCAATAATAAATTCAGCAGACTCAATAGAGTTATAATTTACAATCTTTGCATCAACTACGAATCGACCGGTTGGTTTGTCGTTTTCTCTTTCCTGATCAATACCAACAAAAACAATCGTCTGCGTAAAATCATGAGCGGGAGCATAGTCCTCCGCATCAAAGTCAATATCTTTCTGACATAGAGAAACCTGTGTTGGAACAAACTTTGTGGTACGAGAGACTTCTCCATCTTTATTAGTATAACTGCCAAATTCTAGATTCCCTTTGACAAAAACGGAATCACCATCATTAAGATTCTCATTAATATATTCACATGCATCATATTCTGTTCTATAATGATTGTCATTCTTGAGCTTTCCATTATCGCCCGGAACTTTCTTAAGCCCAGTCAGTACACCAATCATACGATATCCCTCTGGTGCATTCTTAATTCTATCCTTCCAAGCAACGGCCTTAACGTCAGTCTTGCCATCTTCATCCTTCTTACTAAAATATACCTTATCGCGCGGCATACCATTAAGCGAAGGATAAATTGTCTTCTTGTCTTCATATTCTACGCCAAAGTTAACCATACGGAAATCCTTGCCTGTCTTGGTCTTCTTTTCTGTATAGAAGTTATCCTTCTCTACTCCGCTTACAATTCCTCTAACCTGAAAGGTTCCCTTGGTTTGTGGAAGTTCAAAAAGTTTGTTTGCCATGTCTTATTAGTCTCCTTTTCCTATAATTTTGTATTGTTTAATAAAATAAAAATTAATACCTATAATATCTTTCATCCATGACCACATTATAATATGTGTATTTATCTAAAATGTCTTTCCCTATATTCAACATATCATTTTCGTGCTCACAGCATGGACATTTCGCTTGTATATATAAATACTCAATATAATTATTTCGTTCATCAACCTGAAAAATTGTTCCACATTTCTGGCATTGAACATTGACGCTCTCTGATTTCATTCATTATTCATCCCCCTTTCTTAACAATTGAAAAGACTATAATTTTGTATTACATCTCATTACGATTGCATTATACCATAATAATTGTGTCTTGTCAAGCTTTTTATCAGAGAGCGAAAAATTTTATATTTCGATTTTAATTTGCATGGACTCCCCTTTGATCATTGCGTAATTTCCACTTACCTCAATGTTTGTAATTTCATTGTTCCATAAAAAGATTTCATTATCTTTCAATTTAACACCAATCCTTTCTCCATCATCAATAATATGGAAAATTCCCCTAATTTTTTGATTTCCATACCAATCATGATGTATTGTTATTTCCCCATTCTTACCATTTAGATTATGTAAGTCATTTACAATTTTCTTTTCCATAAAATTATGTCTCCCCTTTTGTAATGTAAAATAATTTACCTTTGCTTCTCTCTTATACAAAAATTATACAATAAAAACGTATGTTCGGCAACTACTTTTTAATTATAATTTTGTATTGTTGAACAAAAGAAAATTATAGACCGCAATAATACGGCCTACACCAGACTTGCAAACTTGTTGGCAATAACATCAACATATGAATTTAACTTGTATCCATATTGCTGTGCCAATGCTTTGCCTTCCTCTGTATATAAAAATTCTCTTAGCCCAAGATTATTCTTTTCCATTGCTTGTTTAATTTTATATAAAAGCCCTGACGCCGCAATTGTCTTCATAGTAAGCAATGGCAATCCTACGTGCTTCCTATATGTCTGAATTCTTCTATATACCCAACGGAAAAACTTATCATCAGAGTCTACTGTATACGCATTATCCATTTCCTTGTATAAACAATCGTCTCCAATTAGTTGTTTAACTCTAACAGTTACCCCATAGCACATATATTCTTTTTCTGCAAATGCCTTGTCTAAATAATTATACAATTTTGCAGATAACTTTACTTTTCGTCCGTCTTCAAAACAAATATATTGTTTGTCTTCACTTATCATACTTCTCTTTAACGCAACAATATCTTCCATGCTTTTTCCACTAATGCCTTCCCATAGTAACTCCAGCAACGCCTTGTCTGTATAGTTGTATAATTCGTCTTCTACCTCGTCAAACTGTTCCCTTGTCAAGAACTTTTGTTTAATTATATTTTCATCAAGACATTCTTGCAGCATGGCCTTACTAATATTTGAGTAATTGTTTTCCATGCCAAAACCATAATGCATACAAAACGCTGCATAGCTTTTTAAATACACATTGTAATTCTCAAGCACGTGCACAGATTTCGCTTTGAAGCAACGATACATGGCCAGTATTTCTTCAATTGCAAAATTATTGCAATCTTTTTTATTTTGTATTTCATATTTATATATCTTGTTAAACATTCCAGTTAATGAAGTTTCATTAACGACTCTACTTCTCTTATAATCGTTTATGAATTGTATTTTAACCTCCTCATTATAGAACACATAATCACACTCCTTGTGAGTTTTTCATTTCTTTTATATTGTACAGTACAAAATTATAATTGTCAAATCTTATTAAATCATATCATTCAAAATGTTCGCTGCTTTCTGTTTTTTGTCTTTAGACATACTTGCATATCTCATAGTAGTAGCAATATTTTTATGATTTAGCACTGTCGCACAAAGATAAATATCTCCTGTTTTCTCATACAGATTTGTTGCACAAGAATGCCTTAGCACATGTGGAGTAACATGCTTATTTGTAACATCTTTACTATACTTCTCTAGGATCACTCTAATTCCATCTCTAGTAATTCTTTTCTTAAAACTAGAAATAAACAGCGCATCGGAATCTGTCATGCTAAAATATTTTTTTCTATCTTGAAGCCACAATTCGATCTGTTCTTTTACCTTGTCGCCAATAAGAATGTTGCATGTTTTTCCTCTTTTTTCAATTACCTTAATGGTATTATTTTTAAAATCAATATCGCTAATATCAATTTGCGTAATGGCTGAGACACGAAGTCCAGTTGTAAGTCCAAGCATAATAATCGCCAGATCTCTGTTTTTCATTTTTGTGCTTGCAAGTTTGTTAACATTGTCCAGCATTGCCTGAATTTCTTCTTCTGTCAAATAAGCAACGTCTGGTCTATCTTGAACTTTTGGACGCTCCGTTCTCTCCATTGGATTATTTGCAATATAGTTATTACTCTTAAGAAATCCAAAGAAAGTATTCAGCGCAGACCATTTTGTCGCACGAATGCTGTCACTTGTATTATAATGCCCATGTGCGCTTTCTTTATTCTTCATTGCCGCAAAATATTTGTTAATATCTAGCGGAGTAACTCTCTTGTAAAAGTTATTTGGAATGTCCCCATCATTCAAGAATTCTGCAAATTCCCTTACATATGCAATATATCTTTCAACTGTTGTATAAGATTTTGTTGAACACATATAATAATAAAATTCAGAAAAGATTTTAGGAAGTTCTTTCAATTTTCCTTGCATTCTTTTAGTTGACGCAATTTCTTTTTCAGTTCTGCCTGTCATTTTTATCCCTCCTTAATTTTCTTTTTTCTCCATTTTACAAAACCAACTGTAATAAGAGCCCAGAGTCCAATAGCTCCATTAAAGATCGTCGCTACTGCCATAAGAGAAATGTACCACACCCACCCAAGTCCAATAACATCTGGTTTTGCCTTATAGCAATCTTCTCCGTCTTCTACCCAGTGATAATATTGTTTGTCATTTTCATATTTTTCATTTGTTTTATCTACGACTTCTTTTGTCTTAGGACAAGTAACGCAAATAATATTGTCTGTAAAAGTACTAAGCGGAAACTCAAATTCACACATAGCAACATTACTACGAATGCGACAAATATTAGACTTTTTGTTATACTTGACAAATGTAACTTCAATTTCTGGAAAAAGTTGAACGTTTGTCTTGACAAAATTATTGCATTTAAATTTTGAGCTCGTATAATATCTTACGCCATTATATTCAAAATAATCACACATGACGCCATTATTCATTTACGTTACGACCTCCTCCATGATATCAATCACTTCACTAAGCAAATCAATACATTCTTCAAGCTGTTCACAGCATTCTTCTGCCTTGCTATACCTATCAGTTCCTTGTAAATTTTCTGGCATATTATCCAAACATTCTTGTTCCTCGTCACAAATATCTTGGATACGATTACTAAGTTTTTCAATTTCCGTGGATAGAATTTCTATTTTTTTTCTGCGTTGGTTGTTCATAAGAAATACCTCCATTCAAATACTATAATCATTTCTTTACTGCTATTATACTGCTATAATTTTGTTTTGTCAAGACTGTTCATCAAAATATATTTTGTGTATAAATAATATTCTGTCAATTTATTTAATTGCTTTTTTTAAATCTATCCAATCTGACTTTACTTCTTCATATTCATTACGATCAACAACTTCAATTGCAGCCCAATTTTGCACTCCTACATCAATATTCCATCCTTTCACTTCCATTGCATTTGCAATCGCGAAGAATCTATCTTCTTCTTTGTCGTTATAAGTAAATTCTGCAAGTCGTTGTCGAAAAGCTTTTTTACCTACATAGTGTATTTCCATATTAATCTCCTTTCAATAAAAAAAGAGGCCCGTTATTTACGAGCCTCAACTCCTAGCAATCTTAAGCCCAAGTTTATAATGTTCAATATTTCTCTTAATAGAATGCTTTCTATTCAGCAGAGAAAATGCAAGTTTATGTGCCTCAATTTCTTTTTTAATTTTATTCTTAATGCCACAAATCATATCACCAAACTCACATTTCCAGCAGCTTGTATAATCAAGCGAATCTCCACCATCCATAGTATAAAACCACTGATTAGAGTAGAAATTTAACCGATGATATTTCCCGCAGCTATCACACTTTCTGTAATACCATTCCCATCTCGCTTCGTCTTTCGGAAGTTCCGTATAACAGTAATCGTATTCATCATACTCTGCATCTTGTGTTGCCGGAATTCTCCACCAATTTTTCATGATTAGCCTCCTTTACTATACATGGAGCGGCTCATTTGCCTTTTCAACAAGATTATATTCTTTTGACATATAGCTATACATACCTCCAAGCTCTAATTTTCATATTGGCGTACTCAACAATCTCGCAACATTCTTTGTTAGTGATTCCATCGTCAAATGCTGCATGTTCTTCGACAATTTCTATTAGTTCATCAATGTCCTTTGCTTTGTCAATTTGTTTAATATAATATTCCATCCCTCCACCTCTACTAAAACCAGCAATCATACTTTTCTGCGATATCATTTGCTTCCTCAAAAGAGGTTGCGTATCCATAAAATCGATGACACCATTTATTTGTTTCCTTTTCTAAATCTTCATTGCTGTCTAGCGGATTATCTTCTTTCCATGTTGTCCATACAAAATCACAAATCTTTGCTGTTACAACACAAGTATCTTCATTCCATATAAGGATAACCGGCACTCCAGTAACAGGACATTGAAAATCAGCACTTACATAAATCATTTTTTTCTTCTTCCTTCTTAAATTTTCTTCCTACGAAAAGTCTTATTGCCAATTAGCACAATATGTCCTTTCTCAATCTTCCTCATGAGACTATTAAACTTCTTTTCATCTGTTTCTGTTGTGTTGATACCAATGTCACCAATGTATTCAGTGTGTAGAATTTTATAGCACTTGTTCTTAAGCTCTGACATCATTTCCTTTCTTGAAACTGGATTATTATTTACATAATATTGATATTTATTCATTTATATTCCTCCTTAATTAAACCATTTGATTGTAGGATTCCCCTCAAACCCTTTTTCCCAAATGTACCAACAATATGCTACTGCTGAATCAGCTTTGAGGTTTCCGTTTTTGTCCTTTTTAAATTCTCCGTTTTTGGCACAGCCAATACGAGAAGTAGAAACATAAACTGTCTTAGGCGGATATTTCTTAAACAGTTCTCTTCGTCCTTGACCTTCGAGGAATGTTAGCTTGAGAAACATAGCTACCTTATGTCCGTCAGTTACAATATCCATTGCATGTTCTACAAATTCTTTTGCCATGGAATATGGAGGGTTGGAAACAATGTCCACATCCATAGGGTTGTCCATCTCAAAGAAATCTACTCCACCAACTCCATATCCTCTATCAATCAAATCCGTAGCAAGAACTCTGTGTCCATGATCTTTAAGAACTTCTGCAATATGCCCTTGCCCACAAGCGGGCTCCATAATAGTTTTACTAAAATCTTCAAGCTTAAGAAGCATTTCTACTGCACTAGGTGGCGTAGCATAATAGTCGTTTGCCTCTCGCTCAGTCTCGCTATGATTGCTTGCGCCATGGCAAGAATAAATTGCTTTACTATTTCCTGTCCAATCCTTAGTTGCCATAAATTATGTCATTTCCTTTCTGTTATTCGTTAACCAGGATTACTGTCTCACCATCTTCAAACTCTTTCCCACATACATCACAGAAGCGGCCATGTGGATCGTCAAAATTCTCTGTTGCGTCAAACCATTGCCAATAATCAAATTCTGCTTCCTTGTATGTGTCATTTGCTTTATGACATTTTCTACAAATAATCACTAATACCACACCCTTAAAATAATTTTGTATTGTTAGTGCTGAATAAATTTAACTGCTTTGATTCTCTTGTCCCAGCATTTGCGGCAGCTACTGCAAGTGATTGTTTTATCCTTTTGATTCGGGCAACTAGTAATTTCTTTTGGGAATTCAGGATTCAGAGTTTTGTCTTTAAAATCCACATATGCAATAGGAAGACCAAACGGATTCTCTACCTTCCATCCAATATGCCATGCAGAGAAAATAATATTGAGATTGTTTGGCAGATCTCCGTTCTCAGTAAGCCACTTGTTCACAATGTTATATTTTTTCGTGAACGACATGAACTTAATATCAGGAAATTGCCTTGCAAGTTCGACCATTCCACAGAAGAAATCATAATCGGGTACATCCCCAGCATCAAAGAATCTAAATAGTGGAAGCGGATTATGCTTCACCTTAAACACAACCTGTTCCCAAAAATCCTGCGGGTCTGTATTGTACAGTCTGAGATTTCTTGTATATGCAGCCAAAACAGAACTCATTTGCTGCGTTCCTTTCATACAATAGCATCCGCCATGCTTGCAAGGTGCATCATCACGGCACGTACAAGTCGGGAAAGCCAAGTCATTGCAGCATCCACCGGTCTTTCTGTTTGATGTACTCAGATGCACTTCATCTGACTTGTTGGCAAGATAATCAACATACTCTTCTTTAGTCAAGAATTTCTTTTCTTTTGTCATAATATTTCTTCCTTTCTATTATGCAATAATTTTGTATTCTTGTCAAGTAAAAAGGAGCCCTGCGGCTCCATTATAGATATTTAATATAATCTTCATCTTCATCATCCCACAACTCAAACCAATCATATGGATCTCCACAACTGCTTCTGAGTTCTGTAACTTTATGTTTTTCTGCAACTCTTTTCGCAAGTGATTCTATTTGTTGCTTATCACCTTTGTTCAATTCATCATAAACATCATTATCCTTGTCATATCCCATGAAATGTACCATTACTTTGCCTCCTCGTCTGCCTGATTTCTGTTATACCATTCACGCAGATAATCCTTATCAAAGCAATCTACTTCCCAAGAACCATCCATGAATGTACCATCATCTGGAATAGGAATAACCCCATCGTCATCTATTGCGATTTCAATTGCCTCATCCAATGTACTAGCCTCTACTTCAACAGTCCCCATCATTGTCCAGCATACAGGGATTTTCCAAGTCTTCATTTTATATACCTCCATTAGTAATAAACATTTGCAATGTGAAATTCCGTTACATCATCATCTTCATACTGAAAATGATTGGTAATCTTCGCATACATTCCGTCTTCCTGAATATAACCTTCCGAGCTCCATCCATTTTCTTCTGTATCAATACGCAGTTCCTCTTTGTACGACTTGAACAGAAATTCCCTTGCTTCCAACAATGTATCAAACAGATACACGGCAACGTCAGTATCGAACGAATAGGTAAATACAACAGCATAGTCTTTCATTTTACATATCCTCCACAAGCCAATGATATCCAAGCCATTTAAGCTCTTCATTGGTAAACCCAATGGCATCCAAATCTCTACGCACAACGGCAAGTTCTACATTTCCGTTGTCGAAACAATAGTTAATTGTATTATTCAATAGTTCAAGTGCTCTGCTATACGCAATATAGCCATGATTATGAGTTTTGTACGTCGGCATTTCATTCCCGTTCTCGTCTTCATCTCCTTCAACCCACCACGAATCCCACATGTTGTAGGTTTCACTTAGGCGAGTCATCATAAATTCTTCGCAACATGAGTCTTCCACATATGCTCTGTACTCAGGGTCTTCAATTTCTTCTACGCTATGCCATTCGAAATAGTAACCATCAAGCATATCAAGAATTTCCTTTTCAAGATGCTTGTATGCATCGTCCCATTCAATACATAGTTCTCTTTCAAAACAATTTACCCAATATCTTGTTATCATTTAATTTTTCTCCTTCATTTTTCTCTCATACTCATTGATTTGTTCCAAGCTCAACCACTCAGGTTTCTCTTTAAGTTCATTCCAAATTTGTCTCATAGCTTCAATATGCTTATCCACACTTTTGCCCCATAAATCCTTTGTGCATCTATTTCCACATCCAAGATAATATTCACAATCTGACCTCATGCGGTCAAGCATCTGATATTGAAATTCGTTTCCCATATTTTATACCTCCTCAAAATCCATTGTTTTTTCTGCAAGTTCTGCAAGCATATCTGTAAAATCCTTTACGACTTGACTAAGAATTTTTACATCCGCCCATGCTCCGCCATCCTGAAATTGTACGGCGTACCAACAAGCTCCTGCATATCTCTCAATTCCGTACAAATCATCATAATGATAGGAAAGATATGTTATAAGCATATTAAATTCGTTTTCGGAATTTACCTTATAAGCAGTCCAGAAGAAAAGACCATCATCTCCATATGGTACATTAAAGTCAAAGTGGCAAATATTAATGTCTTTATACTTTTCTGCCTCATAATTCGCACAATCAATTTTATTTACAAATTCCTTTCCGTCAAGTGCTTGATAAATGGTAGTCATCTTTTCAATTGTTTTCATTTTATTTTCTCCTTTCTAATTTAAAGGGGCTTTATGCAAGCCCCTTAATAATAATTTTGTATTGTTTACCAGCTACTCACGTAATACACCATTTGCGTTTCAAAATCCGTTGTTTCAAGAACTCTTTCAACAATTTTGATGGTATCTACGATATCTTGGACATACCACTGATCATAGCCAGTTCCTCCAAAGAAGAAGCCGCTACAAGACGGAAGCAGTTCTTCAGCAACAGATGAATCAATTACAATCTTGCCGTCCTCATAAATCGGCTCCCATTTCCCGTCAATAAGTCGCTCTCCATTCTGAATTTTTGCATATGTCATGACACACGACTCAAGCACCGTCTTACAAGTATCAAGCAGCTCTTCGAGAATTTCCTTTGTGCATTCGTGATGGTAAGTACAATCGTCCTCGCCGTCCTGCACATGATTCACTAGCCATGCGTGGATCGCGTTTGCCTTGCGCCAATAACCAACCTGCTCCATGATCCTGTTATGTCCGTATTTGTGTTCAGTATCCCAAACAGAATAACGCTTGATATAAAACGGCTTGTAAAATTCAATCACATCCTTACTTGGAAGTTCGCTTTCGTTAACTCCACACCATTCTTCCATTGTACAATTTGCATTTTTATCATTGTTTGCTTTTGCTTCCAGCCAACCAAGATAACCTTCAATTGCGCTTACCTCGCTCGCAGTAGTGTTCTTATAACGAGGCATTCTGTTAAGATAACCGTCAAGTCCCATAGTAAAATCCTCCTTTTATCTTGCATAATTGATTGCAATTCTATTTCCTGTTACCAAGTCTTTTACATATACTGAACATCCTCCGTAAATTCCGTAACAATAATAGAAGTTTGCAATTTCTTTTTTGATTACAAAACCATCATCATCATGTGATTCGAGATAGATTGTATAATCATTATTGTTCCCAATTCCATTTGCATGATAGCAATTCGAGAACTTAAATCCAGACTTCTCAACATCTTTTTTGAAATTGACAATCAAATCACACGCTCTGTTGTCGCTATAACAATAGCTCTTGAAAATTTGTTCATTTGATTTAATGTGTTCATTGAATAGCCTATTTATAATAGACATACACTCGCTTTGTTTCATATATAAACCCTCCCTTTATTTATAGTAACCACCAATACAATAAGCAATGTAATCGGCCTCCATCTCATTGCCTACTCTTGCGTAAGGAATCCCTTTAGGATCATATACTGTAAACATTTTTAAATCCTCCTTAATATTTTGTTTCTCTTTCATTCATTAGCCAACCAACACCCTTACTGTGATGCTCATCAAACCAATGCCAAATTTCTTCTCTGTGAGTTCCCTTGCTCCAACTATGCCAATCAACGTCGAGGCATTCGTCCTCATCAATAGGCACATCTTCGAGTTCGTCCCATAGTCTTTCAATTTCTGTGTCATTCAGTTTCATTTTCAAACCTCCTTTCAAAGGCACCCACCACAACATCCCCACGGAACATTGTCATTGAATACCTCATTAATTTCCATTGCATATTTACGGTACTTTTCGGGGAGTTCGTTTACATCAATTACCCACGACCCTTCATCTACATTAGCGTTCCAATGTTCGTCAAAAGACACGCATCCTCCGCTGCTCCAAAATTTATCATATTTCGGTTTGTCTTTGGACTTAAACCCATAGCCAAACGTAGCAATCTCGCCGTCAATTTCAAGTGTCAAAATTCCACTACACAGATTAGGATACCTGCCTGTATAGGAAATAAATTTGACATGACTGGTTTCACTATTGTTGCGATTAATCAACATATTTTACTCCTTTAATTTTGTTTTGTCTTAAATTTCAAAATCCCAGTTCTCAAAACCGCCACGACTAATGAAATCTTCTCCACTATTCCATTCTTCATCTGTGATTTTAATTCCGAATTCATCTTCGGCATCCTTTTTAGTGGTGAATTCACCTATGCAATATTCATAATGCTCAACGCATTCATCACAAACAACATCTCCATTAACATACACATAATGCTCTTGAAAACAGCATCCACACTCTTCGGAATAAACTTCCATATCCAAGTTCCATTTCTCACAAGCTTCCCAAAGAGTAACAAATTCAATCTTGGTCATATCGAAGCCCTCTCCAAACCACCATTTATCTGGCTCCGTTCTCATTGAGATCGCGTTACGAATAAGTGCAGACTCGACACTCCATTTGCACCATCCGTCAATAAATGCTTTGCCTTCCTCGTCGTCATAATTGATCTCTGCGTCGGCTCCTCTGCCCATATAGACATTGCCTTCCTGAATCAATGCATTATAGAAACTCTCAATATTTCCATGTTTTCCTTTTACACACATACTAAAACTACATATATTTGCCATTGTTATGCACCTCTCTTAATAATTTCATAATTGTTAGGAATATGTTTAGGAGAAAGATATTTTTGTTCTCCTACAAACATCCAGAATGGACGCTTGAACTGATACTCCGCTGGATGCTTGACAAGCTGAATTTCTCTTCCATTGAAAACACACTTAATTACGCTTCCAACTGGGAGCTTTGCAAGTGAGTATGGATTTTTCTTTGCGTTCAAATTCTCATAGCAACGCTCTCTCCATTCTTTTGCATACTCATATTCAGTTGAAGTTAGCAGATCAAGAATTGATTTCGGGCATTTACTTTCGCATGGCCCCATGCTTTCGTCCATGTCTTTGTATGCAAAGTTATAATAGCCTTTGTTATCTACTCGTGTAAGGGTAATTGCTGCAAAAACTTTGCTACGCTCTGGCTCTGTTTCTGTTGCAAACATAGTCTTCTTTACTGCTGCATAATGAACACTTCCAACCATAGCAGACTTGAGCAGTTCAAATTTGCCTACAACTTTATTCCCTTTCAAAGATACTGCGTCAGTTCTAAACAGCTTGTCACATTCTGCCTTGCGGTCTATAAATGGCTTTCCATTTTTGTACATTGGGTCTACATGATAAGAAGTCCAACCCATATTAATTACCTCCTTTTGTGGTAGGCTGTGGCATTAAGCCACAGCCCCTACCTTTGCGTTAATAAGTTTAACAAACTCGTCCATCCATGCGTGTCCGTCCATAATCTTGCCCCAACGGTTCTCTTCGTAGTTTGCAGTATTTCTGTTCGGCGCACTGTGTCCAATCATATCACTCATGGCGTTCACAGCAGCCCATGCAGTTCCCTTGAACTTTGCAATATCAGGCATAAAATAGCAGATAGAATAATTATCTTTGACTTTCTGAATATTTGCTTTCTTGCGGTCGGAATCATTCTCTGTTACAGGGAACATCTGGTCAAGGATTTCATTAATCTGCTCATAATCAAGTTTGATATTTGCAAGTCTGTCGGCTTCCTCGTTAAGAGCATCCATATACATATTAGCCATACCGAGGCAATGTCTTGCTTCTGCAAGCTTTTCGTCAAGGTTTCCGATGTGCTTTGTACTCCAAGAACGCTGTGCTGTATTAAGGGCAAGTGACAAGGTATTATTACAAACAACTCGAATCGGAGTCATACAAATCTTGATTGCACCGGTTCCGTCATGAGAATTCGAGAAAACCATATAAGGTTCCACATCATCATCAAGCACTTTCTTGGTAGGCATCTTTGCGAGCAGCCAAACTCTTTTGCCTCCGTTCAGAGAACCTGCGGTTTCGTAACGAACCACTCCGTCTTCTGTTTCACCCACAATTGCATCAGTGAAAGAAAATGCATCTACGTTCTGTACAATTTTATATCTGTTTGTTACAATGCCGAGCACCGTCTTGTCGTCACTTCTAACATTTGCTTTGTAGTTCTTGATTTCGGTTCCGTCGTCCATATATACAGGAGTCTGTTCAACAGTCCAATCAAGTCCTGCAAGTTTAAGTGCTTCTGCACTGTTAGGTGCGTCAGCAAGGATTTTACATCTATCCTGAGTTTCCAAATAATGCCAAGGTTTTTCTCTTACTGAAAACATAGAATCGTTCATTTCAATACAATGTGCCATAATATCAATCTCCTTTTAACAATACATATTTTTTCTTGCTTTTCTTTTCGCTTTCATAATTTCACGCTGTCGCCACCATGAATGGTTTTCGTACTTCACGAGATACCAGCACTGCTTTCGCAAGCACTCTTTAGTTTTTACCTGCTTTACCGTCATACATTTTCTATGCTTACGGCAATAAGCACACACGTTATCACTTTCTGCCCCATACATGCATTGCATTATATTCCTCCTTCTTTGCAATAATTTTGTATTGCATAAGACAAGGGATAAGCGCCCCATTATCTTACATTGTTGCATTTCGTTTTAATCTCTTAATGTCATGATCATGCTTATCTACAGTTGCCTTAACAATTCCCATGTCAAGGACAGCTTCCTCTAAGTCTTCAACTTTTGCTTCAAGTTTGTCAAACCTGTCATTCATGTCGTCAAATCTTTTAGAAAACTTGGTTTCCATTATGTCAAGTCTTTTGTTTATATCTTCGAATTTTTTGTTTATGCTTTCTTCCATTGAAGTCATTCCACGCATTAGCGCCTCTACTGCATCTTGTAAGTCTTTATCCATTTATATCAACTCCCTTTTCTTTATTCTTATTATATCACCTCTGCCTTGAAATTCAATATGTCGTTATTAACAAATCTTATTAACCGATTCGTACAAGTCCGCCAAACATTGGCTTAACTGCAATGCTACCAAATTCGCTAAAGTAATCAATTGTCTTATTCCATGTATAAACAAGTGAATATCCGTCCTTGATGTCGCTATTATCCATTTCCCATTCGCCACTATAATTGGACACATACAAGAAATTATACATATCCATGAACTCGCCGTCAATTTTAATTGGACTATGAATTACATGATACACGAGTGCACTGTAATCTTTCTCAAACTCTTTTACCTTTACGGTAAGCTCTTTGTCTGCGCTGAACTCGTACAAACCTCCTGTCGGTTCTGAAAGCTGCACCTCATCTCTGTCCTTAAATGCCTTGATGCATGGAGCAAAAAGCCCAAGTGCTTTCATGCGTTTTATAGCTTCTTCCTTTTTAATTTCTCTTGATACGTTCATAATTATTTCCTCCTCTATAATTTTGTACTGCTTCTCGTTTTAGTATCAATTTGCCCCGTTATTTATGCAATTTTTGATAGTCAATTCCTTTACAGGGCAAACTATACTGCCGAAAAGTTAGCTTTATTTTTGCCTTATAAATATGCGTTTTTTAGTTAAAGCATTCCGCAAGCGTTAGCAAGCATTCCGATAAGCCCAAGTACAAATAGGACTGCAATCAGGCTAATAATTCCGCTTTTAGTTTCTTCCTTTCCGAATAGTAGCACGCAAGCAATAACGATAAGCAAGAGAACAATCATTTTGTTTACCTCCTATTTTTCAATTCTTATATATTGTCCGTTATTTATTTTATCATTATTATATTATTTCTTCAACTCTTGCTTTGCATTTTAACAATATCTATACACTTCTTTGTCAACACATACGTCAACAACATCTCCGTATGAAATGTCGGGATGCGACATCAGGAATCTGCCAACAGCTTCTTCCTTTGTGAATGCGTCTGTGTCATACCACTCTGTTGCCCCGTCTGCATTGACATACTCGATGAGATAATAACCATAATCATATCCAACATCTTCATAGGAATAACTGTCTGCATAATTGTTGAAATTGTACAAACTTCCATAACGACTCGGCGCTTCTACATACTCAAACTTGTCGGCCTCCGTTGTGCGCTCAAGAATCTTGCACGCTTCCTTGATGCTTCTTTCCATTTCAGAAAGAATGACGTATTCATTTTTTGTATGTGCTGCGTAATAGCCACAAGAAAGATTCACTGCCGCACAACCAAGAGCGGGAGCAATTTCACAGATATCAGAATAAGATCCATACGCTGTTTTATAAAATTCCTTGGTAATAAAGTCCTCAAACTCATCGTTTGCACAGGAATAAAACACTGCATCATTTGCGTTAGCACGATCAAATTCAATGATGTAATTGAACTCAAGATTTCTTGCCAGCTCAGAGTCTGCAAACTTACTTGAGCCTACGCAACCAACCTCTTCGTCCTCGCAGAACAGAACAGAGCAGTTAAACTTTTCAAGAATCTTGAAAATCATGTAAACGCCACATCTATCGTCGCCTCCGATTCCGTTAGGGCTTGAAACTCTATTGTTCTTTTTGCTATACATGAACATATTAGGAAGCTTTTCATGCACAGTGTCAAGATGTGCAACCAACAGCACAGGGAATTTCCCTTGTGCATATACATATCCATCTCTATTAAGGATTGTTCCATGAGTCTTTTGCAACCTCTGTCTCACATGATTCTTTAGACTTGCTTGAGACATCTTGCAAATTTTTTCAAATTCTTTATTCATAATTTATTTTACCTCCATTAAATCGCTTCGTCAACTTCTGTTTCATTCTCAAGAATTTCTCTCAGACAATCTTCACAATAGATTTTACCTTTGTGTTCTCTCAAATTGTTGTCTCTGAAGTATTCTCCACACTCTTCACAGAAGTTATAATATTCATCACGGCAATCACCACATACATAATCATCTTGAGACTCAATATAAGTCATGCACTCTCTTGGATAAAATTCTCCACATTCAGCGCAATACTCATAATATTCGTCTCTGCAATCTTCACAGACACAAATTTCATAGCCTCTTGAATTATGAACATACGTCCCTTCGCCAACGTAATACTCCCCACAGTCATCGCAATAGAAAACGCAATCTCTACAATAAGGCTCTCCGTCAATATAGACAGCATCATCTTCATCGACATATTCGCCGCATGCAGCACATTTAACTCCGTGATGGCAGCAAGAAATATTGTCTTCGCAATCATGCTCATAACCACATTCAATGCAAATTGGTGCATGTCCAACAGTAATGAAATTCTCGTTGTCGTTTCCTTTAGGGCGGCTAAGAGTACAATTTTCAAAGTTGTCGTAATCTCTATAATGAGTACCTTCAGACGCAATATATTTACCTGCTTCGTTAGTTCCCTTGCTTACAGTCCAGAAATTCGGGAAATCAAAAATTTCAGACATGATTTTCTGAACAATTGCTCTGAAAGCGGTGTAGCCGGTGCTGCATCCATCATTGTCTTGCGGATAAAGTCTGCCCTGAATCAGTTTGCCTTCTCCCCAGTGATACATTTGGCGATTAATCTTCGGCTCGTGCCAGAAATCGTTTCCATCATAAGATGCATCCACAGTGTAAAACACCATAGAAGGAGAATCGAGCATGTAACTAATAGTACCAGAAGAATACATTCCTTGATAACTATTAGGCATGTTTCTTTTGTTTTGCTTATCAATTGTATGACAGCTTGCCCAGCTATTGCCAAAGCTCATTGTGAGATAATCAAGAGGATTCACAGAAAGAATAGTATGTCTTGTAATCTTGAGTGGATTGAGCGCGTCAGCATACTTTGCGAATTCCCTATTGTACTCAGGATGCTTGCCAACACCAATATAAGCAAGAAGCTTATTGATAACACGACTTGTCTTCTGCCCATCATGTGCATGAACTTCAGGACAAATTTTGTTTAGCTCATCAGCAAGTTCGCTATCAATATACTGAGAAGTATAGACTGGAATTTTAATCAAGAAATTAAAAATCTCTGTTGGGTATTTCTGTCTGTACAGTGAAGCTTCTTTTTTCATGCTTTCGGGCATGAAATTCTTTTCTTTTACATAATCGACCACATCACCATCAATCACCCATGACCTGAATCTCTCCAATGCATTACGATCAGTTACACGTTCAAAATCATGACTAAATACAATCATGAATTTGCCTTCCAGATAGTTCGGATGCTTCCTAAATGCGGCAATCAGGTCTTTCTTGTTGTTTGCCCATGTGTCAATGATTTTGTTCAGTGCCCTGTCCGTATACTCATAATCATATTCATCAAGCAAGTGCTTCATCTGGCCAAGAAGAGTTTCTCTTTCTTCTTCAGTAATGATATTGCTCACATCCATTTTGATTTCTCCTTCCTTTTCCTCCAACAGATCAAAATAGTTTGCATTTACCCAATAGACTTCGCCGTTTCTTCCTTTAACAAAAATGTTTTCGTCAGTATATTTACTAATCTCTACAATACGCCCCCTCCAACCGTTTGTTGTAATACCATAAGGAGCACCGCGCTGTGCAATTACTCTATCACCAATTTTAAATTTCATTTTCTATTGCCTCCTTTATCCGACCAGTGCGCTGTAGCATCTGTCAAATCTTTCTTTATAGCTATTAAGCTCTTCCTGAAGCTCTCTGTTTTTGAACTGAAGCATAGCTTTTTCCGTTTCAAGCTCGTCATTTCTCATCATGGCAGCATCGTAATCTTCTCTGGACACGCCGTGCCGTTTCATTTCAATGATACTTGCGGAAATAGCGGCTGCATTATAGCCCATTTCAGAAATGTAACAGAACTGCTTTCCATTTCCTGTGTGATTGTGTGGAGCTCCACCACAAGTTTTCTGTCTTCCAGCAATCTGATTGGTAAGGGATGCATAACCAATGCCATAATAATTGGCCGCCTCTCGCGCCGACTTGAACACTTCTCCAGTCGTAATACACATGACCGCTTTTCCTTTGTGGATGTCTTTGTTTTCAGGGGCGATGTCATATTTTGCGCGGTTGACAATAACGTTTCTTTTCATGATGTAAACTCCCTTTCTGCCTTATAAGGCTATAATTTTATGATGTATTTCTTTTTAAATCTCTTCAAATGCGTCACAATCAGTAACTTCAATATGAGTTACATCTTGCATATAATACTTTGAGTCGCCACAGTTGCAATAATAATGCTTTATTACTTCTGTGTCTTTACATTTATTTTTCTTGTAAAAGGTCTCTCCAAAGCTTTTGCAGTCACCAAGATAACCACAATCTACACACTTTAAGCTCATTTTTCTTACTCCTCCACTTGTTCTATGATGTTGAGTTGTTTGAAAATGCACTCCAAATCTGCCTTTGGATATATATCTTTATACCAATTTATAGCACCTCGCTGCAAGTAGTAAGTTAAGGCACAGTTGATTAGCTGCGCCTCATCTTTGTTAAGGTTGAGTTCCATTTTGCTTATTCCTCTGGATAAAGTTCTTCATCGAACAAAATGTAACCCAAAGCCTGAAGAACAACTGGAGCTTCATCGGGCTCAATTCCATTGTCAATTAAGCACTGTTCTGCCTTGGAGCGGTTGTTGTGTAGCATAACTAACTTTGCGAAAGCTTCGTCAATTGACAGGCCAAACGCAGGACAATGTGGGCCGCAACTTCCGTATGGTTCATATGTGCATTTCTCGCACCATTTACTCATTTGCGTTACCTCACGATTACATATTTCTCAAAGGGAAGTTTTGCTCTGTCATCACACATGATGGTATAAGCGTTGATGCCTTTCATATAAGGTTCTCTTTCTTTGACATCATCCCAATGGATGGTTTCCGTTCCTCCAAAAGCAAAAGCAAGTTCCGCCATAGGTTTATATCCATCTTTAAGATAGATATGAATCGCAATGATAGCACCATGTGTCATAGGAGTATAGTTTCTGTTCATGTGTTTACCTCACTTTCTATTCCGCTGTTTACTTTTCTTTGCCTGCTTACGCTTATTTCACTTGAGCTGCTTGCGTTACTCCTTCATCGAATCGCCAGCTTCTTGATAACTTTAAATGTTTTCAAATTGATAATTACGGCATCCTGCACGCCAACGGCAAGCATCATTTCGTTGTTTTCTCCAAACACCCCAAAGTTGTACAGATCATAAATATAATGCATGTTTGTGATTTTTCCATTTGCGCTTTTGCAAAGAAAATTTCCGTACCAAAAACATCCATAACTGTCTGCTTTGCTTTGCAGAAATTCTTCATCAAAACGGAAGAACTCGATTACATCGTTAATGCCGCATCTGTCGTCACAGAAGTTATTCGTAATATACTTACGGACATCCTCGGTCATAGCTTTCCAGATTGTCATTTTGTCTTACCTCCTTAATTCCAAAATTTGCCTTATTCCTTGTTCTCCAAAATCACATACAGAGCATGTGTTCTTTTTGGAAAGGTGAACTTTTTAACTTTTGCTTCTCTATGTTCTGAACGGATATATCTTGTATCGTCAACGGCTTTGCTTCCAAGACATTTTCCGTTTTGCCAAAGCACAATTCTGTCGATGTCGGTGCCAAGTGAATAGAACATGTTAAGAAATTCGATTAGGATCATTTACCTTACCTCACTCTTACACAAAGTTCGTCATCATAGAAACCGAAGGCAACAACCTCCTTTTCATAGACATTTCTATAAGACAAAGCAACCTCAACTTTGTCTCTAACAATCGGTTTAAGATTATCGTCATTGACAACCAGAATTCCATTCCAATTGTCATAGAGATCCACAAAGTCACGCAGTTTCATTTATCTTTCTCCTTGTTCTGTTCTGCATTGTACATTCTTGCAAAAGATGAACAATGCATGATCGGGAATGGTGTGGCACAGCCTACACTGTCTCCTGTTCCATCTGCCCAATGTGGACAGTTGGCACAGTCTGGAGTTAAATATCCTTCAAAACAATTTTTCATTTATCTTGCCTCCTTAGTTGATTCCCCTCATCTTCTCCATTTGCTCCTCCGTAAAGATACGGCGAAGCCCTGCATATTCCTCACAACAAGCAATAAAAGTTTCTCTTGCAGAGATGCTGTCTGTGCTACAACCAAACTCAGAACAGAAATTGCTAAAGCTGTCGTAGCTATATTTCTCTACGCAAGAAAGAATGTCATACTCGGTTGGAATTGCGTTTGCCTTGAGTTTTTTGAGTTCACGCAACACATTGGTTCTTTCGTGCATCCTAAGCACATCATAATGCGCCTTGTATTTTTTACACGCAAGGTCATCAGCAGTCATTTCGCCCACTTCTGTATTGCGCAGGCTGTCCCAGAAGTAGCCTGTGTATTTGCCTTTTGGAGTTGTGATTGTGAACTGATACTTGTTGTGTGGCTTGGTTTCGCTCAACCAGTGAGGTGGAACGTCTTTCCCAATGAATCTGATCTCCATTGTGGCGTTACAGTCCGCAAGGAACTGTTTCGCTTGAGTCTGATAATCAATCATTTTGACTTGCCTCCTTTTACGAGTTTTTCAAATTCTTGAATTGCTTTCCTTTGAGATTCAATGATTTTTGGCATATCATTATCAACAAAATCTTGCAGTTCTTTTATCTGCTCTTTGTATGTTACTTTTTTACGTTTCATCTCCATTCCTCCATTTTTCCGCAAAATAAAGGCACTTTCCTTGCAGAAAATGCCTTTAGATTTTATTTAATTATTTGTAAGTTGCTTATGTCTTTGCTTTGTTGGGTAACGACGTCTTTTATTGTGTCCACATCTCGTTTTATATTTTCAACGTCGCTTTCCATTTTATGAAAGTCAGGAAGCCTTGTGAATCCTTCAGCCAACAATTGAATGTTTGGCTTAATTTCGTTTTCCATTGTGAGATTGACTCTGTCGATGTCTTGACGCAATGCTTCCCTTTCGGAAGTTATTCGCTTTTCAATGCTGTCCATGCCTTGCAATATGGCTTCCAGCATTTCCCTTACGTCTGACTCTATCGTGATCACCCCTTTATGAATTTGTAGTTATCCATATTTTTGTCTACAAAAATTCCAGTCAATTTGCGGGCTCCGTCAAACTCACACCTAATTATGCCTCCGTCAGTTTCAAAAGCAATTCCAATTCCATCATCAGGGGACTCAAGCATGACTATTTCCCTTCCGAGATCATGAATTGCATTATAAACTTGTTTTAGATTTACTGACATTTGCCTCAACTCCTTTTTTCTTTTTCCCTTTTATTATACCTCCTTTTTCTTATTTGAGCAAAGCCCTTAATGACACCCACAACAAATTTCCGTTGTGGGCATGATAAAGGTTTCGCTTACTTAATTCTCCATTCGCCAACGTTGTTTCCGTTGCTGTCAAAGAGCATACCATGCTCATAGCCGCAAGTGATTTTTGCAGGAATTGTTCGCAAGACTTTTTCAATCTCGCTTGCGAGTGCGTACTTGTCCATAAACGCATCCTTGCTTTCGCTTCTGAATGCGTCGTTGTCAGTGAAGATTTTCACCTGAAACATATGTTATTTACCTCCCTTCTCAAGCTCAACCGCAATATACGTCATTGCAATTGCGTTGGACAGCGAGATGATGATGCCGAGAATCGCAAAGAATGTCGTAATTGCGGCACACCTCCACGCAAGCATCAATGTCAGAAATACGGCGGCACTCAGTGCAGCCATACAGAGGCACAGATTTTTCATTTCGCTTTCTCCTTTCGCTTATTTATCCAGCCAATTAGCAATAAGGCTATGGCAATAGTTATCCATTTGGATTTCGTTTGTGCAGCTTTTGAGATGATTCTCAATCCGTTCAGTGATAGGAATCCCAAATTCGGCAAGCAAACGGATCTTCTCGCGGTAGTATGCTTTCATTTTTGCAAAACTCCTTTTGGGCATAAATAAGGCACCCTTGCCCATGGAGCATGGATGCCTATTGTGTTATTTCCTCTTGCTGTCAAAGCATGCCATGACTAACTGATGTGTGCAGTAAATGGCACAGTGCTCACAGTTAAGCCACATACCTTTTGTGCAACAGCACTCACAGGAATATCTGAAAGCCCTGAGTGCTTGCTCTTTGTTCATGGCGTCATACTGTAAGTTTACGCCAATTTGCTCGAACTTGTTCATTAAAATACCTCCTTCTTCATGTAAATGAATGGAGTATGTTTATTGCACATACGCAAGCCCTAAGAGCCTAAGCCGCTCTCACTCTTTGCTCTGCTGATATTCTTTCGCCGTCAACAGTCGGCGACATGGTGTTTTGTTAATTGTTAGGGCACGCCATGCGTACCCATGTTGCTTATTTGGTGTAAATATGCTCATCCCCGTCAAAAGAGATGACATATTCTGTGTCATTGCACTCTACCAATTCAGCAGATTTAATAGTTTGTGCTTTGACATACTGCCCATAGGCTACAAACAAGACGCATACCACCACAAGGGCAAGCACACGCATGATATTCTTTTTCATAGCATCCCTCCCATCTTTTGGCAACTTAGTTCAGTGCATTTACACCTATCCACTCACACCACGTGGAGGTGTTACCATGTGAGCATAAGGGGGCATGAACCCCCTATAATTTTGTACTGTTGGAATTAAGCGACAGCAGCAGCCTTCTTCTCAGCTTCTTTCGCCGCCTTCTTCTTCTCAGCAGTCTTTGCACGGCGAGCCTTGCGACGCTCTTCTTTCTCTGCTTCCAGCTCTTCCCATGTCTTAGCATCCTGTTCGGCAACGATACCACCCATAGCAAGCTCCAGCTTTGCACGGAAAGAATTGAATGTTACACGAGTGCATACAGTGGTGCAAGAGTCCTCGAGCTTTTTAAGCTCTGCGAGCTTAATCTTTGCCGCTTCATAGTCAGAAGTCAGCTTTTCCACGTATTCGGCACTCATACCGTCATTGACTTCCTTGAGCTGGCTACGGAAATTCTTGACAATACTGTCCTGCTTAAGAGCTTCCCCGGCAAGGGGCTTTTTGGTTGCAATGACGCAATCTGCGAGCACGTCAAGCATAGACTGATTCTTGCAGATAGCATGACCGTTGATTTCACCGATGCAGTCAAGAAGCATCTGAATTGCCTTCATCGCGTTGCTTGTGAGCGTTGCATCAACACTCGCATTTTCGCCCATGTGTGCAGTGTTGTTACGTGCAGAAGCATAGCGATAGAGTGCTTCATAGGCCACAGTTTCGGCGAATTTCCAGCTGGAAAATTCATCCACGCCGACCTTTTCGGCATCGAGTTTCGCCTTGCTGGAGTTGGCGATGGTCATGTTGTCCATGAGTGCATTTGCAATAGTTTTCATAATAAACCTCCTATTTTGTGGTAAGTCACAACCTATTATTTTTGTAGCTATGTGCTACTATCTAGGAATAATCTATTGATAGTTATCCCCACATAGTAGCACACAATACAATGTATTATGTGCTATTGGTGTATAATATGTATATTGTCACTAATATTTATACAATACCCGTTCATGCTGTCACCATGAACATATACATATCAATCTATCACAATATAGTCAGATATCACCTATATTTATAGATAACTGTCCACATATCGCTATCGCCTCACTATTATATAATATCCTAATAGCCCTACTTTAGCCCCGTGTGTGGGATATTGCTTGCCATGTGGGAACGTTGTTACCATATTCTCCTAAAAATAGGTAACTAATGATTATGCTCATATGTGCATAACAAGCCCATTTCACACAACGCCGTTTTGGCTTGACTCGCCTTTTTGTGGCAGGTTATGGAATTTTCAAGGATCAAATTGCAATGGTAACTTTTGACTTTTTCAAGTCTTTACCAAAACGACGGTTAAAGGTTCAAGAATTTTGACTTTTTCAAGTCGTTCAGAATTCGTCGAACGTGTTCGCCGTTTTGTTTTTGTGTGTTCCTCTTTGCACTCTTAATATACCGCTATCAAGCCTAAAAGTCAACAAAATAGATATTTTGCTAATTTCCTAAAAATATACCATATATAGTGGTGTGGGGGCACTTAAAACTACAAGATATAGTGTTTTTTGTCCGAAGACCATAGGGTGATTATCCTATACACTGACTCGAAAATGGCCTTAAAATGACCTTAAATTTATCATATTTTCCTCTATATTTCACATGTGTTTGCTATATCATAACTCGCCACATAAGCCACACAAATATCACACAAGTGCTACACATTTATTCCACTTCTATCTAAAACTGCCCTAATTCTTCTCGCAAATAAAAGCCCACGTAACATTTTCGCAAAATATATTTAACACTTGTTAATTATCTCCATCACCTATTTAAGCAAGCTACTCACATGCGAACAGTACATTATTTCTGCTTAACAATTACTTAATAAATAGCACTTTTTTGCAATAATTTTGCAGTAACATTGTAATAAATGCACTATTGCCTTATAATATGCGTACTTCGAGTGCTATATTAAGAACTATGTAGCCATATAAGCGTTACTCCATCCTCACAGTCCATTTCTCACCTCAAAAATCCCATATAAATGCCCACTTTCAGAGCATAAAACTATTTACTTATGTAGTTTTACTCTATTAGCATCACAACCTCTAAAATCATGCATATATGCCACATTTTTAACCCTTAGAATTGATAATCTACAAATAGAGAATTGTTGGCAGGCAGATTTACACAGTTATATAGGCGTTTAACAGCAGAGGGGCTCAAAAAAACGTATATCAGTTATGTAAATATATAATATATAATATAAATAATATATATAAATATAATCACTCTCCATGCTATAAACCTCAAAATATATGCATGTTGTTGTTTAGCGATCTTTGGTAAGGGGGTGTGGGGGATACCTTTCCATCGCAACGTTTCAACTTAGAGGCGCGTAGCAACGAGAAGTTGAAATGCTGGTGGAAAGGTAATCTTCCCCACAATAGTGTTATGCTTCTAAGACGGCTATGTAGCACGTTATATATAATTTATAATATATAATACTATCTATTATTAAATATAATAATATCCTATATAATATATAATATATCTAATATATACATCTTCTCTCCATTGCACTGTATCCACCGCTGCGCGGCGGAGCCTGTATTCCGTGCTATGCGTCGCTTCGCTCCTACCGCACGGTTGGCTTTTGCTAACTTCGCTACGCTCGTTAACAAAATCCAGTATTAGAACATGCACTCTTTTTCTTTTATTTATAGGTATTGACAAACTAGTTATCTTATGATATAGTAGCTACAGTACAAAATTATAGTATATATAATATAATAATATATAATATACGTTACATTGCTATTTCAGCTCATTTCTGATTTTGTACACGTTTTTATACCCTTTTTATTAAAAAAAGAGAGGCATTTAAGCACATGTAAAACACATGGATGGACATTACGGTTTGTACAATTCGATGCGAAGCATCGGGGGGTGCCCCGAAAAAATCTAACCAATGTAAAACGCATGTGAATAAGAGATTGGCAATTTTTTAAAAAAGTACAAGTTTTTTAAAAAATACATGTACAAGTAGCAATCAAACACAAGTAAAAAGGCATAAGGAGGTAAATTTATGGAAGTCAAGATTGTAGATGCCCTACCGGGGGCAGGAAAAACTAGTGCAGCAATTAATTATATTAACAGCACACCGGATGATATAAGAATTTTATACATTACACCATTCTTAGATGAAGTACAAAGAATTATTAATTCTTGTCCAGAGAAAAAATTTAAACAACCAGAAATGCACGGATCAAAACTAAATGATATCAAGCAGCTATTTAATAAGGGTTATAACATTGTGTCAACACATGCACTATTTTTAAAATTTGATCAAGAGATTATTGACATTGCACGGAGCTATGGGTATGTACTTATTATGGACGAAGTTGCTGACGTTGTTCAGGAGTTAGATATTACAAAAGATGACCTAGATACACTACTAGAAAAGTATGTTGAAATTGTAGACGGACATATGCTTCATTGGACAGCAGAAACATATAAAGGGGAATTTGAAAAATACAAAAAGCTTTGTGAGCTTAACATGGTGGCTATATATGGAGATTGTGTCCTTCTGTGGTTATTTCCTGTTGAGGCATTTAAAGCATTTGATGACATTTATATTTTGACTTATATGTTTGATGCGCAGTTGCAAAGATATTATTATGATTATCATAATGTTGAATATAAATATATTTATGTTGCTGGAGATTCTTTGGACACATATCACTTCACAGACGAAGAAGTGATTTATTCTATTCCAGATTACAAAAGTTTAATTCATATTATTGATGATGATAAACTGAATAGAATTGGATTTGCTGACAATTCATTATCTAAAACGTGGTATTTTAGAAATAGAAATAATGATTGTATGAAGCAAATTAAGAACAATCTTAATACTTTTTTTCGTAGAAGAATGAACACTCCGTCAGAAGCAAATCTGTGGACAACATTTTCTGATTATAAGAATAAGCTAAGTGGCGCAGGATATTCGCGTGGATTCCTAGCATGTAACGCAAGAGCGGTTAACACCTATAGAGAATGCTATGCAGTTGCTTATCTGCTTAATAGATTTTTTAGTCCTGTGCTAAAGAATTTCTTCACACAGAATGGAGTGCGCGTGGAGGAAGATGCCTATGCTCTATCAGAACTAATCCAATGGATTTTTAGATCTGCAATTCGTGATGGAAAAGAAATTTGGCTCTATATTCCTAGCAAGCGCATGCGAAACCTACTTATTGACTGGATTGGCGTGGATAAACCAGAAGATTTAAAACTTGGGAAGAAGATGATTGAAAATTAAAACTGACAGTAAGAAAACAATAAAATCATATAAACATCCAAATGAAAGTGAAAAATATTATAACAAGTTGTTAACTCTTGGGGCACAAGAACTTGATAAAAAGGCAGGGGTTTATGGCATATGTATTAATGGAGTTACAATTTATGTAGGGCAAAGTTTAAATTTACTAAGAAGGCTTGCAGATCATTTATATTGGATGTGCAAGTGGAATGATGAAAACAATCCAAATACACAATTATATTTATTGCTACGTCAAGCTTTGCAAAATGATTGTTTAATTACTTTTGTGGTTTTTGTACATATTTCGGATGATTTTAGCTTTAAAATGAAGCAAGAGAAGTTAAATATATATGAATCAGAAATTATAAAAGGAAAACTTCCAATTGCAAATAAAAAAATTCCTGATGTGTTTGACAAGAATGAAAATATGCAAATTTTACACGTTGATGAGGACAATGTTAACAAATTTTTCTCTAATGGGTTTTGTGAATGCAGACAATTTCTAGATAAAGATTTAAGAAAAGAGTATTTTTATATTTATAATGAGCACTTTGACGAGAAATTAAAAACAATTAAATCATCAATAAATATTACAACAGAATTAGTGTATTTAGAAGAGAACGTGGAATGTCCTTACATAGAACCTATAAAAGATGTAGTGAAAGATAGTAATTACGCCTTTTATTGTGATTTTTCATGGATGTTTTTTAAATATGGAGAAAAATTACTTCCAAATATAAAAAAGAGTCACTTAGTAAGGCTCATTTATTTAGCAACTTTAGTTGATTATAATGGTAGACTGCCGCCAACAAACATTATTAAATCAAAATTAAAATTGTCTAGCAAATATTGGTCAGAATTTTTAAGAAGCATGATGGACAATGATGTTGTTTTTGAAGACAAACTTGAAAAATGCTTATGTTTAAATAAAGATTATTTTGCGAAGGGGAGTCTACAAGAAACGAACAATAATTTTGACTGCACACGACTTTATTGTAGTTTTATTAAAAAAATATATGAGTCGTATCATGACGAGAAAGCTTTTGTACAAATTTCATATTTGTATAGATTAATTCCTTTTATAAATCGCAAGACTAATATTGTATGTAAAAATCCAGAAGAACAAAATCCTGAAAAAATTCAACTTATTACTTTAACAGAGTTTTGTGATATTATTGGGTACAACAAAAGCAACGCAAAGAGATTAGTAAAAGATCTTAGCGCGTTAGAATATGATGGACAAAGTTTAATTAGATTTATTAAATCCCCTTTGTCCAAGTCTACTTGGAAGATTATTGTTAATCCTCATATCTATTATGGTGGACAGAATGACAAGATATATAAAGAGCAAATTGCTCTATTGACAGATTACAATCCACAAGAAGCGTTTGATGTAAATAATACATAATTAGAGGAGGGATAATTATGGCGCAACTTTATAAGATGACACTATATGTATGTGACTTAGAAAATAATTTATCTTTGGATGAAATCAAAACTTTAATTGATCAAGATGCATTGAATGGAGTTGCTGTAAATTGTGCTTGCCATTTTGCAGATGAACAAACTGGCCCACAGGTTGAATGGGATGATGACATTGATCTTAATTATCTTGACTGTCCCACTTCTGCTTGGGAAAAATATTTTAAGTAAATGAGGAGTAGATTAATATGGACAATGAATTTGGATATTATGCAGATGGAATTATTTATGATTTACAGTCCAGCAATTTCTCTAATGAATATTATGATATGGCAAATACTCAACGGCTAAAATTCCTGAATAGAGTGCTTGAAATTCTTGGATATTATGCTGGATATGATGTGAAGGAGGATTAAATTATGATGACATTATTATTATTGCTTAGAAGTGTAATTGGAGTAATATTTGTAATTGGATTAATATTTGCTTCAGGATATATAGGTTTTTATTTGAATTCTGATTCCAAGTCTGATAAACCAATAGGCGTGTATAAAATCATATTTAAATATGGCATTTGTTACCCTGTTCAAGTCTTTAAACTGGCAAATTCTACATATAATGTAATTGGTTCAGTTATTTTAACAACATTAAGTCTAATAGTTTATCCCAGTTTTGCTTTCGTTAGTATTCTACTACTAATTGTCCTAAGTGTATTATTTGGATTTGATTTGATATTTAAGAAAAAGGACAAGGAGAATTAATAATGAAAGATGTCTATAAGGTAGAAATTTCTGCTAAAGATTATCCTATAGGTTGCACTGATTTAACTATTGACTTTAATAAACCAATTAAGACAGAGGGAATTATTGGAAATACGAAAGTCGCTTTGATCAGTTCAGGAGATGTAGTATGGATGGGCTATGATGGAGACACATATAAACTAGGAGATAAATATAAAGATTTTAATGCAATTATATCTTGTGTATATTATGAGCCAAAGCCATGGTGGAAATTTTGGAAGAAGAAAAAAATATTTGGATATGAAATTATGTTTCTATAAATTATAGGGGGTATTTTGAACTATGTTTGAACTGACTAAATCATTTAAGGACTATAAGTTCCCGCACACTCTACATCAATTTAAAGACTTGCCGCTTGCAATTAAGTATCGGTTCCAACGTGCATTTAGAGGCTGGGCGGACTATGATGTTCTTAGTATGGATACATGGTTTATGGAAGTAATTCCACAAATGCTACAATATCAGCGTGATTGTAAAGTTAGCACACCGGTTTTAGATATTGACGCAAGCTATGAAGAAAATAGAGCAAAATGGGATCAGATTCTTGATAAAATGATTTTTCTATGTCAAGAAATGAATGAAGACACATGCTCCAAGAAAAACGAAGTCGCTGAAAATTATATCCGCGATATTAAAAATGGACATGAAGCAAAACTTGATGATGAAATGTGGTGGAAGCGGCAGCAGGAAATTGATCAATATCGTCAACAGTGTCTTGAATCATTTTTTACATATTTTACAAAATATTTCCATAGCCTATGGATCTAAACTTGAGGAGGAATTAAAATGAAAACATTTGTTAGAACTACGCGAATTACACCAGAGGAGAGAGAGTCACATCTCTGGTATGATCCATTTTATAAAACATGGACAATGGAAACGAGCATTCCAAAGCATTTTAATAAGGCGCTAAAAGTTGGATGGGAACCAATTTTGCAGGGAGTATATGAAGATGGTACTGTTTGCTGCATGACACTTGTTGCATCGGAGCGCGGCATTACGATTAAGACTCCAAAGAAGCGTGAAATGAGCGAAGAACATAAGGCAAAGCTTTTTGGCGCAAAAAACGTAGATTTAGATGATAATTTTGAAGATGAGATTTGATATGTATAGTTACTATACTTAATTATTACAACATTAAAAAACATAAATATATATGATAAAAATCATACATTTTTTGATTTGGAGGAGATAATACGATGAGCAACAAGGCAACGATGGAAGATTTTGCGAGAATGTGCCATTCTTATCACGATTGTATTGCCTGTCCATTGCATGACGAAGATATTCTATGCATGATGGATGATGCACTTGTAATGAATGATTTTTCTAAACTTGATTATATGAATAATGCCGTATATGAGTGGTCTACCGCCCATGATTAAAACAAAGGAGGTTGAATAAATATGTTAAATTGGACAGCAGAAGATATTGAGTATCTGAGTAATGTGATGTTGAAGCCATATACAAAAGCGCTCACAGAGGAAATGGCAGAGCACGATGATAAATCTTATGAGGTTTGTAAGAAGATGATACTACAAATGGCGGATTTAGTTAAAGTAAGAATTAAAGAGTTAAATTACAATGAAACCAGAGACAGAATGTTCTTTATTACGTTGCTTTGCAATGAATTTGAATTTGATAAAGATGTGCTTGATAAGGTCTATAAAGAATATTGCGAGAATTTTGATGCACTTAATAAACATCTGATTACAGAGGAGGATGGAGAAGATGAATAACCCATGTGAATATTGCCAATACAATGGGGCATATGCATCCATTATTAATCCTTGTGAGAATTGTCCGAATAATTATTTTATGATTAATGGCACATTTCCAATTGTACAGCCACTTCGTGAAACAACAGATCATGTAACCAATAAAACTTATATAACCACTACTACAGGTTGTAAAACGAATAGCAATGGTGCAAAAATTAATGATGTATTTACAACTGATCTAACAACTGATCTACCGACTGCAGATGAATACCGTAAATCTATTGGCGTTCCATATGATTATCAATATAAATGGTCAGAACCAAAGTATATTTGTCCAAAATGTGGCGGTGGAATGTGCAAGAATAAAACTATGGTTCTTGCAAGTAACCCTCCTCAATATCAATATCAATGCGACAAGTGCGGATATGTGGAATATCAATTTGGGTGAGGTGCATTATGAAGAAGAAAATTAATTGTCCAACGTGTGGTGGGTCTGGTTTTTTGGCAAAGTTTAGTAGCTACTCTGTTTGGAGTGAACGTTGTGAACAGTGTAATGGAACTGGTGAAATTGAAGTTCCTTTTACCATTGGTGATAAAATTCGTAGCATGAGTGATGAAGAGATTGCGATATGGTTGAATGCACATATCACTGATACAGTATGCGATCTTGTTTGTGGAAATGATTGCGAAGCAATGGCGACATATGATAAAACGTTTGATGAAGTGTGTAAAGATCTGATAAAGAAAAAACTTGCGAAGGAGTGGCATTAATGATGAAGATTGGTTATATTCAAGAATATGATTTGGAGCTCAATCCACATCTGACTGAAAGGTTTAAATTTAGAGAGGCGTCTTTCACTAGAAGAATTTCAAGTCGAGGCGATAGAGTCTACTCGAAGATGCTGTTGTATCCTGTTGATTATGAAGAGATCGTCGATAATGCTAATATTATGAAGAAAAATAGCAAAATTATTCTAGTTCGTGAGCCATTTTTACTTGATGATGAGCTAAGAGAAAAAGTTGTTAGTTGGGTTGAATGGGCAAATCAGGCAAAACCTAGTGAGTATGACCCATTTGCAAAAGATGATTAACAATGACTGATTTGACCTACATGGGCTGCTGGAACTATGTAGCGCCGCTGATTCTTGCCAAAAACGGCACTCTCGATATGGATATATATGTGATGGTATTTCAGGCGCTGAAAGAGGCGGATGAAAGGAGAAATAAAAATGATTGATGGAGGTGAGCGAAATGAACTATTCCGATGTCGCAGAAATGGGCAAAGACGCACACGAGAGACTGTTTCCTGTTGGAATCATGCTGGGGTTTCCGTTTGACCCAAACATGGCGGATGATATGCCGGGGGAATGGGAGCTGGTGTCAACGATCTGGCGGCGCGTGAAATAATATTTCGTGGAGGAATGCGATTGAGAGCTGAAGAACGAACGTTGCATAGAAGAGAGATAGAGATTATCAAAGAACTTAGAAATCTTAGTATAACGACAAAACAAGTAATGTTGGGAAAAACTCCATCAATCCGATATAAATGGTATACAAAAAATGGGAGTTATGTTGCTGAATTTAAAATTTGGGATTGGTGGGATGGCAAAAATATTAGCGATCTCGAAATTAATGAAAAGTATAGAGGACTTGGATTGTCTTATCAACTTTTAGATTATGCGATAAAACGATGTGGTGCTAGAAATTTAGCTGTAAAGAAAAGCAACACTATAGCAAAACATGTTTATGATAAGTATGGATTTCAAGTAATAGATGAAGATAACGCATATTATTATATGTCGTTAGGGGATTACAATGGGATAAGTAATAGAAGTATTGATTTGTGGAGGCGTTACAATGAGTGAATGGAAAGCAGTTGAAAGAAAACTTTTTCATATTCTGTGCGGCAATGCACAACTATTAGAGTGTCCACAATGTGGTACATTATCAGTTGTAGATTTTGCGTATTGTCCGGGGTGTGGTAAAGATATGCATGTCCCTGAAGACAGGTGTTGTAAAATGCATATTGATTCAAATAAGTGCCAATATGCTTGTGTGATGCAATCGTATGTGCCTTTAACAGAATCTGTATATCTTAAACCAGAAGATATGCCAAGTCTTAATGATCTTATAAACGAAATGTATAAGTATAAAGAAATGTATGGGATGTGATAAATATATGCAAATGATAATGTATGCTGAGGTAAGAGAAAATGGTGCATGGAAAAAGGTTGGTAATATTTTTCCAAGCGCATTTATTGAAATGAATGATGAATTAACTGATAGGGTTTGTGATGAAAGAAATATTTTCTTATATGAGCTATTTGGTTGGGTCACAAATCAACTAAATGGTTATACAGTAATTAATCCAATTAGTGAATTGCGAGGCTTGCCAGACGATGCATCTGATGCAATTTCGAGTAATCATTATTTTCGTTTTGGAGGCTTTGCTTCATATGTAACTCTTAATGAAATGCTTAATTATAATTGGGATGCAACAATTTCTCATGTTGGTCGTATTCCTGAGAAGGCTTATGTGCATTGGAAGAGAGATGGTGTCGCCCCCACTCGTTGGGATAGACACATTTCTGGTAAAGACAAACAAGTAGTTACCTCTTTCGTTATGGATGGCATTCTAGATGGAAGTATCCCACGTGATGAAGGGATCAATTATTATGTTATTGTTGAGTATGATCAAAAGAGTTATAAGGAATATTGTGTTTTTTTCTGCGAGAACGCTCTTCCATTGCTTGTCGGTCTTGTGCCAAACGGTGGAAGCTACAAGGATGTAAGAGTTGTTTATACATTCATTGATTAAATGCCCTTGACATTTGTGAAGTTTGTGGTATATTAGGCTTGTTCAAAAGGACAATACAAAATTATTGTCGTAGGTGGTGATATTTATTGGCAAAACAGCAAAAGAATCAAACTTATGTACTAAAAATTCATAGTGGCTACTTGGCAAAGCACAATTGGCATTTAACCCTAAAATTGAATGAAATCAGAAAGCAGCCGCAAATGGTTGTTAGTTTGGGCTCTTCTCAAGTGCTAAGATGGTTGACAGAGCTGCAACACAAAGAGGAAGATGACAAAACAGCTTCTAAAATTAAAGAAGCTATTCAAAAAACGAAGAAATTGGACAATACGCCAGAAAATAAGGCGCAAATCCGTAGATTGTATAATAATTTGTATCAAACGCAGTTCCAGCAAGATTATGTAATGCTTGTTATGGATTCTCCGGGAGATTACAAGTATGTGCACAAGAACAAATTTAAGGTTACTATTGATTATGATGACGGCAATGAGCCACAAACCGTAACTTATGTTCGCTTACTTGGAACCGCAGGTTCTATTAAAAAGAGCACAATTATGTTTATCAACGAAAACTTGCATGACGAGATTATGAGTCGTATTAATAATGGGCGCTATCTCGGGCCAAAAGTTGATGAGAATAACAATCTTTTAGAGCCAGTAAAAACTTATAATGGGATGGAGCTCAATTACAAGTTTATTCCAGCAAAGTTGTCTGCATATTTTGCGCTGCAGTGCTCCGCTAGTATCACAGTAGGGTCATTTACTGACGAGAAAAGACCATGGCCACGTATCATTGTAGTAAAGGATGCAGAAACGCATTTTAACTACCCTGTAAGAATAGTTAAAGATACTGGAAATGAAAAAAATCCTGATTGGCCAAGCGTAAGCGAGCCACACGAAGAAATGATTGATTATAATGTTTCTGATGGCATGGGTTTTATTTCTCCAGAAATGAGTGGCAAGTGGGCAGAATTATTGGGAGAAGGTACTGAACCGCTCTCTGGATATAATACCAGATGCGCATTTTTAAAGGGCATGGTATTCACAGTGCCTTTTGTTCAGTTCGCTGAAGAAGTGGCACACACGTATGAAATAACTGATGCGTGGGGAGATAAAAGGGACGTAAGGGATGCAGATTTAATTCTGACAACTTCTATGTTAAAGCTATGGGATTCTTACGCAGGATGTGAAGATTATGTTCGCAATTGTAAAGAGAATGAATATGATTTTTGCATAGCCAAGAGTGCTCCTCGTGAGCTGCGAAATGTTCATACAACAAATTATCAGTATTTGCAAGATTTCAAATTCACAGACGAGCAAATTGATGAGTTGGTTGCACCAACGGTGACAAAAATCAAAGAATGTCTTGGCTTGGATTGGAGAAAGTTAATTCTTTATATGTGCGGGACTGGGCTTGATGAAAATAATGTTGAGCATATGGAGCCCATGTGCAAAGCAATTATGGCAAATACAGAGCTAATCAAAGACCCTTATGTGCGTTCTAAGGTTAGTAGGATGATCCAAAAACGCATTAAAACTGCAAAAATAGGGGTTTTAGATGTTGAAGGAGATTATGCAATTATAGGAAATGACCCATATTCACTATTACAGAGCATGTTTGGGTTAGATATTACAGGCTTGTTGCATGCAGGGGAATGCTATCATCGCTTTTGGATTGATAAAAATGTCAATGAGATTGTCGCCTTTCGTGCACCAATGACTTCAATTGAAAATGTTTGTAAGCTTAATGTTGTTGCCAATCAAGAGATGGAAAAGTGGTATAGATATATCAAAACTTGTTGTATCCTTAACAGTTGGGACACTACTGCTATTAGATGCAACGGCGCTGACTACGATTCTGATAGTTTCTTCACAAGTGATACACATGTGCTTATTGAGGCGTTTGAATACAAGCCAACATTAATGTGTGTGCAAGATAAAATGCCAAAGAAGGTTCCAGTAGAAGAAGATTTTATTACTTCAGACATTAATGGCTTCGGAGACTCTATTGGAAGCGTAACTAACAAAGCAACAAATATGATTTCTTTGAGAGAAAAGTTTGCGCCAGATAGTGAAGAATATAGGCGACTGACTGATAGAATCAACACAATGATGAATTATCAACAAAACGCCATTGATCGTATCAAGGGGGTTGTTGCTAGGCCAGTGCCAAAAGAATGGCTAGAAACAAAAATGCATAAGCCAAAGTCAGGAGACACCCCTGAAATATTGCATGATAAAGAAATTGATACGAGAATAGCAGCAAATATAAAGCCATGGTTCTTTATTTATAGGTATTCTCAGTTAAAATCAGAACTTGATAAATACATGAAATCTGTAAGGTCAAACTGTAAAATAAGGTTTGGCAAAACCCTAGAAGATTTGTGTGCATCTGAATACTTAACTGACGAAGAAGAAGCATTTATCTATAATTATGAAAAATATCTTCCTGTTAGTAGAGCTCCCGGCACAATGAACAGAATTTGTTGGAAGATTGAGGACGAGTTCCAGACGACAGATGTGCTACCAAACGTGGATTTTGATGCTTCTATTTTAAAGAGCGATGTGGAATATTCTCAGGAAGAATTTGATGCGGTACAAGCATTGTATGAAGAGTATAACAGCAATATCCAAGTCTTTTTAAAAGGTGTTAAGAAAAATGATGTTAGCAAAGAAGAAAGAGACCTTGTAATGTCTCAATTTAAGGATACATTTTCTGAAGAATGCGCTTTTGTGTGTGAGAATAAGGAAGTACTCGCTAATATTGTTGTCGATGTTTGTTATACGTCTAGTAAGAATAAATCTTTTGCTTGGGACGTTGCTGGCGAACAAATTTTTAAAAATGTATTAAGAAATAGTGGAAATAAAATGCAATTTCCAATCAAAGATGAAAATGGTGACATAGAATTCTGTGGTAAAACATTTTCCTTGTATACTAAAGAATTTGGTGGTGATGAACATGATAGTATTGAATGAGAAAAAATATGCAATGAATCTGTTACTTGGTAAAAATCAGGACGTCAAGTCGGCCATTAAGAAGATTGGTTATATTACTAGATATAATTCTCAAATATTGGGGAAAGACGATAACGAGAATTATAATTCCACTGTTGCATGGATGACAAAACATCAAATTAATTTTGATGAAGCAAGTTATTCAAATGTTATTTCAAACGCAATTAAAGGAGCAAAAAAGCGAGCACTTTATGAGTTAGATGATATTGTTATTACTCAAAATGAGCTGAAAAAGATAGAAACTTTAAACAATATCAGAGCAGAAAAAATGACGTTTGTACTCCTATGTATGGCAAAACAGCAAGCAAAAATCAATGATTTTTATGGGACATCGTCTAATTTTACAGATGGCCTTGTTAGATATACTGTTACGGAGCTGTGCAAAATTGCAAGAGTATCCGTTCCTGCAGATGATAGAGAATATATTCTGCACTATATTCTCGTTCAGGGACTAATAAGTTGCCCAAAGCGAAATGATACAAAGTGCTTGTGGGTCAATTTTATAGAGAAAGACGGAAAAGAAGCACTTCGTTTGAATGAAGTTGACTGTCAAGAATTAGCGTATGTATATCTGAATTGGAAAGGCAAAGAAGAATTTAAGAGATGCACTCGCTGTGGTAAACTAATGAAACGCAAAGCAAGCGATAACGTCTGTACCGACTGCTCTCTTGCAGCTTCTCTCCCACTGCAAATATGGTGCATTGATTGCGGCGAAATAGTTGAGGTAAGCGAATTTGACTCGAAGACTTGTAGATGTAAAGATTGTCAGGATAAAGCATTACGAAAATCATGGGCAGAAGCTTCTAAAAGATATAGAAAATCGAAAAATGGATCGTCATAATACCCTTCTCGTTTACAATACAAAATTATAGCCTCGCACAAAAATCATACGCATTTGTATGAGGCTATGCCAAAAATCAGGGGTAGAAAAATTCCTAATGGATAGTATACATGAAGCTGTATTCTATACATTGACACGAATTTTTACTAAGAAAAAGAACGAAACGGAGGAAAACGTATATGTCAGAAGAACTATTTGTAAGCATTCCAGAGTCTATCGCGAATCTGCAGCTCCCAAACCCGGAGCTAAGAAATTATTATAAGGATATTGAGAATCGCATTCTTTATATTGATGAGCAGATTGATGAGAATCTTCTAGAACTATCTAAGGAGATTATTCGCTGGAACAAGGAGGACAAAGATATTCCTGTTGAACAGCGTGTGCCAATTAAGATTTGCATTGACACTCCGGGCGGTGATGTATCTGTAACATGGAGCTTTATTAAGCTTATTGAGATTAGTAAAACGCCTGTTTGGACAATTAATCTATGCTGCGCTTACTCTGCTGGCGCTGATATTCTCGCTGCAGGCCATAAGCGCTATGCAATGCCGGGTAGCTCTGTGCTAATTCATTCTGGGTCTTGTTACTATGGCGGTACTCAGGAACAGGCAGAATCAATGAAGAAGTTTGGCGATAAGCTCGTAAAGAAAGTAACTGATTTCTTCCTTGCACATACAAATGTAGATCCGAAGGTATTCAAAAAGAGAGCTCCTTATGATTGGTATCTTGATGAGGATGATGCGCTTGAGCAAGGTATTATTGACGAAGTTGTGAGTGATATTGACGAGCTATTCTAATCTGGAGGGCATATATGGCTACTAAAAAGAAAACAGTCATTAATGAATATGGGGATGCACCAAGAGACATTGAAGGGCATCCATTTTATGGGTTAGCAATGGACGAATCCCAAAAAGAATTTGTGAATGCTATTTTGAACCCAGACAAGCTGGTTGTGTTCGCCAATTCCAAAGCAGGAAGTGGCAAAACACTTATGGCAGTTGCTGCAGCAAACCTTTTGGTTCAGCATAATGCGTATGACGGGATTGTCTATATTGTTAGTCCTGTGCAGGAAGAAAAATTAGGGTTTTTGCCGGGTAGCGCAGATGAAAAAATTTCTATTTATACTGCTCCTTTATATGACGCTCTAGTAAAGCTTGGTATTAATCCATATACGGCTATTATTCAGGAAGGTGTAGAAAACCAAAAGAATGGTACTGGCTATATTGATTGCGTATCTCATGTGTACTTGCGTGGATGCAATTTAGAGAACAAGGTGGTTATTGTTGAGGAAACTCAGAATATGTATGTAGACGAACTAAAAAAAGTGCTTACGAGAGTTTCTGATACATCGAAAACTATAGTTATCGGACATAGCGGCCAATGCGACCTGTACCATCATCCAGAGAATAGCGGATTCGTTAAATATATTGAACATTTTAAAGATAAAGATTATGCCCAAGTTTGCGAGCTAAATATCAACCATCGCGGTATTGTTAGTTCGTGGGCAGATGAACTATAAAATACAAAGGAGAAAAGATTATGGCAGCAAAAATTCAGAGCAAGTACACAGTTTAGGCAAATGGAATTCTTCACATTCAAGACAATCAGGTGTTTGTTGAGAACGACGACACTGGCGAATATATTCCGCTAATTAGTCTATTTGCGGATTTTAATGATAAAGACGTTAAGCTCAGTATTGCTTATGGCGAAGAGCTTGCGTAAGTATTGATTAATATTATATAAAAGGAACAAGAAAGGGAGATTGAAATGGTTTATAAACAGAAAGATCTAGTTAAAATGGTAGCAAAGGAATCTGGGTATTATCAGGGTGCAGTGAAGGACATTTATGATGCGACTTTTGCTGTAATTACTCAGCTACTATCGGAGTCTGCACCTGACAATCTGGCAACAATTAAGCTATTTGAAGGGCTTAATATTAATGCTAAGTTTTTTAAGGGAAAGGAAACTTTCAGGCCAAGAACTGGTGAGAGAACGGTTAGTGATGACCATATTTATCCGGTGGCTAAGTTTACACAGGCATATCAGTTAAAAATTAGAGCAGCATGCAATGAGAACATTAAAGGCGAGGAATAATCCTCGTCTTTTTGTTATATGCGAGAAAGGACAAAAGGAATGGAGATAATTAACTTTAATCCCGCGCAAGAGAGCGAAGAACAGTATATTTACCGCATTTGTTCGCTAAAAGAGTCATCTGGTATGACGTGGCAGCAAGTTGCGGACATTATTAATGCTGCTCTCGATCAAAACTACGGGGAGTCCGCTTATCGTAAAAAATATCAAATGTTTCAGCATGGTCTTAAGACCTGCGAGAAGCAAGTTTTTACAGATGACGAGTATCTGAAAAAGATTCAAGCGGAGAGAGAAGAACTTTATAAGGTTAAAAAGCAGTTTCAAGACCAGAGAAGAGAATATAATAAGCTGCTTGCAAGTGATGCGAGAGCTGAACATTTGACAGAAAAGTTGATTGAGGCGGCGGAGAATTTAAGTAAAGATAAGTTTTTGAGTACGAATCAAATTTTGTCTGTTGGCTCTAAGGAAGAAGCAGTTCTCGTCTTGACAGACTGGCATTTCGGTATGGTTACAGATAATATCTGGAATAAATATGACACAAATGAGTGTCTATCACGTGTTAACACTTTGTTCAAGAAAGCAAGCGAATATTTAAAGCTGCATGGGATAAGAACTCTTCATGTTGTATTACTTGGAGATTTTATACACGGGAGCATACATACTTCTGCAAGAGTTGCTTCTGAAGAAGACACTTGTGATCAGTTGATGGATGTGTCTGAAATTTTAGCGGAGCTTATTAATGGGCTGTCACAAAATGTTAATGACGTGTACGTTTATTCTACTTATGGGAATCATGCAAGAACGGTGCAAAATAAGAATGATAGTATCCATTCAGACAATATGGAGAAGATCATTCCTTGGTGGATTAAGCAAAGACTTGCTAAGAATCATAAGGTTCATGTTTGCGACAATAATATTAATGAGTTTATTTTCTTTAATGTGCTCGGTCATGATATTGTTGCGGTTCATGGAGACCTAGAACGCTTCAATAAATTAGGGGTGGATATGCACACCCTGTTTGGAAAGAAATATGGTCTTGATGTTGAATATGTGTTTTCTGGTGACAAGCATCACTCTGAGACAATTGATTCTTATGGAATTGACAATGTAATGGTGAGCTCCTTGTGTGGAACTGATGATTACGCAAACAATAAGAGATTATATGCAAATCCTGCTCAAACTTTGTGCATTTTTAACAAAGAAGATGGGAAAATTTGCACTTATAATATTAAACTTTAAGGAACAAGAAATTATGAAGGAGAAATAAAAAAATGGAACAAAAGAGTACAAAATTAATCTTTAATCCGGGCTGTGCTCGTAGACTCCTTAAGATGGGTTGCACTATTTGTGATATCAAGCCGTCCAAGGAGAATCCAAAAGATAAAACAGTATTTGTGTTTGTTAAGGATGCAAAATTTGACGCAGCCATTGCTGAGATCGATCAGCAAATTAAGGAAACCAAGAAAGAAGCAGTAGAATAATAAATTTATTAAAAAGAACAAAGGGAGTGATAATAGATGCCAACTACTGCAAAAAAACCCGGAAGAAAACCAACCGGTGCAAAAAAAGCTGGTAGGCCAAAACCAAAAGTTGAAGAGCCAAGTTATCTTTGCCCTTATTGTAATACAGTGAAGAAAAGGTCTGAATATTATGTGAGTACAGATCCGTTGGTTAGGACTGGTGTTACGAGCATGTGTAAGGACTGTGCAAAGAAAATAGCAAGAAACTATGACCCAAAAACTGGGCAATATGGAGATTGTACAAAGGAATCAATTATTGAGGCGCTCGAAAGGTTGGATAAGCCATTTTTTGAAAGTCTGTTTAATTCTAGCTATGTGGAAGGGAATGACCCCAGTAATAGAGCTCTTCACGGAGATACATGGGAAGCTTATATTAAAAACATTTGCTCATTGAAGCAGTATAGAACTTTAAGATGGCACGATGGGGATATAGCCAGTACATATATGGCAAAAGCGGAAGCGGCGGTTATTCCTATAGAGCAACAACTCCAGAGTGGAAAAGCGCTAGACGATCAGGAGGTCTATGAAACATACCAAAAGAACAAAGAAAGCGTGATTAGACTTCTAGGATATGATCCATTCGCTAGTGAAGCAGAAAATGATAAGCCGTTGCTTTATTCTCAACTGGTTGGTTATCTTGATATGGGTGGAGACAATGAGGATATGATGAGGAATAGCTCTGCCATTACAATTGTTCGTGGTTTCTTGCAGCAATCTAAAATTGATGATATGCTCGCAAAGTCTATGAAGACCATTGGATCAAAAAATAGAGCCGGAGAAATCAAGTCATTACTTGATTCGAAGCAGAAGATTAGTTCTACTATTTCTCAACTTGCAGAGCAAAGTTGCTTGAGTTTAAAACACAATAAGAATCAAAGCAAGGGAGAAAATACGTGGACTGGAAAAGTTAAAAAGATTAAGGAACTTAATCTTCGTGAAGGTGAAGTTAATGGGTTCGACATTGCTACATGTAAAGGCATGCAGCAAGTTATGGATTTAAGTAATGCTTCTATTTTAAAGCAACTTGCACTTGACGAGTCGGAATACTCTGATATGATCGCAGAGCAAAGAAAACTTGTTACAAAGTTGACAACAGAGAAAAATAGTTATCAAGAAATAACGAGAATTCTATTAAGAGAAAATCTAGATTTGAGAGACACTTTGTCAGATAATGATTTGTTGGACAAAGAGAATTTAACAAATTTGGAAGACCTATTCTCTTCATTTGGAGATGTTGTTGAAGCCGACGAAGAGGAAGGTGAAAACGATGAGTCAAATGAGGCATAAATATAAAATAAAAATTGTAGAAGAGATGAATGATGAATATCTGGAAAGTATGTTCGTTGATCATGAAACGGTATATGTAAAACCGGGTGTTTATGCAATGTCTACAAGAAAATTAGAATCATTAATTAAAATAGCAGAGATACAAAGGTATTACCAATGCAACCCTGTTAGATTTATTAGTGATTTTTTTGGTATTGAGCTTATTGATGCGCAGGCTTGGATTGTGCAGAGGTCTTGGAATTGTCCTAACGTGCTTGTAGTTGCAACACGTGGACTTGGAAAGTCAACAGTAATTGATCTTATTTTAATGTCAAAAGGGATGTTATTTAACAATTTTTGGAGTTATATTGCTTCCGGTTCTGGCGGTCAGGCAGAGCAGACATTCACTACCTTGGAACGTTTGGCAAATGACAACATTGATGAAATGATTGGTTCGACAGGATACATATTTAAGAATGAGGTTGAAGTTAAAAATGCCGCAGGAGATGGATTTAGTCACTCAAGTAATGGGTTTACATATTCCTTATATAACGGGTCAAAAACGATGACACTAAATAGCAATATAGACTCTAAGAGAGGATTTAGAGGATCTGTAATTTTTGACGAATCGGGATTTTTGTCCGCAGAAATGATGAAGGTATATGGTGCTTTTGCAATTGTAAACAAGAGCTTTAAAACAGGTAAGGATCGTGATGGTAAAACAATTGATCCAATTAGATTAAGGACTTTCCCGTCCAATATTCCAAACCAGAAGTTTTATATAAGTTCAGCGTCAAGTACTGACACAGAATTTTATCGACTATATAGAGAGTTTGCGAAACGGCAATTGATTGGAGACCCTGATTACTTTGTTGCACATATTGACTGTGAAGTCGCGTTTCATCCGACTATGCATGGCAAGGTTATTGCTCCTCTGTTGATGCAAAGTACAGTAGAATCTGAAATGGCAACAAACTCGGAGAAAGCAAGGCGTGAATATTATTGCGAGTTTACTACAGACGCAGGGTTGAATGCAATTATCAAGCGTGGCACTATTGCTAGAAATAGTGAGACTCGTGTCCCACTATTACATAATGATACAAATGATAAGAAGTTTGTATTCGCTTATGATCCAGCAAGAAGCCGTGATAATAGTATTATTCTTATTATGGAGTTATATTTGGATAAAAATGGTGAATACAAAGGAAGAATTGTAAACTGCGTTAATCTACTAGACATTTCAAAGAAAAGAAAGACCCCAATGCAGACGCCGGATCAAATTGCATACTTAAAGGAATTAATATTAGATTATAACGGAGACGCGCCGGATTATGAAAATATTGAAGCAATTTTAATAGACGGTGGATCAGGAGGATCCGGTGTAAATATTGCGGATTATCTTATGGAAGATTGGGTAGATAATAAAGGCAATAAACATAGAGGATTAATAGATAAAGAATATAGCTCAGATTATATTAGCAAATTTCCAAACGCAATTGACAAGATTAAAATACTTCAGCCAACTCAGTATAAGTCTATTATTTATGAAGCATTAATTGAAATGATGAACCAAGATTGTATTAGCTTTACAGCAGACTATGATAACAAGGGATATTTAACGTTATTTGAGGTTGATGAAAAGCTATATAATTCTGAAAAGAAAAGAATTACTGCTGAATTAAAAAAACAGAACATAGATGAAGTTGAGTTTGCGACTAAGTTAGAAGAAGAAATGAAAAAATCTTCTTGTATGAAAACTAAAGTTGTTAAATTAGACCCGTATCAAGAAATTGCGTTAAAAAACATAGATGCCCTTAAGGAAGAAATGGTGAACATGGTTCGTAAGAAGAGAGATTCTGGAAAGGACTCTTTTGAACTTACACCAGAAAAGGAAAACAAATTACATGACGACAGATCGTACTGTGCAGCTCTACTTGGCTGGTTTTTATCTGAGAAACGTGCAGAACGTATTCGTCACAAAAAGCGTCCTAGCAGCGCAAATATGTTAGATCAATTTAAAATTAGAGCCCCTCAAAAACCGGGCGGCTTATTTAACTAAGGAAGGCGGTGAAATAATTGCCAACAAAACAAAATAATAATAAAGTTGAGCATGGAACAGCTCATTCTACAAAAGAGATTGCGGATTTCACCGCAAAACAACAGCAGATTGAACAGTTCAAGCAGGCTGCTAAAGCGGCACTTCAATTGCTAGATCTGCAGAATATTCCAAGCAAAACGTACACGGTGTATTCTAAGGATTCTTTAAGAACTTATCTTAAGAACCCACTTTCGGATACTAACCAGAAGAATTTAAGGAAGCTGAGTCAGTATTTATATGTTTTGAGCGCACAATATAGAAGAATTATTTCATATTTTGCGACGCATATAGATTTGACAGCTTATAATGTTATTCCTAATATTTCAATGACTGAAGATAATGATGATGAAAAAGTACTTCAGAACTATGAGTCAACGTTGAAGTGGATTGAAAAGATGAACCTGCAAGGTCAAATCCATGGAATATTAACTACATGTCTTCGTGAAGATTGTTTCTTTGGATACATTTACTACGAAGATGGAGAAGAGCAAGATAGGAATTCGTTTATTATTATTCCACTGGATGCGGATTATTGCAAGATTAGCTCAGTGAACTATAATGGAACGCTTAATTGTGCATTTGACTTTTCATTTTTCGACGGCTCTTCAAATAAGGTATATCTAGATTATTGGGATAAAGAATTCACAACAGGATACAATGCCTATAAAAATGATAGCAAACAGAGATGGGCCGAGCTTGACCCTGAGAGAACCGTTGTGTTTAAAATGGATTATGACCAGCTAGATAGGGTTATTCCTCCATTTGCAAGTTTATTTGAGGATGTTATTGATTTAATTGACCTTCGTGGAATCACTAGTGTAAAAGACCAGCTTTCAATTTATAAGCTTCTTGTTGCAAAGATTGACACGCTGTCAAATACTAGTAGTCCAGATGATTTTGAAGTAAGTCTTGACCTTGCTGTGGATTTCTATAATAAGATTAATCAGATTCTTCCAGAAGAAATTGGACTAGCTCTGTCTCCTATGGAGATTGAACCGATCACATTCGATAAGGACGCAACCGATGAAACGAATAGTATTTCCAAGGCAAATAAGAACCTTTGGGAGTCTGCTGGCGTCAGTCAGATTATGGACAATTCAAAGCTTACTGGTTCTACTGCCGTAACTGCCGCAATGAGATTTGATGCACTTTTCATTCAAAAGCCGTTACTGTGGCAGATTGAAGCGAGAGTTAATATGTTCTTGGATTATGTACTCCCTGACAATGGAATGCGCGTGAAATATATGCAAGTTACTCCATATTTGAAGGATGAAGTTATTAAAAACGTTAAAGAGGCTTGCACGTTGGGGCTTCCAATGAAAACTCAGCTTGCTTCTTTAATGGGCATGAGTCCTTTAGATATGAATTCTATGCTATATCTTGAGAATGATATTTTGAAGCTTCAAGATAAGATGATTCCACTGCAAAGTACTTACACTCAGACTGGTAGCTCTGATACCGGAGGAGCTCCTACAAAATCCCTTGGCGACCTTACTGATGACGGAGAGGCTAGTATTGACAAGAGAGATAAAGCTAATTAAAGGAGGTATACGTCAATGAATAATCAAAAATTTATTGTAACAAAAGACAAAGCGACCGCTGAGTTTTTTATTGCTTCTGGGATTAAGCTTGTGTCTCAAATTGGGGATACTTATACATTTTTGAATCAGCCTCCAAAGCATTTTAGTTTTAGAGAGACGGACAAAGGAAAGTATTGCTTTAGTAATATTTTAAGCATGTAAGCTCCTTCCGAGCTTCACATAGATATTTTAATGAAAGGAGGGAGAATATATGCGTACATTTTATACAATAGATGACTTGTATAAGTTCTGTAAAGAGAACAATTTTTCTAAGTTTAGTTCTAAAGAACATGGTAATCAACCACTAGTTTTACAATCTATTGAATCTTTTGAAGCAGATAATAGCCACGATGGGCTGCTTGATGTAAAACTTAAAGCTTGTCATGTCGGGGTTAATAGGAATCAGTCCTCAATTTCTGAAGATACGATGCAAAAACATATGAGCTCGTTTAAGGGACGTCCGATTCTTGGTTCAATCTTTAAGGCAGATACTGGGGAGTATGAATTCCATTCGCATGATATGGAGATTGACGAAGAAGGAAATGTCGAATATATTGAACAGCCGGTTGGTGTTATTAGTCAGGTGAAAGAACCATATCTAGAATATGATAAAGAGAATGATAAGACATATTTGATGGTTGAAGGTCATATCTTCGAAGACTATTCTAAGGCTGCAGAAATTTTGCAAAGGCATAAAACTTGTAAGTGTTCTGTCGAAATTGCAGTTGATGAAATGAGTTGGAATGCTGACGAGAATTATCTCTCTATTGATTCATTTACTTTTCGTGGAGTGACTGTCCTTGGATATGAGCAAGATGGAAAAACTGCTATTGAAGAAGGCATGAAAGGGTCAAAGATTACTATTGAAGACTTTAGTGAGAAAAATAGTATGTTTACTCAGGACTATCAAAATAAATTGCTTGATACGTTAGAAAAGCTAAATACTACGCTTTCTGCGTTTCAAAATAAGGACTTTGAACAGAAGGGAGTGAAGGAAGAAATGAACAAGTTAGAAACCCTGATGGAAGAATATAGTGTAACTATGGAAGACATTGATTTTGAGGTCGATGGTCTAGATGACGACGAACTCACTGCTGCTTTTGAGGAGCATTTTGGTAAGTCTCAGTTTGACGAAGGCGATGATGCGGCGGACGATGGTAGTACTGATACTAGTTCTACTGATACATCTGATACTGGTTCAGGAACAGGTACTGATCCAAGTGAGAGTGAAGGCTCCGAAACCACAGACCCCGAGCCGCAGGATGACCCAAAAGAGGAAGATGAACCAGAACCTGTAACAGATGACGATGACTCTAAGGGCAAGAAGAAATATTCTATTGACGAAAATGGTGATATGACTCTTACTTGGCAGATTTCTCATGAGGATATTAGAAATAGTCTATATAATCTCATGGCAGCCGAAGGTGAATATCCATGGATCGTAAATACATACGACAATAGCTTTATTTATCAGAGCTGGGAAGGCGGCAGATTCTATAAGCGTGGCTATTCTGTCGATGGTGATAATGTCGCTCTTGGCGATGATATTGTTGAAGTGTTTAGTGAATGGCTAACTCAGGAAGAGAAAGATGCTATTGCTTCACTTAAGGCTGATTACGCAAAGCTTAAGGAATTTAAGGAAAGCGCTGAACTCGCTGAGGTGAATGCCAAGAAGGACGCAATCTTTGAGCGTGAGGAATATTCTGTTCTTGCTGATGATACAGCTTTTGCTGAACTGAAGAAGAGTGCAGAAAAGTATTCTGTTGAAGAGGTTGAAGAGAAGGCGAAGGTTATCTTTGCTGATTATGTTATGCAGAAGGGTCAGTTTGCTCTAGAGCATAAGGACGAAAAGAAACCTACCAAGAAGGTTGGCGTTAATTTCGATAAGCCAGCGAAGAAAAAGGCGTATGGCAATCTATTCAACGACTAATAAGATAAATATTATGTTAAAACAAGACAATCAGGGATGATGTCTTTTTTATTTTAAAAAATTTAACTATGAAAGGATGAAATTAACTATGGCAAATGTTTTTGACAATGTCAAGGGAGTCGCCCACGTCGTTTGTGAGTCAAGCCTCCTAAAGGCCACAGAAGTTGGTCATATTCTAAGCATGCAGTGCCACAAGGATCTAGATAATGGTTCTATCGTTGCAAGAGGTGCTTTTGTTGAGGAGCAGGTCTTTAAGACTGCTGATTATGCTGCTGGCCAGAAGCCATATCTAGTGCTTACTACCCCAATCGGCTATAATTCCGACAGAAAATATTATCAGGATGAGCAGTATTTCTACAATGCTACTGGTGAGATTGCTCGCTGCTATGAACTACACGTCGATGATATCTTCACTGTCTCTGCTGATGCTATCACTGCTCTAGCAACTGCTCCTGTCGTTGGCAATTATGTCAGCGTTGATGGCGGTCTCTATAAGGAAGCTGCGACTGCTGGTCAGACTGGCTTCGTTGCTCAGATCATTGAGAAGGTTAACTACACCAATAGTGTTTCTTACAGACTTCATGTCGTAAGCCTAGGTGTCTAATTGAATATTGAGGAAGGAGGAAAATAATATGTCTAAGTTTATGAATTTTGATGCACGTGTTCAGCACGCATTTAATGATGATGTTAATGATTATGTTGCTTTCAATAAGCTAATGCTCGACGCTGCTCGTGGCACTGTTGAGAATTACTCTGCCAAGGAAGCAAATGACAAGATTGTAGAAGTTTTCCGCAATGTGATTGGTTGCGATGAGCACTCCACTAAGGCGGAGATCCGTAGAGGTATTCGTAAGAATCAGGCCGTTCTCTTTGATATTATCGAGGAGACCATTGATGACGCTCTAGTTAGCGGTTGGGAACAGAATCCTTTCTTCAGAGAGTATGTTGATGTTCGTAACCTCGCACTAGGCGATAAGAATGAGTTCTATGTGCCCGATAATAGTGTTCTAAGCGTTATGAAGGTCTCAGGCAACCACCACGACATCGTGCGTCAGAGACTTGGTGCCGGTAAGGTCTTCTCTATTGAGACTAGTTGGTATGCGGTTAAAACTTTAGCTGCCTGACAGCGAAAGCTGTTTGAATAAAATAACGCATTGAATTGCTGGAAAATCCTAAAGCTGTATTGACTACAACGTGGACTGCAAAGTCGAGCGTGAATGTTACGAAAGTAGAAAAAACAAATACAGATTACATATGGTTAAACCCTAAGTGTAGTTGTAATGGACAATCAGCAGCCAAGTTTCATTATATATTTTATGAATTTTGCCAATTGACAATACAAAATTATTGTATATAATATATATGATGAAAAAGGTTCAACGACTATCCCGTAAGGGAGTAGGGTCGCAAGCGATTGGCGATCCGAAGTGGTGCGCATCCGAAAGGATGAAGATATAGTCTGGTCTTTAGTAAAAGCTAAAGGGCATTATGCCAACACAGGAGTAGCGTCCTGATATATCATTTTCTAAAATAATTATACAAGGAATGAATAAATGGAAAAGTATTTGTGTGGAATTTATTGTATAGAAAATACAATTGATAATAAAAAATATATTGGGTTGTCTCGAAATATTCAAAGAAGATGGAATGAACACAAGAGTGAGCTTCGTAGAAATGAGCATGCGAACGTATATTTACAAAGAGCATGGAATAATTACGGAGAAAGCGTTTTTGATTTTAGAATTATAGAGCTGTGTGATCCATTCATTATTTGCGACAGAGAGCGTTATTATATAAGGCAATATCATACATTATCTCATGAAAATGGGTATAATTTAACAAAAGGCGGGGAGGGCGCGGTAACATCTGGGAAAAAAGTCATATGTCTGGCGTCTGGCCAAATATACGATACTATAAAAGATGCTGCTGAGTATAATAATGTCGCGCGTGTTACAATGATAGATTGGTGTCGTAAATATCAGAATTTTATGTATTTAGATGAATATCATCTTATGAGCAAGGATGATATTGAATATTATACAAATTTTGATTGGACTTCATTTATTCATAAGAAGCGTAGCCGTGCTCATTCTCGCGAAAATTTAAGCAAAGATACTTTATTCAAATATAAAGAATGTACTTCTGGCAAAAATAATCCTAGATCAATGCCTATTTATTCACCAGAGTTGGGAGAATCATTTTGGGGTGCAAAAGAAGCTTTTGATAAATATGGAATTAACAGAGGAAGTATTGCTTCGTGCATAAAAGGGAGATTGAAACATGCTGGGAAACATCCAATTACCGGAGAGCCATTGACATGGCAAAAATTAGAAAATGATATTAAATGTTAAACACTTAACGAAAGGTTTACGCAGAATTTGAAAGACTCCTTACTGGTGTTGAAGATTTTGCAACTCTAGTCGGTAAGATTACCGAAGCTTTTGATCGTTATGTCAATCAGGCTCTTTATGAGGCTTTAATTGGCATTGGTAGCACTCTAGGCGCTCAGTGGTACAAGTCTTCTGCTATTAGCGAGGCTACTAAAGAGACTCTACGCACTCTATGCATGGATGTCGGCATGGCATCTGATTCTGAGGTTGTAATTATGGGTACTCGTGCAGCGCTTGCAAGCGTGTTTGCTCTTAATGATGTTTCTTGGGCATCTGGCGACATGAAGAATGAGATGTACGCAACTGGACGTTTTGGTTATTGGGAAGGCATCCGTCTTGTGGAGCTAAAGCAGGGCTTCAAGCTAAACGATACCACTCAGTATCTAGTTGCCAATGATGTTCTATTCATCATGCCTGTTGGCATTGATCCTATGCTAAAGCTTGTCTATGAAGGTGATACTCGTATGTATCAGGTTCAGGACGCAGGTACTCATATGGATATGACATATGATTCTGAGGTTCAGACGAAGCTTGGCATTGGTGTTGTTACTAACGCTAAGTTTGGTTACTGGAAGATTGTTAAGTAATTATAGCAATACAAAATTATTTAAGGAATAAAAGGAGAAATTTAAATGGCAAATACAACAAAAACTAAAAAGGCAGAGGTTGAAGCCACTGCAGAAAATGAAGCAGTAAAAGCAGCCCCAAAGAAGGCTCCTCGCAAATTTGCAATGGATGATCCAATCCTCTGCAAGTCTGTTACTTATGGTGAGCTTCTGCTTCCGGGCAAGAAGTCTCAGCTTTTGTATACATGGGCAAACTATGGAGATGCAACTGAGGTTGAATACCAAGACCTTCAGGCGCTAAGATCTACGAGATCTGCATATCTAAATGCTCCATATTTTGTGATTGAAGATGAAGAACTTCTTGAGCAGTGGCCTGAGTTTAAGGCGCTGTATGATAAGGTGGCGGCGGTTGATGTAGATCATCTATTCAGCCTACCTATTAATCAGTTTAAGAAGAGACTTCGTGAAATCCCAGTTGGATTTAAGGATTCTGTAAAGAATATTGCAAGCGATATGGTTCGCAATGGTTCTTTGGATAGCCTTGCGAAGATTAATGCGCTGGACGAAATTCTTGGGACAGACATTAAGCTGCTCATTCAATAATACATAAGGAGGTTGGAATATGACTTCCTATGATGTGGTTTTTAAGCGCTTTCTTAATCGTATTACAGATTATGATCTTCCGCTTCTTCCAGAAGAAGATCTGGATGAGATGATGTGTGGTTGGTTAACAAGCGCTATCGCAAATTTTACTAGATGCAAGTCTGACTTGTCTAACAGAGATGACGAGGCTCAGACTTTTAATGCTGATTTGACGAACTATGAGATTGAAGTTTTATCGCTATATATGGTTTGTGCGTGGCTAGATCAAAAGATTAATAGCGTACTGCTTACGAATCAACTCATTGGCGGTAAAGAAGAAAAATACTATAGCCAAGCAAATCAACTAGAAACACTAAAAGCTCTCAGGGACGCTACGTTTACCGAAGCTAGAAAATTACCACGTGACTATAGTTATGTGACAAATGATTATTTTGGTTAAGGGTGGTGTTGCGTATGAACTTTAAATACGGGGCACTGCCTCAAAACCAAATACATGGAGAAAAAGTCCGTCTTCAAGGGGCAATTTATAAGTTGCTTCCATATAAAGAAGACGGCTATGAATTATTGGATGCATATTTTCAAGCTCTTTTACAGCGCATTAGCGGACTGAATAGCCTGTTTATGGAACAGCCTAAAATTATAACATTAATGAGTATCTTAGAGTCGGCTCGTTATGAGACTGATTTTCTTAAGTATAGAAAGGATATTTTAGATGCGTGTTCACTCGTAAATGAGATTGAGGAGTGTGATTCAGGTGTATGATTTATTTAATAATCGGATGAAACTCCAAGGTCGCAATGTGGGAGAAGCGTTGAAACGTCAGTCAGATAAAGTTATGGATGCTACATTTACAAATGATGTGGCGTATCGTAAGTGCTATCTGCAAGACAAAGATGTTATTTTCCCAGAGCAAACGCTCGCTGGCTATAAGAAAGCAAAAGCGGTATTTAATGGCAAGGAAGTATATAATCCACAAAAACTTATGGGCTTCGAGCCTATAGATGCCAAGTATCAGATCCATACATATTACAGTGTATCTGGAGATCAAGTAGATTACTACTTGCAATTCAGGCCATTAGAACATGGCAGGAATCCAAATGTAAGAGTTGGATCGTACATTTTTGTACCAAATGATCTTGGTATTTACGAACTGTGGCTTATTGTCGCTCGTGATGATAGACCACAGTTTCCACAATTTTATATTTTGAAATGTAATCTTTTGTTAAAATGGGAAATTGGTGAAAAAGATTGGCCTTCGTTTGAAGGAAGACATGTCGATGTTGGTACGTATGTTAGCTGGGCTGTGCAAAGAACGCAGAGCTCGTATAACAGTGGTGTCAAAATACAGGCACTCCTATTTAGTAATAAGTAGGTAATAAAGAGGGATGTATCGGTGAAGTCCTCCAATATCTTTGGATAATACCGAAAGCCATAATATCTAATATGGTTTGTAACGCATAGCGGATGAGCGTTAATATGAAAGCAATAATTCCGCCAAGAGCTTCCTCCTACCATTCTATGGTAGAAAATATATGCTGAACTTATATGATGGAAAAGTATAAGATCCATGTGATAAAAAACATATGGGATAACAAGTAGCTGGACTGATTACGTATCGACCTCAGTAGAGAACCAATTGAAGGCAATTGTGCCAACCAATTCTGATACCCATACAATTAAATATGACGAAAACTTTACAATTAGTGATAATCCTCTGAGACGTGTTGTGTGGAAAGTTTCCAAGGTCGAAAATACAACGACTTTTGGACTTACAAAACTTACTTTCACTCAAGAGCTTGAGCACGATCCAGTAGATAATGTTTCTTGGATCAATTTCGCAAGCAACAATTTCTCCGATAGTGCAACTGGCGCAGAGTATGATTATTACAAGCCAAGGATTAATGATAGTGATATTCACTCTCCTGTCTCTTTTGAAAATATAGACGAAAGTGTAATCTCTTACACTGGCGTAGCGCCAGTTATGAAAACTGGTGGCAGTTATAAGACATTTACTGCGAACATATATAAGGACGGGCAACTATCTTCTAGTAAGCCATATTGGAGCTTGGAGTATGCGAAGAATGATACAACAATTTGCCATGTTGAATTCATGTATGTGAATGATGAGCTTGTTTGCGATAACAGCAATAATGATTTTATTGTTGATAAAAACAAAATCATTTATATGGATGAAAAGGAAAAATTGTTTGGTATTCAGTACTCGTATGATTCAAGTAAGCCAATGAACTTAAAGTTGAAGTGTTTGCAAGTACTTAATATGTTGGGTGGTACTATAACCATTAAAGTTAGTGGTAGTCTCGTAGATAACACTCAGTCTGCTATTTTGACAGTGGAGGTGGAAGGTCTATGATTACTCAAATGGGACGTGATTTGCAAAATCTCGATGATGACATTTTGTATGCGAAACGCCAAATCAAGGAAAAGCTTTGTAAGGATTTGGATATAATTCAATATTTACATAATCTTGAATTAGAGAGAGCCGACGCAGAGCCAGAAGATTATTTTAATTGTAATATCTATCCTTTTATTAGGATTCCGGGAACGCAAGATAAAGTGAAGAATTTTATCTGTTTTTCTGTGGATGACCAAGAATCAATGCGTTACAATGAAGTGATGAAGATGCAATATGTGCAATTCGTCGTTTTCTGTCATGGCGATGATATTGATACTGGAGTAGGAATTCCTAGACACGATTTGTTGGGATATTTCATAAGAGACGTCTTCAACTGGAGCAATTTACTTGGTATGAAGCTTAAGCTTGTCTATAATAGAGAAAGCATAATGGACAACGACTATTATTGTCGTACATTAAAATTTAAAGCTATTAAGCCTAATATGAGACTTAATAGTGGGAAACTGATGCCTCAGCCAAGAATGAACGACGAGGTAGATGAGCATGGATTTATTAGAGCTTGATACATTGGGTCTTTATTTTGGAGATCCGTATGTAATCAACGAAAATGTTTCTGTCCTGCAACCTACTATCGGGGATATTGCGAAATACGGTGAAAAAAACTACTTCAGCCTTGTCCACACGATCACGGCTATCCCTAGTGACTTAAAGAGCCAATTATGGGATATGGGGCTTGATTGGGAAGAAGTTGAAGATTTTCAATTGTTTATGATGTTAGCTCCTACGCTTAATGTCGAGTCAACTAGAATTATTTTAGGAGATGTTGATTTGTCTAAATTGAGACCGTATAAAAATAATCAGAATGGCCAAATTGTCCTTGCTGATAAAGATACTGGATTGATTATTGATATGCTCATTTATGAGCGTATTGTGAATTACTTGCGCAAAGTTCATGGACTGAAAAAGAAAGTGGAACACGCAGGTAATAAATATACGAAAAAAATTCTTATTGACGAAGACAGGATGCGAATTGAAGCGAACAAGAATAAACCTTATAAATCTTTTCTAACTCCCCTAGTTTCGTCTGTAAAGTGTCGTATGGGATATACAAAAGATTATGTTAGAAATATGCAGGTGTTTGAATTCTTTGATGACGTTCAAAGATTGAACGTGATTAACAATGCTGACGCATTATTGCGCGGCATGTATTCAGGCATGATTGATACAAAGAAAATAAATAAACAAGAATTAAATTGGATGAGAGAGCTAGATAAAGACTAGCTCTTTTATTATATTAAAAATTAAAAATATTATTTTATGGAGGTAATTTATTATGGCATTTGATATGAATAACTTTGTCATTGATAGAGTTGTGCGTGGCGTCGCTCTTTCACAGACCGACGATTCTGTTATGTTCGCACTAAACCAGATTACTAACCCTAGCCTATCTTGTAGCTCTGAGAGCACAGACGCGGTGGATGCTTTAGGTACGCCTCTGGCAACATTTTATAGAAGTAAATCAGCCGAGTTTTCTGCCGAAAATGCAATTTTCGATATGTCACTAATGGCAGCACAGGTTGGTTCTGCAAAGCAGGTCGCTTCTGACTCTGATAAGATTACGACTCCTGCTTTTGAGACTATTGATATTGATGGCACTTCTGCTACTTATACTCTAAAGCACGTTCCTCTTGAGGAGATTAAGACCATTTATGCTTTAAATGGTGACGGTACTCTAGGCACTGTCTTTACAAAGAGCACTTCTGCTTCCGCTTCTAGTTTTGCAATTAGCGGCAGTACTCTTACTCCTCCTACTGGTCTTAAGAAGGGCGACCAGCTATTCGTGATTTATGAGTACGAGTCTTCTCAGGCAGTTGCAGTTCTTAACTCTGCTAATAACTTCCCAACTGCTTGTAAGTTTATCCTTGAAGTTCTTGGCTGCGATGTATGTGATCAGACGAAGATGGTCTTCGCATATCTCATCTTCCCGAACTTCAAAATTTCGCCAGACTTCGACTGGAACATCCAGTCCGACGGAACTCATCCATTTTCTGGTAAAGCTATGCAGGAATATTGCGATAAGAATAAGAGATTAGAATTAATAGCCGCTTAAGGCAAATTATGAATAGTTTCCGTATAAAGTAATTTATATGATAAATAACACATTGAAATGCTGGAATACCCTAAAGCTCATATACCAAAGCGGAAGGATGAAAATGCCTAGACGTAACGGTTGTGAAAACAGAAAAAAGTTATGAGATAGACACATGGTTAAATCCTAAATGTTTATTATAATGGGTAATCAGCAGGTAAGCTTCGAATAGAAGAAACCTCAACGACTATTCCCGTTAAGGGAAGTACACAGCAAGCGTTTGGCTGTGGAAGTGGTGTGCCCCATGTTTTATGGGTGAAGATATAGTCTATTCTTTGTTGAAAGGCAAAGGGCTTCGCGTGAAGTCGGACGAGTGTAGCGACTTGTCTTAATATAAAGTATTCCAGATTATTGTTCCCGGCGACGAGTAATTTTTTGTGCAATTTGTCTAATTGACAATACAAAATTATTGTGATATAGTATTATGTAGAGAACAAGGAGTCATGACCTTTGTTAAAACGGGAGGGAATCTCCACCCTCCCGGCTCTATGTTTATATAGTAAAAGTGGAGATTATATTAAAATGAATGGAGATAGGGACAATGTCGCTTGGAGTTAATTTGTATGAATGGTGTGAGCAGAACAAAAAGAAAAATATTATTTCTGAATGGGATTATGAAAATAATTCAGGGATGTTTCCATCGGATTTTGCTCCAAAATCCGGGAAAATGATAAATTGGACTTGCAATCATGGGCATCAATATAAAATGAAAATTGCTGATAAAACTCGTGGGCGTTCATGTCCATATTGCACTGGAAGGAAAATACTAGTTGGATTTAATGATTTACAAACGTTGAATCCAATGGTTTGTCTAGACTGGGATTATGGGAATAACAATGGGCTAACACCAAAAGATTTTACCGCAAAATCCGGCAAGGCAGTAAATTGGTCATGCCATATTTGTGGGCATAAATGGAATTCAAAAATAAGTAATAGGTCTAATGGCGCTATGTGTCCAGAATGTGCAAAGAAAGTTAGGCAAAGTTCTCTTAGAAAAACTATTGTTTCTACTAAGGGATCTATGGTAGATTCGGAGCGTGAATATGTTAACGAATGGGATTATAAAAAGAATGTTGGGATTGATATAGAGAGTGTTCCGATGTATTCAAATGTTAAATATTGGTGGGAATGCTCTGTGTGTGGTCATGAATGGGAGGCGTCACCGAATACTAGAAGCAAAGGACATGGATGCCCAGAATGTTCTAGAAGAAGGAATGAGAGCAGGCTACAAGAGAAGATAAGAAAGTATATTGTAGAAAAATATAAATATGCTATTGCCCATGAAAGAAATTGTTCTTTGTTGCCAAAGAATCCAAAAACTCATTTTCCAATGCCGTATGATAACGATATTCTGATCCATGGATCACATTTAATCATCGAAACAATGGGAGAACAGCATTTTAAGATAACTAATTTTGTAAAACAGGATGCGGTAAAAATGAAAATGACTCCTGAAGAATCATTGGAGTATATTCAATGGAAGGATGAATATAAAAAACAATATGCATTATCTCATGGATATTATTATTTAGCAATTCCATACACAGCAGAGAAAGACGAATCATATAAAATTATGATTGATTCCAAGATTCATGAAATACTCTCTTTCTCCTCAAACAATACAAAATTATTTCTACCTGTAAAGGAGGAAAACTAAAAATGCAGAACGTTAGAAAAGCTCGTAAGTGCATCTGTTGCGGCAAGGAATATAGCTACTGTGGCAACTGCGCCAAGGATCGCTATAAGCCAACATACTTTTCACTTTATTGCAGCGAGAATTGCCATGACGCATTCTTCGCAGCAAACGAATTTAATTTTGGGCATATTTCCAAGGAAGAAGCCCAGAAGAAGCTAAAAGCATGTAATCTATCTGAGCTTGACTCTTTCAATGAAATTGTCAAGAAAGATATTGAAAAGATTATGGCCGAGCCAGAAGAGAAGGTTGCTCCACAGCAACAGGTTAAGAAGGCGCAGGCTTGAAACATAAAGTAGTTAAAACAAAATAAAATTCTATGGGATATTAACTACTTTAAAAAGATGTTAATATCCTATTTTTTTTAGCCGCTAGGTACATGACACGTGGATGTATCTGGTGGCTTTTATATTGGAACAAAAGGAGAAAAGAAACAAATGGTTAAGAGCACAATTACAGGGAAGCAATACAACCCTGATAACAGCTCGGTTGTTTATCTGAGCAATTTTCAGCAGATATATAAATATTTGTGTGCTGGTGCGGAAGAAGATTTAGTAGACATTCTATACACAAACACTAGGAACAATTGTCTAGTTTTTGTATTTAAAAAGTCGAGCAAGGTAAAGCATTTATACGAGCTATGGAATAATCATGAGCTGTAAAAATTATATACTTTATAAGATTTATTATGGGAATGAGCTTGTGTACATAGGCAGAACCTCACAGGACTTGATTGATCGTTTGAGGTTGCATTTCTTTGGGAAGCCAATGGTGAAGAAGCTAGATGTTATTGCTACGACACGTATAGAATACACTGTGTGTGATTCAGAGGCAGATATGTTCTTATTAGAGATCTACTTAATAAACAAATATAAGCCTCGTATCAACAGAGACGACAAGGCGCATGATGAACTTTCTTCGCATTTATATCTTCCTGAGCCAAAATTTTATTCATATTACAATCCACTGTTAGATAAGTGGAAAGAGAAAGAAATAGAACATATTGTTGACACTGCTCCATTGGATTATATTGATGGAGAATCAATATGGTTTTAAAACTCCATACAAAGAAAGGAGTGTGAGGCATTATATGTCTAATGTTTACGCGAGAATTAAATTAGCTGCAAATCACAATCAATTAATTCTTGTAAAAGATCAGCCACTATCTGCTGGAAATTGTAATTCTATTTTTATTGAATTTGCGTTAAGAACAGATGACTGGCTGGCTTGTGAAGACCTAAAAGCAGTATTTAATAATTATTATATTAGAAGTCTTAATGAAAGACTAGTATGTGATATTCCGCCAGAAGTTTTAGCCACTCCCGGAGAATTTGAAGTAGGGCTATATGGTGTTAATGACACTATTCGTATGGCTACGAACAAACTTGAATTTCATGTTGGAGAAGGCACTTATGGAGGAGTGTTTTCAGGATCAAGTGGCGGGTCGGATAATCCGGGTGGATCTGATGATCCTGACCGTTTGATTATATATGATGGTGGCGGTGTTCATGGTTATTAAAAGGGGGTGAACAAATGGAGACAACCACTGTAAAAACTGTTTTTCAGTTCAGAAGGGCAACGACTGATGAATGGGAAATTGTTAACCCTATTTTAAGAGAAGGCGAGCCAGCATATGACATTACAGCAAAAAAGCACAAAATTGGTGATGGGAAAAGCAAGTGGAATGAGCTTCCATATGCAGAAGGCAGTGGTGGCATTTCTGGAGATATTAATTGGGAACAGATTATTAACGCGCCGACGAAGCTCAGTCAGTTTGAGAATGATTTAGATATTCCAGATACTAGTTATATAGATGAAAAGTTAGCGCAAAAGGCGGACAAAGATCATAACCATGATGGTGTATATCAGCCAGTTGGAGATTATTTAACAGAAGAAACAGATCCGACCGTTCCTGCATGGGCAAAGCAAGCAGAAAAACCAATGTACACATATGAAGAGATTCAAAACACTCCAGACTTGTCTGGTTATGCTACGACTGACTATGTTGATAGTGAGATAGAAAAAGTAAAGTCTGGAATTGAAAAGTATGATGATACAGATATCAAAAATCGTATTTCTGCGAATGAAAAATCCATTGAGGCGTTGTCTGGAAACGGAGAAGGCTCTGTTAAAGAAACTGTAGCTAATGCAATTGCTGAGGTTGTTAATGGGGCACCAGAAGATTTTGACACTCTAAAGGAAGTTGCAGATTGGATTAAAAATGATACTACTGGTGCAGCAAAAATGGAGAGTGACATTGCCAACCTTAATGAGAAGGTAAACAATATTTCTTCTGGGAAAGACCCACTATTTATTGCTGCGCAAAAATTTCATAATCGCCCCGGAACTGAGTTGGCATATGATGTAGACGCAAAAGATTTTAGCCGTGTTGCGTCTGTTGGAGAAAAGGCGAATCTTTTAATTACAAATGCAGAAGATGCAGAAGGTGTGTGGTCATATTTTTGTGAAGCAACAGTTGAATCAATTCCTTTGAAAGACGAAGAAGGGAATGCTTCTATTTATGCGGTAAGACTTTCGTCTATTTGTGATTTAACTCCAAGCAACACTGGGTCTTTGTCTGTGACCTCTGTCAATGGTAAGACTGGGGCGGTTGTTCTTGAAGCTTCTGATATTATCAAGGATTCTACAGATGAAAATAAGATTTCTATTTCTTCTGACGGCACGTTGGAAGTTAATTCAATTACTATAGACAAACTTGTACAAGAAGAAACCAATGAACTTGTTATTGATGGCGGAAACGCCTAATTTTTGAAGGAGGTTTTTTGAATATGGCAACTAAAACACTAAGCACAAGAATTGTCATGAGAAACGACACCGCAGAGAATTGGACTACAAAGAATCCAGTTCTGCTCAAGGGCGAGTTTGGTGTCGAAACTGATACGAACAAATTTAAGATTGGCGATGGCACCAAGGCGTGGGCTGATCTTGATTATGCTGGCGCTGATGAAGCCGCAATTGAAAATATTATCGCGCAGAATAGAGATAGTCTTTATAAGTACACTCGTACTGACGCTTCCCAGTCTGATGACGCAGCCATTGCTGCAGCTCTAGGCTCTAATGCCGCTGTACAGGGCGATATTGTTGTAATTACAACTACTGTTGAAGGCGATACTTACGAGCAAAGTGCATTTATGTATGATGGCAAGCAGTGGGCTGCAATGACTGGCAATGTTGGCGCAGATAAGGTTATTCTACAGGATGACATTGTTATGGCTGGTAACTATACTCAGGTTGGCAATATGACTAAGTCTCAGAATGGTACTGCTACCTTCGCAACAAAGGGGAAATCTGTTTCCGACGCACTAACTGAGATTTTCTCTAAGCGTCTACAGCCCGGTACTCCTACTGCTCCTGCGGTGACTCTTACTTTCGGTCAGGCCAAGGCATATGAGGTTGGTTCTACTGTAACTCCAACTTATTCTGCTTCTCTAAGCGCTGGTTCCTATACCTATGGCCCTGCAACTGGTATCACTGCCACTAGTTGGGAAGTCACTGATACTGCTGGCAACTCTGCAACCACTGCTTCTGGCAGCTTTGCTGAAGTTGTTGTTGCTGACGGCACCAACTATAAGATTACTGCAAAGGCTACTTATGGTGAAGGTGCTGTTGCAAAGGACAACCTTGGCTCTGATTCTAGTCCTGTAATTAAGATTGCTGCAGGCTCTGCAACAAAGACTTCTGGTGCTATTACTGGTTATCGTAATACTTTCTATGGTTCTGTGACAGAGAAGGCCGAACTAACTAGCACAATTATTCGTGGGCTAACTAAGTCCAATAAGGCTCTTGCCAATGGTAATTCTTTCACGGTTAGTATTCCTGTTGGTGCGAAGCGTGTGATTTTTGCTTATCCCGCAACTCTACGTGATGTCAGTTCTGTTAAGGACGTTAACGGCCTAAATGCAGAGATTAAGAGTGCTTTCACCAAGACAACTCTAACTGTTGCTGGTGCGGGCGCTGATGCCGGTATCGAGTATAAAGTTTATACTACGGATTTTGCTGACCCTGTAGCAAAGGCAAACTCCTATACTGTGCAAATTTAATTGAAGGAGGAAGACAATTATGGCAATGACTTTTGGTACACTTGATTTCGCTGTTGCTTTTAATCGCCAGACGGCTTTTCCTCTGGACGCTAAAAGCTATTTTGAAAACCTAGAAGCTGCTCAGGCCGCTGCTGCATCTGCGCAGGAGGCTGGTAGCTCTGAAACTACATATTACTATGGCCAACAGATTGCTGTTGTTGAGAGTGGCAAGGCTACTCTTTATGTAATTCAACCTGACAAGACTCTAAAAGAGGTTGGCGGTAACATCCTTATTGACGAGAATGCCTTTGTTAAGGGCGAGGATGGTAAGCTAAGTCTGCTTGGTTTTGCTGACGCAGTTGGTGGTGCCCAGCTAGTTAAGACCGAGGATGGTAAGGTTTCATGGGTGAAGCCAGACACCACAACTGTTGAAGGTCTTTCTACTGCTATTGAATCTCTAAAAACCACTATTGGCGATGACAAGAGTGGTCTGGTTAAGCAGGTTGCCGACAATAAGGCGGCAATTGATACTCTTAATGGCGCAAGCACTGTAGAAGGTTCTGTTGCATATCAGATCGCACAGGTTGTCGCTGGTGCCGATGAGAGTTTCGACACTCTGAAGGAGATTGCTGATTGGATTACGACTCATAAGACTGATGCCGCATCCATGAATTCCCAGATTAATACTAATAAGGATGACATTGCTGCTCTTAAGACAAAGGTTGGCGAGACGTCTGTTGCAGACCAGATTACTGCTGCTCTTAAGGATGGCGAGTCTGACAAGTATGCTCTGGCAGACGATCTATCTACGGCAAACGGTAAAATTACAGCTCTACAGGGCCTCGTTGGCGAAACCGCTGTCGCTACTCAAATTAGCGACGCTATTGATGGCGCTCTCAAGGTTGATGGTGCAGAAAAGTATGCACTAGCTTCTCATACTCATGAAATTGCCAATGTTACTGGTCTTCAGGCTATTCTTGATGGCAAGGCCGCAGCTTCTGATGTTGAGGCACTACAGTCTACTGTTGACGGTCTAGAAGCTAAAGCCCATGAACATGCTAACAAGACTGTTCTTGATGCTATTACCGAAGATAAAGTTAGTGCTTGGGACGCTGCTCAAGCCAACGTTATTGAGTCTATTAAGCTTAATGGCGCGGCCATTGCTCCCGCTGCTGACAAGAGCGTTAACATTGCTATTCCTGCTGCAACTGCAGAGGCACTTGGTCTAGTTAAGGTTGATGGCGAGAGTATTGTTGCTACCGATGGTGTAATTAGTGTTAACGCTATTTCCACTGACAAGCTTGTTCAGGGTTCGGACACGCTTATCATGGATGGCGGCAATGCTTAATTTATGTTTGCAAATTAAAGGAGATTGATGAATATGGCAAATAAGACTTTTAATACACGTATCAAAAACAAGATTGATACTTATGCAAATTGGGTCGAGAAAGACCCTGTGCTACTAAATGGTGAAATCGCTGTTGTCGTCATTCCTGCTGAGACTGGCGCTGTGCAGGGTGAGCCTGTTACTCTGTTTAAAGTTGGCGATGGCACTAAAAAGTTTAGTCAGCTAGACTTTACTGGCGCTAAAGCAGCAGACGTTTATAGTTGGGCAAAGGCGTCAACAAAGCCAACGTACCAAGCTTCTGAAATTACTGGCCTTTCTGATTACATTTCTGGAGAAATTCAGGATAGCGATACGCAATATAAACTAGAGGCAGACGCGGACGATGGTCATAAGTTCTATCTATATTCTAAGCCACTAAACGGCTCTTGGGGATCCACTCCTGTCAGCACCATTACAATTCCAGAGACTGTTTACACTCTAGTAGAGGGCACTGCTAATGGTACTGTAAAGTTTAATGGCACTGATGTTAAGGTTCATGGTCTTGGCTCCGCCGCTTATACTGACGCGGATGCTTATGACAAGTCAGGCGATGCTGATGCAGCACTAGCTTCTGCTAAGTCTTATGCAGATGGCAAGGACACTGCTATTGCCGAGGCAAAGAAGGCTGGTACTGATGCTCAGTCTGCCGTAGACGCCCTATCTGATAAGGTTGGCACTGTCACTGAAGGCAAGACTGTTGTTCAGATGATTGCTGATGCTCAGACTGCCGCGACTTATGATGATGCTGCTGTTAAGGCTTCCATTAAGTCTAATGCTGATGCCATTGCTACTTTAAATGGCGCTTCTACTGTCACTGGCTCTGTTGACAAGAAGATTGCGGATGCCATTAATGACTTTTCTACTAAGGTCAGCGAAGATGGTACAGTCAATACTTTTAAAGAATTAATCGACTACGCCGCTACTCACAAAGGGGAATACAGCACTCTATCTGGTGATGTTCAAAAGAATACTACTGCTATTGCTACACTCAATGGTACTGGTGCTGGGTCTGTTTCTAAGACTGTGAATGACGTCGTTGATGCCGCTCAAGCTACTCTTCAAGGCAATATTGATAAAAAGGTTGACAAGGTTGCTGGCAAGGGACTATCTACTAACGACTATACCAAGGACGAGAAGACCAAGCTAGAAGGTATTGCTACTGGTGCTCAGGTTAACGTCATCGAAACCGTCAAGGTAAATGGTGTTGCTCTAACTCCTTCCGGCAAGGCAGTTGATATCACCGTACCTACTGGCGCTCTTGCTGACAAGAGTGAAGTTGCAGAAGCAGATCTTGCTGCAGCACTAAAGACTAAGATTAATGGCAAGGTTGATTCTGCTGACTGTGGCGATATTATTTCTCATGACGTAGCAGAGTTTGCTACCGCAGGTCATAATCATGACACTGTTTATTCAAAGCTAGGTCATAATCACAAGATTGAAGATTTAGAACAGGAGACCTATATTATCTTTGATTGTGGCTCTGCTTCTACCGTTATCTAAGGCGACATTGCCTCTTAACATTAAGTAGTTTTATTTAATAGGAGAGGCAAAACGCCTCTCCTATTTTTTTAAGACTACACAAAGGGGGAACAAAATTAATGGCTTTCATAAACAAGGTTACTGTTAGAGGAAAAACATACAACCTAGAGAACTTAACAGATGGCTCGCATGTTGTTAAGCTCCCAACTCTAAATGGCGATGACGTATTTGTGACAGAAAAGACGCTGGTGCAAGGAGTAAAAGTTTCGGCGCTTACGAATGGCACTTATACTGTCAATTTGCCGTCTCTAACTCAGAACGACACGTTTGTTGTTCAAAGCAGACAAAATCAAATTAACAACAATAAAGTAGACAAGGTGTCTGGGAAGGGATTGTCTACTAATGATTATACAGACGCAGAAAAGGATAAGCTTAAAAATTTAGAAAATTACACTTTGCCTACTGCATCAGAAAACGTACTTGGTGGCGTAAAAGCTGTTCCAAAAGCAGACAATATGACGCAAGAGGTTGGTGTTGATGTAGGTGGCAAATTGTATACAAAATCAGCAAAATCTGATATTGATGCGGCATTAGCTGATTTTCATTCTTATAGCATTGAAGTCGTTGATGAGCTTCCAGATTCAGGTGAGGATTACACATTCTATCTTGTTCCAAAGGCATCTGGTAACGGCTATGAAAAGTATTGGTGGATTACGGATAACGATGGCAATCAAAAGTGGGATGAATTTAAAGGAAGTTCCACTCTTGTAGTTACAAAGCTACCACAAACTGGTGATGTAGAAACTGATTATATCCTACATTCAGATGCAGGATGTTTTTATTATAAATGGATTGACAACTCTTGGCAAATGATTGCAGGGACTATGGCGAATGTAGTAGAGTCGTTGCCTGAAACTGGCAATGAATTTACTGATTACTATGTTAAAAATGACGATGGGCTGTATGTGCATTATCGTTATATTAATGATAAGTTCTGCATTATCGGTGGAGACAATTATACAAAATCTCAAATTGACAATAAGGTTTCTACACTTAAGGCATCTGTAGATACAAACGCACAAAACATCGAAGCAAACACGACTAACATTGCTTCTCTAAGTAGAAATATTGATACGCTAAGACAAACCGTTGACGGTATCGACACAGAAGGTTATACATACTATGCTACATATGGAAACGCTACTCTAGCAACTGGCGAAGAGAAAGAGAATGTTTTTACACTTTACGAAGTTAAAGACGAAAAAGAAGAAGTAAAGAGCCAGTTCGTAATTACTGGTGGTGGCGGGGGTTCTACTGTTACCACTACTCTTAAAGTTGAACGTATTACTGAGTCGCCGGTTATTGTTACTACAACAGACAAGGTAGAGATTAGCTTCAATTATTCTTCAGTGGATAGTGATGGAGAAGCTGTTGATGGCACTTACACTTGGAAGTCTGGCAGCACCGTTCTATCTACTGGCGCGTTAGTTCAGGGCGTGAATACGTTTGACATGTCTGATTATACAAACATTGGCACTCAGAAATTTACTTTGACGGTTGTGGATGCCGCTGGCACTACTGCTGTTAAGTCTTGGACTGTGCAAAAGGTAGACGTAAGACTCGAATCTTCGTTTAATGACAAGATTACATATCAAGCAAATAGTGCGGTCAATTTCACATACACTCCATATGGTGCAGTAAATAAGACTGTGCATTTTGTGCTTGATGGCGTTGAAATTGGAACTGTTTCGACTGGTTCCTCTGGTACATTGCAGTCTTATACAATTCCAGCTCAGGCCCATGGTGCACATCTATTCGAGTGCTATATTACAGCAACTATTAATAGTAAGAGCATTGAAACTGAGCATATTTTCAAGGACATTATGTGGTATGACGAGAATAGTGATGTTCCTGTTATCGGATGTGTTTATAGATATGACCATTATGGCAAAGTAACTGCAAAGCAATATAATTCAACGAATATTCAGTTCTATGTTTATGATCCGAAGACGGCAACTCCGACTGTTACAAGAAGTGTTGACGGTAAGGTAATTGCTACTCAGGTCATGAGTGGTAGCTCAGATGTTTGGGCATATAAATCTTCTGATGTTGGCGAACATACTTTACTCATTACTTGTAGAGGAACAACTGTTAAAATCATTATGAATATTGAGGAGCTTGGTATTACTATCGAGCCAATTACTGCAAATTTGGCATTTGACTTTAATCCTACTGGCCTTTCCAATAGCGATGAAGACAGACTGTGGAAAGACGCAAACACTGATGTTGCAATGACAGTTTCAAATAACTTCGACTGGAGCAATGGCGGCTATCAGATTGATGAGGATGGAAACCAGTATTTCTGTGTTAAGGCTGGAACAACTGCCACTATCAATTACAAGCTTTTCGAGAGAGACGCGAGCGTTTACGGTTCTGAATTTAAATGCGTTTTTAAAACTACGAATGTTAGTAATGCAAACGCTACATTCCTGACCTGTCAGGCAGACTCTACTGTTGTTGGCTTGCAAATGAACGTTCACGAGGCGTATTTAAAATCGAGCATTAAGAATCTATATATCCCTTATAGTGAGGAAGACATTATTGAATTTGAGTTCAATATTAACACAATAGACAAAGATAATTCAGATGCGACAGCAGTGATTATGAGTTATGAAGATGGTGTTGGTTTAAGACCTATGATTTACGACTCAACGCATAGACTATATCAGTACGAGCCGGTGCCTATTACTATTGGTTCTACAGACTGTGATGTCCATATCTATAGAATGAAAGCTTATAGTGCTTCATTGACTGACTCTAACATTTTATCAAACTTCATTGCTGATGCAAGAGACTCTGATGAGATGATCGCAAGATATAACCGCAATCAGATTTATGATGAGAATAATGCGCTAACTCCTGAATCTGTGGCAAACGCCTGTCCACAACTAAGAGTTATTAAGATTGAGTGTCCTCGTTTTACTAAGGACAAAAAGGACTTTGTAAAAGGCGTAAATGTCGAGTGCATCTATAAGGGTGGAGACCCGGTGCTAGATAACTGGAAGTTCATGAACACCTATCTTTCTGGACAGGGCACGACTTCTAACGAATATGGTTACGCTGGTAGAAATATTGATATTATTGCTTGTGCTGACGGCAAGAAGCAGATTATTAGCAAGATTCCTCTGGACACGAGCTATGTAACGGAGCTTATTCTTGGTGATGGAACGAAGTATTCTGATGGCTCTGGTAAAATTACTCTGACGAGGACGTCTGTCCCAGCCAATTGGCTTAATATCAAAGTAAATATCGCAAGTTCTGAGAATGCAAATAATGCATTGTTGCAGAAGCGTTATAACGATTACCTCCCATACAAAACTGTTGCTATGGAGAATGACCCCAAATGCAAGAATAGTATGGAGTTTCAGAATTGTATAGTGTTTATCAAGGAAACCGATCCTGATGTTTCCAAGCATATGGAATTTAAGGACAATGATTGGCATTTCTACGGGCTGGGAAATATTGGTGATTCAAAAAAGACCGACGCTACGAGAGTTAATGATGTCTCTGACCTAAAAGAGTTTGTAATTGAAGTCAGTGATAATACTCTACCTAATAGCACTTTCCAAACTGGTGTAACCGACAGTGAAGGTAATATGGTTTATCCTATCAATAAAGACCAGTGGAAGGCTGGCAATACCGCATACGATGCTCTTTATAATGATTGGGACGGTTCCTTCGAATTCCGCTACGAAATGGGCGGAGAGACAAAAGATGGTATGACAACCGCTACTACTGAAGAGCAAGAAGCACAAAGAGCATTAAACAAGCAAGTATGGCGTGATTTCTATGAATGGGTAATTACCTCTACTGATGAAGAATTTGTTTCTCAGCTCGGAGATTGGGTAATTAAGGATTCTGCTCTGTATTGGTATGTATTTACAGAAAGATACACTATGATTGACAATCGCGCAAAAAATTCTTTCTATCATTATGCAAAATGTAAAGACGGCAAATATCGTTTTGAATTATGGGACTATGATAATGACACGAGTTTGGGAATAAATAACAGTGGCGAGCTTACCATGACATATGGTAAAGAAGACACTGACTATAGAACTGAAGGCGACAAGTCTTCAGGATACGTATTCAACGCAGCAGACAACGTGTTCTGGTGCAGAATTCGTGATTTATTCCGCAACGACCTTGCAATAATGTATCAAACTCTTGAAGGAGAAGGCTGCTTTAGCGATACTTCTTTAATCAATGAATTTGACAATTGGCAAGCACAATTCCCAGAAGAACTTTGGAGACTTGATATTGAGCGCAAATACTATCGTACATATCAAGGCGGGGGCCTCAATGCCGGTGCAACTCCAGAGCCAACCAGACGTTTCTTAGAGTCTATGATGAATGGCCGTAAGAAATATCAGCGTAGACAATTTGAGCGAGATCAAGCTGCTTACATGGGAACAAAGTATCTGTCTACAACTGTTAAGGCAGACCAGATTATGTTTAGATGTAATACGCCATCTGGTGTAGTCGTTGCACCTAATTATACTCTAAATATTGTGCCTTATTCAGATATGTATCTGTCTGTGTTATTTGGCAACTCTCCAAGCGCACAGCAGATTCGTGCAAAGGCAGGACAGTCTTATGAAATTCAATGTCCATTTACCAAGATGGATGATACGGCAGTACTAATTTATTGTGCTTCTCGTATTCAGGCATTGAATGACCTTTCTGCTTGTTATATCCATGATAATGATTTTAGTAAGGCTTCAAAGCTGAAGACGCTTGTAATTGGCAATAAAACTTCTGGTTATTCTAATGCATTCTTAACCAATCTAAACCTTGGCAACAATGCGTTACTTGAAGAACTGGACATTCGTAATTGCCCTAAATTGACTGGATCTATCAACCTGTCAAGCTGTGGCAACTTAGAGAAGCTTTACGCAGAAGGGACATCTGTAACTGGTGTGCTATTCGCGGCGAATGGCAAGATTGCACTTGCTCACTTACCAAGTACAATCAATAGTTTAAGTTTTAAGAATCTAAGTTACTTAACTGATTTGCAGGCGACATATGATAATCTTGAATCGCTAACTATTGAGAACTCTGTAATTGATGCTTATCCAATTGTTGAGGATGCAATTGACACGTTGCAGACACTTCGTTTAACTGGCATTGACTGGACTGTAACAAGCACTGAATTGTTAAATGCCATTCTTAAGATGAATAACAATTTACTTGCTGGTAAGGTTCATATTGCTGGACAAGCAAGACAGAGAGAACTCGATGCATATGCGGCAGCATGGCCAGATTTAGCTGTTACTTATAATGGTATTATTACTCAGTATAAAGTGACGTTTATGAATTCCGATGGTACTGCTATTAAAGACAAGAGTGGCAATGATTATGTTCAATATGTTGACCAAGGTGGCAAGATTACTGATCCTGTCGCAAGTGGTGAAATTGACACTCCGACAATCCCAAGTACCGCGCAGTATAATTATACCTTCTCAGGTTGGGATGGCATTGATGTAAATGTTACTGCTCCTGTAACTGTGACAGCAAAATATAGCGAGTCAGTAAGAACATATACTGTGCGTTGGTTCCAGCAAGCAGGCGTTGTTCTTGCGACCAAGACTGGCGTAGAGTATGGTGCTGTGGCAGAATATGAAGGCGATTATCCAACCATGAGCGACAATGAGGATTCTTATATTTATAATCTATTCACTGGCTGGGATAAGAGTACAGGCTATATTACTGGAGATACTGACGTTTATGCAAAGTGGGAGACGCAAAATGGTCTTCCATCGGCAGGAACTGACTTGAAAGATATGACTCCAGTGCAGATTTATGCTGTTGCAACGGCTGGTAGAGCTAATGATTATTTTGAACAAAAGGACTACTTCGATGTCCGCGTTGGGCAGGATTTCTCATTCTCGAATGTAACTGAGCATATGCTTGGGGATGAGCTTACATTTGATGGCACTTCCTCAAAAGTAGTAGATTCTGGCGTTAAGCTATTTGGCGCAGATTCTGGTTCATTTACAATGGCTATAGATTTTGAGTTTGGAGAGAATGTAGCCGATGCGACACTACTGTCTTGCTTTGAATATGATGGCTCTGAAGGATTTAGACTAAAGTATAATGGCACAAATCCAGAAATCCAGTGGGGTAATACTAGCAAAGTAGTAGGCAAAGGAGGCCAAAGAGATATCGTTGTGCTTCGTCACCGCAAGGGAGAAAGTAAACTTTATATCTACTCGTTTAACTCTGGAGCTTCTACAACTGGTGTTTATGCTGACGAAATGGCTTATACAGAGCTTGTGCGCAATCGTACAACTAATACTGAGGCGACAATTATGCTTGGTGGATTTAAGTTCCTGTCAAATGGAACAATTGATAGCGTAACGCTAGGTAATGGAATAATTCACTGGGCAAAAGTATGGCTTGATGATATTGGAGACACTGCGGCTAGACAACTTGCTGCATGGCCGCATGAAACTTGGCGTTATGAATATTATGGTGATAAGAGATATAGATGTGCTCAGGACTCTAGTAAAATTACTGGAGCTTCATTCATTCCAGTGAATTTGCTATCTCTCACTCACAATATGAATTCTACGAATACCAACCTTGGTGGCTGGAATGACTCTAAGATGAGAGCGTTCTGTAATAGTAGAGTTTATGCGGCGTTCCCGACAGAGTGGAAGTCAATTATTAAGCAAGTTCAGATTCCTGCAACTGCTGGTAATATGGCATCTGATATTGTTTATTCAAAAGACTATGTATATCTACCATCGTATGTGGAAATGTTTAACACATCCGAAGCGCCATATAGTTCTGAGGGCAAGGCAATTGAATTCTTTAGCTCGTCTGCGGACAGAGTTAAGTCGATTGGTGATACTGCGAGTATCTATTATCTACGTTCGCCAGAAGTGTCGTACAATTCTTACTTTAGAGCGGTTGGCATTCAGGGTGATATGAGTAGTTATATGCCATCTAACAGATCTCATGGTATTTGCCCATGTATTTCTATTTAATGGAGGCGACGACATATGAGATATTATAAACTAATTAATAACAATGAATTTGTTGGTATCGGAACGTCGCTAGACATGCGTAGATTTCAAAAGAAGCATGGCATTTTTCTTGTATGCGACGAGTCTGAAGCTCAATACATGCAATGCAATGGTGCAATCTATCGTGCCACTTGGATGCTACCAGCAGATTCCAATGCAAGAGAATTTCCTGTGATTCAAATTACAGAGATCATGCAGGAAGAATATGACGCTCTATATAATGCCATCAAGGCTAATAAGCAGATTGAGATAGAACAGGAAGAGTCTGAACAAGACGAGACAGAAGAGAACGAATGCGCTGATATCACAATTGATTATGTAAAAGAAGCAAAAGTTAAAGAAATGAAAGCAGAATGTAATAAAATGATTACAAACGGTTTTGATGTTGAACTGAGTGACAATCAGTCACATCATTTTTCTTTAACAGTACAAGACCAATTGAATTTAATTACTTCGTCTCAAATGGTGGCAGACGGGTCAGAAACTATTCCCTATCATGCGGATGGGGAATTGTGCAAATATTATACTTCAGGAGATATGGAAAAGATTATTGCTAAGGCAAACACTTTCAAAACATACCATGTCGCGTATTTTAATTCGTTAAAGACGTATATTAGTTCATTGCGTAGTATGGCGAAAGTTGCAGCAATTACTTATGGTAATAGTATTCCAAGTAAATATCAGTCGGAAGTTTATATTGCTTTAAAGTCTGAATTAAGACTGTAATTAATAATAAGGGGTGCTTATCATATAGAGTGCCCCTTATTACAACAATGGAAAATAATGGAGGTGAAACGATGCCTTACATAAATACTGTGGACATTAACGGAACAACATACAATTTAGAAAATTTGACAGACGGGAATTATGTTGTTGATTTACCAGAGCTAAAACAGAATGGCGTATTTTTGCTTCAAGGAGATGTCGAGGATAAGCTGAATAGTTATCAGTCGAACAAACCACTTTCGGCGAATCAGGGCCGTATATTAAATGAGCAGGACAATCAGCTCGACACGAAGATTTCTAATTTAACAAGCTCTGTAAACGAAAAAGATACAGAATTGAAAAATGAAATTAAACAGTTATCGGCAGATATGAAAGAAAAAGACACAGAGCTTGACGGAAAGATTACAACGCTAACTAATAGTTCTGAACAGAAAGATACCGAATTAGACGGAAAAATCACAACGCTAAGAAGCGACATGGGGGCTGGCGATGCATCTACATTATCCAGCGCAAAGACATACGCAGATAGCCAGTCTAGTGCATCTCTTTCTTCTGCAAAAGAATATGCTGATACTGCTGTTGCAAATAGCAAGACGGAAACTTCCACTGAGCTCAATAAAAAGTTAGACAAAACGGGTGGCAAAGTTTCTGGGGATTTAGAAGTTACTGGTGCTTTGACTGCGGATCAAAAGTTTTATGCAAAATATGGAGTTACAATTTATCAGCGTGGAGATGTCTCAAAAGAGATTACTGCTGTATGTACAGGAGAGAATGCGGGAAAAATTGTTGGCAAGTCAGAAAGTGATCTAGCAAGAATTGCAGTTGGGGCTCCTGTGAATGATGACGATGCGGCCAATAAAAAGTATGTCGTTGATGCTATTGCTTCTGGTGGTTTTGGCGCACTAGATGGGGCTACATTTACTCCATCTGTTTCTTCCGAAGGCGTTTTGAGCTGGACAAACGACAAAGGGAAAACCAATCCTACAAGCGTAAATATTAAAGGGCCAAAAGGCGATGCGTTCACGTATGCTGATTTTACTTCCGAGCAGCTTGCTGCTCTAAAGGGAGAAAAAGGAGATAAAGGCGATCCCGGAGCCCCACTATCTGTTTTAAATGCCTATCCGGTTGGCTCTATTTATATGAGTGTAAATAGCACAAGTCCAAAAACACTCTTCGGAGGCGGCACATGGGTGCAGATTCAGGGCAGATTTCTGTTGGCTGCGAGCACGGCCTATAAAGCTGGCACAACAGGTGGCGAAGCAACACATATGTTGACGGAACAAGAAATGCCAAACCACAGACACGTTATTTATGCTCCGAATGATGGTGGTGAGGAAAATGCAGCAATTGGCTTTCCAGAAGCAGGTAGTAAAAACACATACTATGCTGAGGCCAGCAAGACAGAAGCTGCTGGTGGTGGGCAAGCCCACAATAACATGCCACCATACTTGGCTGTATATGTTTGGAAGCGCACAGCTTAACAGTGCAATTAAATACTAAACAAGAAAGGGGTTGAGCAAGTGTCAGGGAAAATCTTTAATACGCGAGTAAAGAATAAACGTGATTCAGTTAGCAACTGGACTGATAAAAATCCAATTTTACTAGATGGCGAAGTAGTGGTCGTTGATAGCACTGATGGTGAAAGCCGATTTAAAATTGGTGACGGGACAAAGCATTATTCAGAACTCCCATTTCAGGACGAGTATTTACAGAATGAAATTAATAATAAAGCTGCAATTGAAGCAGGAGTCTACACTGCTGTTGCGTCTAGCTCTGATGGAGTTGCTTACACGTCAACAGTCCCCGGAATTAGCGAGCTGAGTACAGGTGCGAGTTTTATCATGATTCCTGACAAGACTAGTGCGAGCAAGGAGCCAACACTAGATGTCAATGGACTCGGTGAAAAAAAATTCGGCGTAGACTAAGCGCCATTACAACTAGCCTGCAGTCTGGATATAGCAACACTTGGATTTCTGCCAACAAGCCATTTCAAGTTGTGTATGACGGTACTGCTTGGGTTGTAGAAGGCATGGCAAAACCAGTTGGTGCAGACGTATATGGTGCAGTGCCTCAAGCCACGGCAGATGCTTCTGGCAACGTCATTACAGATACATATGCGACAATTGCTATGCTGCAAAGCATGCTCCCAAAAGTGACAACAATTACACTAGCGTCGGGTTGGAATGGTACTGCAAGTCCATATTATCAGGACGTTACGCTTAGTTGTGCAACCGAAACTAGTGTCGTCGATCTTCAGCCAACTCCAACACAACTTGCTTCTTGGCAAGACGAAGGATGGGCGTTTACTACTCAAAGTGGCAATGGCACTGTTCGAGTTTATGTCGCTGGTGGTAAGCCTAGTGCGTCTATTAATATACAAGTTAAAGTTCAGGAGGTGACTGTTGTATGAGTGGTTTATACGGCAATGCAACAGGCGGATTCTGCAATCCTCAGACTTATATTTTAACAGACGGAAATGGGAAAGAAATCACTGGCGTTTTAGTAGAGAATGTAACAGTTTTTGATGCAACAACTGATGATGTTAGACTTGGAAAGACATATGCTGCGGATGAAGGTGTTAAGGTTGGTACAAAGGATATTCCAGCGTATCATACGACAACGGGAGTGTATTACGTTCCAGCTAATTCAGAACTTAAAATTGTTATGACAAACGGAGATAGATGTGATTATACAGAACTGCAGGCAATGGTAATGCCCTACAATTCTAGTGTAAATGATAGCAATGCTGTTAATAGAGTTGCTATGAAGGATAAAGTATATAACGTAGGAGAAGCAACTGCTATATCTACAGTTACGAAAGACGTTGCAAGCAGTTCTATATCATTTGGATTAACAAATGGCGAACAGCCAGCGGTGATCAGGTATTTTACTTATAAGGAGGAGTCATAATGTCAGAAAGACGTTATCAATATTGCTACGCGGTAATTGACCCATCGCTTAACGACATGTGTGTTGGGGTTGAAGATACAACTTTGAATTGCGACGACGACCCGAATTATATTCCAATTAGTCCATATAACGAGGAGTATCTTTGTAAGTATTATGATAGAGCCACAGGCAAGTGGTATCTTGAAGCAGAACATGTCAATGAATGGACACCAGATTAACGAATAATAAAAGTTTTCATCTTCTTTAAGGAGGAATTTGTTATGGATGGCACATTTGACCCGACCTATAGCTCTAACCAAATTTGGGTAGATACGAATGTAAATGAATGTTTGACAACTCATTTGGATGACATGGAAGATAATATTTCTTCTTTACAGACCAGTAAGGCAAATGTGAGTCATACCCACAGCGAATATGCGCCTGTGAATCATTCTCATTCTGATTATGCTCTTACGACACATAAGCATTCCGCCTCTGATATTACAAGCGGAGTTCTTCCTATCTCTAACGGCGGGACTGGAGCAAATTCTGTTGCTGGTGTATTAACGAATCTTGGGAATATTGGAAAAGTATATTCTGCTACACCAAGTAGCAAGCATGTCGCAAAGATGGAAATGGTAACGCTCGCTTCATTAACGCTACCTGCAGGTGTTTATGTCATTACTGGGAATCATCAATGGGCAGCAGATGGTGCTGGGTGCATGTACATTTCAAGAATTATGAAATCTGATGATAGTGTAGTGTATTGCATTGTACGTAGTGACATGATTGGTGGCGGTGGAGCTACTGCTGCGGCAGTTGTAGAGCTTTCAGAAACTACGACTATCAAATATGAGACTTATCATCAATACACTAGTGCAACCAACGCTGAGGCAATTCGTTTTTGCGCTGTCAAGATTAGATAATATTATTGGGAGGAATTCTTATGAACGGTACATTCGATCCTACATATAGCTCCAATCAGATTTGGATTGATACAAACATTAATGAATGTCTTACAACTCGTTTGGACAATGTGAATGGAGATATCTCTTCTTTGCAAACTGGCAAAGCAGATGTGAGCCATACGCACGAAGGATATTCTTTGGTGGGGCATACTCATAGTGAATACGCTCCAATTAATCATTCTCATAGTGGGTATGCTGTAATAGCTGACTCTAACGAGTTTAATGGAGAACAGAAATTCACGAATTCCGAGTATTGTGGTAGTTTAAGCGATACTGCCGATGGTGTTGGATGTGCTTTTAAGGCTTCTAGGGCACTAATTAATGAGGTATTGGTTGATAAATTAATTATTACTTCTACGACTGGACAAATGCCAATTTATACTTATAGCGGTACTTCTGATGGCGCGATGTCTGGCCTCGTTAAAATTGGATATATTGATACGAATGGAAACGCCGTATTTAATGGGGCTATCTCTGCAACTAACATCAAAGATTCTGTTGTTGAGCAAGGCACTGTTGGCAATATGCGCTACCAAAAATGGAGTAGTGGCAAATCTGAGGCGTGGTATTATGAATCTCTTGGAGAGCTATCTTTAACTACAGGAATGGCTGGTGGAGTGTACTCTAGCACAGCTTGTAATGGACGTGTTGTGAATTTCCAGTCTGGGCTATTTGTTAGTAAACCATTGGCCGTGAGCAATGTGTATAGCGATGGATATACCTTTAGTCAAGTAGCTGGGGCTGACAGTACTAGATTGATTTATCGCATTTGGTCTCCATATCCTATAACCATTTCTGGAACGGAGATTGTAATTCACATTATTGGAAGATGGAAGTAACGTTAGGAGGTTTGCAACATGAATGGAACATTTGATCCTATGTATTCAAGTAATAATATCTGGGTAGATACAAATCTTGATGTTTGTTTGACTAATAACTTGGAAAGCATGGTAACAGACATCTCATCCTTGCAAACGAGCAAGGTAGATAAAGTGGACGGCAAGGGATTGTCTTCTAATGATTACACAAATACAGAGAAGAATAAACTTGCTGGTATTGAATCTGGAGCTCAAAAGAATAAAGTAACCGGGGTAAAGGGAAACGCCGAATCTACATATAGGACTGGCAATGTCAACATAACTCCTGCAAATATTGGAGCTGCTGCAAGCACTCATACTCACAATAAGTCTCAAATTTCTGGACTAATTGAGCCGTCTGATTATGTTATTGCTTCTGGTGCTTCTGGACAATGGACATACAGAAAGTGGAATAGTGGGATTTCAGAATGTTGGAGGCAAATTACTGGCACGATTACATATTCTTCTACGTGGAATGGGTTCAAGTTATTTGAAGGGAGTGCTGATTGGCCGTCTGGCATGTTTGTTCAGAACCCTACAGCTCTTTATAATTGCTACATTGGTTCTGGATATGCTATTGCCGCGAGAGGTGGTCTATCAACAACTACAAGATTCAGATGGCAAGCCATTGGAACAGATGGAGATTCTAATGTTGGGTATGTAATATACGTTCACGCAATTGGAAGATGGAAATAAAATCAAATAAAAGGTGCAGAGGCATTAATTCTGCACCTTTCTTATATTGAAAAACAAGGAGGGGATACAAAAAAATGTCAACAAAAAAAATACAAATTACAACTCCTATTGTAACATCAGTTAATGGACAAACTGGTGATGTGACACTTGATATTTCTGGTGGCGGCACAGGAAACATGAAAAAATTAACGTTTACTGGTGCTGTTACTGGTGAATATGATGGTACTACTGATGTTAGCATTGATATACCAAGTGATGTATATATTGCCCAGATTAACGCAACAAGTAGCATTTTAGTTAACGATTATGATGAACTAGTAAGCGCAATAAGGAGTCATAAAATTATAATATTGCTTATTGGAGAAACTGCTGTACTTGCCATTACTGCTGATTTCGATTCTACAAAAGTTACCTTAGGCGTTCCAAATCAAGAATCTTTTATTAATTTTACTATTGCAAAAGATACTAAAAAACTCGCAGCATCGTATTTATATCACTTTAGTATGAAAATACAGGAGGGAGTTGACCCAAAATCGGGTGTAGTGTACTTCGACGAGGCTACAGGGTTATGTTCTACTAAAGATAGTGTTTCTCCAATTGCTACCACCTCAACTGCCGGAACAATCAAAGTTGGCAACGGCTTGTCCATCTCCGATGACGGCACTCTATCTGTCACGACTGCAACATATTACACTGGCACGGCTGATCCGGTTAACACTCTTGGGGCAGACGGTGACTTATACTTGAAAACGGAGGGATAATGAATGAACGAGTTAATTTATCATACCATCACGCCGACTGCGGAGGAAGTCGGTGGGGATTATATGCTAATCCTGACAGCAGACAGTACTATTGAAGAGATTGTTCAGTATATCCTATCCAGCAAGGTAATCTGGTTTTACGACGGAACGTTGTATCATCAAGTATTTGCGTTCGAGGACGTCGAAAATGCCATGATCGTGTACTACTACAGGACGGATGGAAGCGTAGCGTCGTACCGGGTAGGTGACGGCGAATGAGAGTCGAAGGTCGGCAACTCAGAATCGTATATGACAACGCCGCACAATATTTGACGGCAGATAACTGTGCAGTCGGTGTGAAGTCTTACGGTACGGGCGTTGTCATCAAATCTACTGCGAAATCTGGATATGCCATTTTGAATGACGCCGCAAAAGCTGTCCTATTTCCAAATGCTGTAGCGAAACCGGTTAAAGCGGATAGCCGTATCGCTTGCGGCGCGTCTGTAAAAAACAAAAATAACTACTGTAGTCTTGAAATTAATGGCACAGAGGTGCATAAAGTTCTGTGCGCAGATGAAGTCGGCGAACAGGATGGGCTTACTAGCGCGGCGATCACAAGTGCGACGTCTGCGGCGACGATCCGGTATCATCTGCACATTGATAATCTTTTTGTAGCGGCCGCCTGCTCTGTTGGTCAACTTACTCTGTACTTCAAGCGTTATTCTTGTTCGGCGATTGCTAGTGGCAATGGTGTAATGTCCGCTTCCGTTTCTGAGACCGAGCCTTGGGATGGGCAAAATGTTAACTTTTCTGCCAATCTTGTTCAAGGAGCTACTTGGGTTGGTTGGTATTCTGATGCCGCTTGCACGAATCTTGTAAGCACGGATCAAAATTATTCAGTTAGCCCAACATCGGATTTAACATTATATGCCAAGGCTACGCATGATGCAGAACTATTTACATGTGCGGCAGTTGCTGGTGCAAATATATCATCTGTTAACATAAGCGACTCAACAGTCCCAGCGAATGGCAGTTGCACATTCTCTGCGATGGCTAATGCTGGATGTGCTTTTGAAGGATGGTATTCAGATGAAAGCTGCACAAACTTAGTGAGCACAGAGAATCCATATACAGCCACTATTATTGCGAATACAACATTGTATGCTAAAGCTCATATCATCAATTTTAATATTAGCGTTGAACAGTCAGAGTATGGATCAGCAGATGTAAATACATCAATAGCTCAATATGGAGATAATGTTACATTTATAGCTACTCCATCATCTCAAAGATATGATTTTTTGGGGTGGTATGCTGATGCCGCATATACAAATTTGGTTTCTCTAGATAATCCTTATAATTGCACTGTGACAACGGATATAAAGTTATATCCTAAATTCGGATTAAAGAATTACAACTTAATTGTACATCCAACAGGGTATGATAAAATCAATTTTAATGGTGTTACAAATATAGAGAACGTTGAAATCCTCTACAAAAATTCTAGCAAAGAAACTTCAACGGACACGGTTGCTATATGGGCTATTGGCGAACTTAATAAAAGCGACAATCCTGCTTCCGTTGGATTTTTTGTTGACGGGGCTAAGTTTTCTAGCATTCCAACTAACGCCACGATTACAAATATCAATGTTTCCATGAAAGTAAAGGCAGATGGGAATACGGGCGCATCTATTACAAGTAACACTTCACGTGGGTTTTATACCGCAAAAAAAGAAATAAACGGCGATAGCTTTTCCTACGCTCAAATTGGTACTACAAAATATAAAGACGTTGTTATAAAGTTGAATGAAGATTCAGAATATTCATACTATTTAACTTATACGATATCTAATGAAGAGGCTGGGAAATGGACTGCTGCTGATTTGAAGTCGGGTAGTTTTGGTATCGTATGGTTAGTTTCTTCGCCTAGTCTTGTTAATAACGGCGGCGTTTGCAAACACTTGATCCATAACATAGATATTTCAGTTTCTTATACTCTACCTGAAGGATATATTACATCTACCGCATTGTATTTCAAGGCCAACGGGTCATATAAATCCGCAACAAAGGTTTATAAGAAAGTATCTGGTACTTGGGTTGAACAAGCAGACTTGCCAGCTATATTCTCTGGCGAACCAAGCGGAGGCGCTTCTAACTATGTATATGGTGGGAGTGTATAAAAAATGAATAAAGAAAATTTCAATAGAGGTTCTGGTTTTTGCCAGTGCCTCTTTTATATATTAAAGGAGGTTGAACGGATGGCAAACAAAATTTTTAATACGCGCGTAAAAAATAAAAGAGATACAGAGGCCAATTGGACAAGTAAAAACCCTGTTTTGCTAAATGGAGAGATTGCTATTGTTGACACAACTAGCGGTGAAACAAGGTTCAAAGTCGGAGATGGTACAAAGAGATATTCTCAACTTCCATTTCAAGATGCGGCTACATTAGCAAACTATGTTAAAACTACACGAAAGATTAACAATAAAGCTCTAAGCTCAGATATCAGCCTGACCGCTTCAGATGTAGGAGCCTTGCCTAGCACGACTACGGCGCTTAAGAATCCGCATGCTTTGACTTTTACTGGTGCTGTTACTGGTAGCTATGATGGTAGCGCAGCTAAGTCAGTGGCGATCCCGTCGGTGGATTCGTCTTTGTCTGGCACTTCAACTAATGCGATTCAGAACAAGGCGGTTAATACAGCTCTTAGTGGCAAAGCAAGTACTGCTGTTGCTACGACAAGTGCTAATGGTTTAATGTCTTCTAGCGACAAATCAAAATTAGATGGCATTGCCGATGGAGCCAACAAAACGATTATTGATTCTTCTCTAAGCACCACTTCTACCAATCCAGTTCAAAACAAGGTTATCAATACTGCTTTATCTGGGAAGGCTTCCACTTCTGTTGCGACTACGAGTGCTAATGGATTGATGAGTGCGTCTGATAAGACAAAACTCAACGGGATCGCTACTGGCGCAAATAAAACGACTGTTGATTCTGCGTTAAGTACGACCTCGACTAATCCGGTGCAGAATAAGGCGGTTAAGGCTGCTTTGGACAGCAAATTAAATACAAGTGGCGGCACGCTGACCGGTAATTTGACAGGTCAGTATCTGACTGGAACATGGCTGCAAACGACGGACGCGACCGATCTTGGCAGCACACCGAGCAAGGTTGCAGTGCTGGATGGTTCCGGGTGGGTGTATTCTCGCACACTTGCTGAGCTAAAAAGCGATATCGGGGTGGATACGGCAACTCTTGTTGATTTGTTTTATCCGATTGGATCTATTTATATGAGCACGGATACTACAAATCCGCAGTCTCGATTCACTGGGACATATTGGCTACCGATTTACAATAGATTCCTGCTTGGTGCAGGTGATACCTATAAAGCTGGCACAATGGGTGGCGAGGCTACGCACACGTTAACGGGGTCTGAAATCCCTAGCCACTACCACGACGAATACTTGGGCAACGATGGCGGGTCGGACAGCGCACCAAGCGGTTATAGTGGCTGGCCGAACATCGCCTACACCAGCAACAAAACGTGGTGGGCAACGGGTTCAAAAACATCCGCTGCTGGCGGTGACGGAGCGCATAATAACATGCCGCCGTACTTGGCTGTTTATATGTGGAGAAGAGTAACTCATCAAGAGTATGAAGCTGGAGCTGACGGTGGCTAATATCTTTATCATTGGAATACTATTTGGCAATTAAAAATTTTAAATTTATAGGAGGAATAAATTATGGAAATGTTAACTCTAATTATCTCTTTATCAATTATTATGTGGTATATTATTGATCGCTTTAAGGAAATGTGGGAAGGCACAAAGTATGGCAAGTATATCACTATGGCTGTTTCTGCAGTGTTCGCATTCGCCATTTCTTTCGGCTTTGGCGTAGATATTATTCTTGCTCTAGGTCTTGTGCAGGAGGGCTCTGTGATTGGCACAGTGATTACCGCACTTGCTCTAATGTCTGGCAGCTCTGCTGTCTCTGAAATCATTGAAAGAGTTAAGGGCGGACAGTAATATATTGAGGTGATTTAAATGGAAATTATTGAAGCGTTTGCGACACAAAATAAATGTTATAAGATTGGTTCAACATTTACTCCAAGTGGTTTGATGTTGCATAGCGTTGGATGTCCACAGCCTAGTGCTGCGGTGTTTGCTCGTAACTTTAACCAGTATCAGCCGGGTGGTCAATCAGTTTGCGTACACGCATTTATTCAGGCAGATGGCTCTGTATATCAGACATTGCCTTGGTGGATGCGAGCATGGCACTGCGGCGGTGCAGCGAATAATACGCATATTGGCGTGGAAATGACTGAGCCGAGCTCTGGAATGAGCTATGCTGAGGCGGCTGAACAGATTGCTGGAACATATCATGCAGCCGTAGAACTGTTCGCGCAGCTTTGTAATACTTATGGTCTTGACCCACTAGCTGACGGCGTGATTATTGGTCACGCAGAAGGTCATCGCAGAGGTGTGGCCAGCAACCATGCAGACCCAGAGCTTTTGTGGAACACATATGGCATGGGTTATACCATGGATGGGTTCCGTCAGGATGTATATGAGTCCATGAACAAAAATAATGGAAATGATGAAGAGGATGAAGACGTAATGAGATACAATACTATTGATGATATCCCTAGCTGGGCAAGAGGAACTATTAGTGATATGATTGATGAAGGTTTAATTTCTGGCACTGGTGGAGGCAATCTTGATTTGTCTGCTGATATGATACGTATGCTGTATGTCATGAAGCATATGTTTGATGCATGCAATAAGCATTATGAGACAATCGAAGATATCCCATCTTGGGCGCGTGACACCGTGCAGCATTTAATCGACACTGGTGCAATTGCTGGCACTGGTAATGGCAAACTAGATATATCATATGATATGCTGCGCATGTTGGTTGTCTGTCAGAGAATGTTTGATTCTAATCATAGTACGGACAATAAAGAGAATTAATTTTATAAACAAATAGCCTATATGAAGTAGTTATATGGGCGAGGGAGTGTAGCAATACACTCCCTCATTTTTTATGGACAAAAAGGAGGGATAATATGAAAAAATTAAAAGGTGTTGATGTGAGCGAATGGCAAGGACAAATTGATTGGGATGCAGTAAAAAAGGATGAAATTGATTTTGCAATTCTTCGATGTGGCTATGGAATGAACTTAGAAGAACAAGATGATATTTGGTTTAAAAGGAATGCTTTAGAATGCGAAAGAGTTGGTATACCTTATGGTGTGTATCTGTACAGTTATGCAGATACAGTAGAAAAAGCTGCTTCGGAAGCAACACATGTACTTAGATTGATAAAAGGTCGTAAACTTGAATATCCCGTTTATTATGATTTAGAAGACGTTAATACTACTGGGAAATGTAGTCAAGATTTAATTCTTCAAATGTCTAAAAAATTTGTTGGCATTTTAGAAGACGCTGGTTATTGGGTTGGTATTTATGCCAATTTATATTGGAATGAGGCATATCTGACTGATTCTTGGTATGACACTAAGGCAAGATGGATTGCTCAATATAATTCTGAATGTCAGTATAACAAGGACTATGGAATTTGGCAGTATTCTAGTTCTGGAATTGTCAATGGTATTTCTGGATGCGTTGATATGAACATTTCTTATTTTGATTATCCTGCATTGATTAGAGAAGCTGGTAAAAATGGATTAACTTTTTCGCAAAGTCAAACAGAAACAGTTTATACTGTAAAATCTGGTGACACTCTTTCTGACATTGCCACAAAATATGGCATTACATATCAACAACTTGCTTCCTACAATGGAATTTCTGATCCTAATGTTATTTATATAGGACAAAAGATTCTTGTTCCAAATACGGAATCAGTTGTTGCTTCAGGTAAAACATTAGATGAAATTGTATTGGAGGTATATCGAGGCGAATGGGGAAATGGTTTAGAACGTCAAGCACGCCTTGAAGCAGCGGGATATGACTATCAAATAGTACAAAACAGAGTAGATGCTCTATACAGTTAATAACAAAAAATTGTATATCGTAGTTTAAAGGAGAAGCCACATGGTTTCTTCTTTTTATATTTAAAATTAGTGTAAATATGAATCTCTCGGAAAGGAGGAATTGTTATGCGTGTCATAAGTTTTGATCAAAGCACACGTCGTTCTGGTTATGCCATATTTGAAAACGGTCAATATATAGAATCTGGCGTTGTTGATATGAACAAGAGCAAATTAGAAACAGATAAAAGATCTTTTGAAATGGCGAAAGAACTTTGGAAGGTTATTAAAAAGTATAAACCAGAGAAACTTGTTCTAGAAAATGTGCAACAACAATCGAACCCAGCGACTATGATAATTTTGGCAAGATTGGCTGGTATGATAATTGGTTATGCGGAAGCTCATAATGTCAATGTGCATATTTTGTTGCCAAGCCAATGGCGCAAAGCATTAGGATATTCTCAGGGGGCGAAAGTAAAACGCCAAGAGCTTAAGCAACAGAGTATTGATTATGTAAAAGAAAATTTTGGTCTTGATCTATCAGAAGATGAATGTGAAGCAATTTGCATAGGAGTTGCGGCGCATAAAATTTATAATTTCGCCAACGAAGAAGTTTGGGGCGAAGATTAAATACGAAAATTAATAACAAAACGTTATTTAATATATAAAATTTTGAATAAAAATGGAGGAACAATTATGAAAGTTAATACATTTGTTAAGAAAGTTAAAGAAGGACAGTTCAACAATGCAGCAGATATGATTAAGGTTTGGTATATTCCAATTCAGACTAAACATGATATTGCATTACGCACTTTAGAAAAATGTTCTGCGGACAATAATGGCTATTTCTATGTGGACGATTTTGAAAAAAATATTTATTTTTCTATGTTTGCGTTCAATGCCTATACAGGCGTAGATATTGGCGAAGATTTCGAAGCGCTGCTAAAGGAGTATGACATGCTACGCAGCAATGATATTTTAGACACGGTTGAGCAACTGTGCAGGAAGGATTACAACCATGTTGAGGAAGTGTTGCATTATGAAGAGAAAAAATTAATGCGTCAGAATTCAATTGAGGCTTCGTTTGCGCAGATGGCTAATGGAATTAGTTCAAGCCTGACAACTTTAGCAGATTCGCTCGCTAAAAAAGTTGATGGTTTCGATATCAATAGTATTCTTCCTGACGGAGCGGATATTAATGAGCTTTTGAGCACACTTGATAAATTAAAATAATTATTTTATAGGAGTTGATGGCATATGGCCGCAGAAAAAACATTAGGCGATGCTATACAAAAACTAATAGACAATGTTGAAACTGTCGCAGAAATTGCAGGAAACATATGCAGACTGCAAGCTGAAAAAGATTTTAATGATGCAGCAAAAACGGCAGTTGATAAATATTACGAATATAAAAATGGAGCTTATACAAAGTATGGGAGACAACATAATTTGTATGATATTTATAAAGTAAATTCTGATTTTAAGAAAAGAGGAAAAACATTTACTCTAACAACAAATATTGATATGAATTCTGCTCCGTTGGAATGTGCATACCACAGTAACTCAAGCAAACACCAAGGCGGTGGTTCTTGGGAAAGTGGTGGACAAGTTGAAGGCGATTATGTATTTGAGAACTTCTTACAAGGCGAACACCCATGGACATATTTTAAAAATGGGGAATATATGTATGGTGAAACTGTTGGCAAAGAAATCCCAGACGATTTTTTAAAAGATTTTATTAACAATTACGGCAGTCGATATTTTGAAGATAATTTTCAAAAAACAATAGCTCAATTGCTAAAAGTATATTTATAAAGTAGGAGGTGATTCTTTTGGCAGAAGCGAGTTATACTTCAAAAATTAAATATAATATTGATGACCTTATGAGTAGCCTTGTTGCATGTAAGACTCAAGCTGAACAGGTGGATGGAGTTTTAGCAAATATTGGCAAGCGTGGAAATCTTAATAATTTTATTAAGCAGTTTGTCGCTATGGACGATGCTGTTAAGACACTTAGGAAAGAACTAGATTCTGTAAAGGCAGGTCTTGGAGATAAATTAAATAATGGTTGGATGAAATCTTTTGACGAGATGGTTGAAAAGATGTCTCAGATTTCAGAACTGTCCAAAAATGTGTTTACGGGGCTTAATAGCGTTAATTTAAAAGACAAAGGCGCAACAAAAGAATTACGCAGCTACGCAGAGCAATTAAATACTATTCTCAGAAATGTTGGTATTGACAAACAAATTGATTTAGAACTTTTTGGTACAAAAGATATTCAGAAACAATTTGATGAGTTAATTCAATATGCTAGTGAACTTAATGGAAAATTAAATGTTGCATTTGGAGATATTGATTTGTCCAAAATTGGAGATAATATTAAGTCTGCTGGCGATGAAGTGTCTAGCGATATAAAAGATACAGGCAATAAAATTTCTGAAGAAGCGCAGCATCAAATTGATGAGCTTGAAAAACAAAAGGCAAGATATCAAGAAGCATTAGACATTTTTAATGGCAAAGACAAAAGAGTAAAAACAACAAAGAAAAATGACACCACTATTCTGGCTGGACTCGTCGAAGATTTTAAAAAAGCAGAGCAAGAGCTTGCAGAGTTAGAGCGAACTGGAAAATCAGGACAAGAAGAAGCCCTTGCAAAAAAGATGATGGCGGCAAGTCAGTTGAAGAGCACAATGGACTATGTGTTCGAACATGGTAGCGATGATGCTACAGCATATGCCGCAAAATCTAAAGAGTATGATCGGGCAGAAGAATTTCTAGAAGAGTTTAGGACAAAACAAAATGCTACGCTTGAAAAGATGAAGAGCGAGTATAAGCAAAAGATTGCAGATATTAATTCGGAAATAGATAACATTAAAAACATTGGCAATTCAAATGACTTTGTAGAAAAAGAAAACGTCACTTCGGAAGAAAAAAAAAT